GGTGTTTGAGCAACGGAGAGAAGATCGGACATAGGAGCCTTGAGTTGAGGCTTCTATGGTAAGTCAATACTGACTTATGTTTCAAGCGAAAAGGACTGCTCGAACGTGGCGGAGACCGAGCATCCGTCGTTGCCGTTTTTCTTGCTTTCCCATTCCTCGCAGGTCCACTTCACGGCCCGGAGTTCGTCTGAGGGTGTGTAGTAGAAGGAGGTGTCGCCACCGTGCGCTTCCAGGAAGTTCACGATGAAGGCAGCCTGGTCCGGCAGAAGCCGGTCCCAGTTGAGCGAGAGTACGCGTCGAATGTGGTTGAGCCCGGCGCGCGTCGTCTGGGTGTAGCCATCGCCGAACTCAGCCTTCAGCAGAGTGAGCTTCGGCTTGTCGCTGGTGCCCGGCGAAGGCGGGATCGGGGGATAGAAGACCCTGAGTGCCATGATCGACCCTTACTGATTACCGGCGGCCGTAGGCGATACCGCCCGGCCGCATCTGCTTCTGCAATTCGTTGACGACCAGGCTGCGCATCGAGCCCTCGACCTGCTTGGAGACCTGCTTGGCGAGATCTGCGTTCTGATCGTGGGTGCCGCCGCTGGCATTCACGGTGACCGGCGAGTTGATGGTGATCGCCTGCATGTTTCCGCCGCCGGCAGAACCCATTGCCGCCATCTGCTCGGGCGTGAAGACGCCCTCCCCGCGACGAGCAACGATCGGCACCTCGTCCGGCCCGAGCCCGCGGCCACGAATAACACCGCCGGTGTGGAACTTCGGGGCATTGGCAAAGATCGCCGGATTGACCATCGTGGAGCGCAGATTGGATGCGCCGATGACGCCGCCGGTGTGAGCCGTGCCGGTGAGCTTCGCGAGACCGCCGCCCTTACCTGCGCCGCCGCCAGCGGCCGCGCCCTTACCTGCGCCACCACCCTTCAGGCTGCGAGTCAGGCCGCTCGTGGCCCACTGCAGGGACATCTTGGCAAGATCCTTCAGGATCGACTGGGTCAGCGACGCGAAGTCGGCCTTGCCGGTGGTGACGAAGGTCGCAAGACCATCGAGACCGCTGTCGATCCAGCCAGCCATGCCCTTCTGCAGATTGCCGCCAAAGTCGGCATACTGCTGAAGCTCCTTGGCGATGGGGCTCTCCTGGGCAGTCTTTTCACGCACCAGGCGGATATGCTTCTGAATCGCATCTTCGAGACGCTGACGCTCCTCCGCGCTGCCCTTGAAGTTGTCGAGGAGCTTCTGGGTGCGGTCGATCTCCTGCTGGAGCGAGTTGTCGCGCGCAGCGCCCTGGGCCATGAGCGAACGCTCCAGCTCGGCATCCTGCTGAGCCAGGCCCGCGATCGTCGAGGTGACCTCGGAGTTCTGGAAGTTCTGAAGCGCGACCTTCTTCTGCTCCAGCGCGTCCTTGTAGTTCTGGCTGTCCTTCCCGTAGAGCTCCCCGAGCTTCTGGATCTGATCGTCCCACTGGCGCGAGAGCGAGAAGTAGCCGTCCGACTGCTTGGTCGCAGACGGGTCGTTCAGCCGGGCCATGGCCTCGGCCTGCTTGTCGGCAGCTTCCTTTGCCTGCGACGCCAGACGGTCCTGACCGGAATCAACGGACGAGCGCAGGCGCTGGTTCTTCTTCGCCTTCGCGTCGGCGTCGTCCCAGTCCTTCGTGAGCTTGATCAGCTCCTTGTAGCGATCGCTGTCGGGGTTCTTGTCCGCTCCATAGACGCCTTCCTTGATCTGCTTGCGCAGAGCGGAGACGTGCGCGCCGAACCCGTCGGCCTTTTCGGTAGCCTGGGCGATGGCATCCTTCGTCTTCAGGAACGTTTCGGCGAGATCGTTCTCCAGCTTCTTGGCATTTGCCAACTGCTCGATCTGCTGGGTCGCATTGAACTGCGAAACTTCGTCACCGTTCAGACCCGCCGGCGCAGCAAGCGTCGGATCGCCCGGGTTCTTCGGCCCCGCATACTGCCCGCCGGCGATCGGCGCCGTGGTGGGCGCGAAAGTCCGATTAGAGCCGAACTGAGCTGCAAGACGGCTCTTGAGCTGGCCCGCGGTGACGTTCTGCCACTTGTTCGCGGAGATCTGATCCGCGCCCAAAAGAGCACTCAGCAACGTGTCGGGCGCGGCCTGCAGCACCTTCAAGGCGCCGGAGGAGTCCAGCATGTGCGCGAGCTTGAGCTGCCAGTCGTTGGCCTGGAAGCCCTTGGACTGGAGCACCTGTGCGTTCTTGTTCGCGTACCAGGTGGCAGCCTCCACGGACATGGCCGCATTGCGACGCATGTCGAGAAGCTGGGCTGAGTTCATCACACCGCCCTTGCCGTCCTTCTGGATCAGCTCGGAGTGCATTTCCCGGATGAACTGCATCCAGGTGCCCTTGATGAACTGGGCAGCTCCCAGAGCAGACGAGGTCGAGGACTGCGCATTGGCGTTGCCGCTGCTCTCGGAGTGGATCAGCTTCCCGAGGAAGCCGGCGCCGGGGATGATGCCGGAGAGCGAGCTGAAGGCGCCACCGATGCTGCGCACCGCGCTGGGATCGAATGACAGCGCGCCGGCGACGTTCGTGCCCGAGACGTTGCCACGGAACGAGCTCCAGGCTTCATTCAGGCGCTGCACGGCGTTGATCAGCGTGTTGGCCGCATTGATGATCGGGCCACCGAAGACGGTCGACTGCATCGTGCGGGCAGCGTTCTGGGCAGCCGTTTGTGTGTTGGCGAGCTGCGTGTTGATACCCTCGACCGCGCGCTGCATAGGCGTGGCGTTGGGCCCGACGCCCTTGTAGAGCCCGGCTTTCACGCCGATCGCGATCTTGTCGGTCTCGGTGAGCTTGGTCTTGCCGAGCTCCGCGCTGCGGATGACCTCCTTGTAGTACGACTCCTCGGCGCTCGCCTGGGCAGCCCGGAGATCGTTGTCGAGCTTGTTGCGGCCCTCCATCAGCTCCTGGAGCTCGCGCACCTCAGCCTTAGCCGCGATGAGCTTGTCGGTGAGGTCCTGGACCTCCTGGCGCCCCATGTCGCCATACTTGCCGTTCTGCAGGAGCTGGGTGAGGTTCATCACCTCGACGTCCGCACCCTGCAGCGCAGCCTTGTAGGCGGTCGCCTTGTCCGTCAGGCTTTCCAGGAGCTGAGCGCCCTTCTGGAATGCCTTGTCGTCGTTGACGGCCTTCGGCGCCATCGGAACGCCACTGATCAGGCTGCGCGTGGACTCGCGCTGCTGCTGAAGCGTGCGGATCTGTCCGGTGATGTTATCCGCAACCGAGAGCGCCGTGCCCTTCTGCACCGCGTCGACGGCGTTGGCAGCCTGCTCCTGGTAGTGCGTCAGGTAGGTCTCGAGATCGGCGATCTGCTTGTCGTAGAAATCGAGCGCAGCCTTCCGGGACTCCTGCTGATAGCGCTCATCCTCGTCCTTGATGGACTTGTGCGCCGTGGAGAGCTCGCGGACCTGCTTGTCGTGCGCGTCGGCCGCTACACGAGCCTGCTGGTCATAGGCACGCGAGGTCGCGGTCAGGCTGTCCTGGATCCGGCTCAGTTCGAGCTGCAGACCCTTGCTGACCTCGTCCTTCTCCTGCTGCCCAGTCCAGGTATCCAGCTTTTCGCGCAGCTTCGGGATCTTCGCCTCGAGATCGGCGATCTGCTGAAGCGTGTCGTCGTACCACTGACGGTTCGGGTCGTTCTCCGACAGGGTGTCGAAGCCCGCCTTCTTGAGCTGGTCGCGCTGTGCATAGAGCTTGTCGAGCTGCGCCTGCTGCTCCTTGACGTAGCCGGACGCGTCCTCGATCTGCTTGCGGGAGACAGCGCCGAACTTCTCCAGCTCCTGCCAAGCGTCCCGCGCCTTATCCTGAAACAGGCCGAAGTAGTTCGCGACCGCGACCACACCCATACCCAGCGCCGGCAGGATGCCGACAATGGAGGTGAAGCCGGTGAGCAACATCGGCGCGACGGAGGCCAGCCCTTCAGACGTGAGTGAAACGGCCGCCAATGCATCCCGAAGACTGCGAATACCGGTGACGGCTCCGCCCCAGCCGGCGAAGGCATTACCCACTACGGACGCCTGATTGCGCAGGAGCTGCAACTGAAGGCCGAGTTCGGTGAACCCGCTGGCGATCAGCTCATGCAGGGCGAGCACCATCTTGCCGCCGAACCATGCAACGAAAACCGCGCCGACCTGCTCAATGACGCCGCGGTACTCGATCGCGGTCTCGATGACCTCACGAAACCCGGTGATCAAGCTGCTGAGGCCGCGGCCGAGGGAATCGGCCAGGCCGTTCGCGAACTGCCCGGAGAGCAGGTTGTTGAGGTCGATGACCTGCTGCTTCACCGTATCGAAGAAGCCAGCCTGCCCCACCTTGAGGGCGAGGCTCTGCATGTTGGTGTTGACGTTCGAGATGAGGCCGTTCCAGGTGCTCATCTGAGCCTGGGCAGCGCCACCAAAGGCGCGCTCCATCTCCAGCGAGAGAGCTTCGATCGCGGGTCGTGCCTGAACCGTGCCCGTGTTGATCTTCTGGAACAGCTCGGTGACGGAAACGCCCATGGAACGCGCCATGAGCTCGGTGGCGCGCGGCATCGCCTCGCCCAACTGCTGGCGCAGCTCTTCCATCTGGATGACGCCCTTACCCGCCATCTGGGAGATCGCGAGGGTGGCGCGCTGCAGGGTCTCGTCGGTGCCACCCATCGCGGCGACACCATCCATCAGAGCCTGCATCGAGCCCGCCATCGGGTCGATGCCGGTCGACTTGAGCTGGACGTAAGCCTTGGTCATACCCTGCAGCGAGTACGGGACCTGCAGGGCCTTCTGGCGGAGCCAATCGACCTGATCGGCCGCATCCTTGATCGGATCGGCGGCCTTGCTCATTCCCTGGAGCTGCTTGGTAAGCCGCTCCATCTCGGCGTTGACCTTGATGATATCGCCGAGCCAGCCGGTCGCGACATCGTGGAGCTTGCCGAAAGCGCCGGTCGCGACACCGGCGACGATGGAGACGTCGCGAAGGGTTCCGAGGAAGCCCTTCGAGCTGTCAGTCATGCGCTCCAGGGCAACGATGTTGCCGTTCACGGTGCTCTGGAACTGCTGGACAGACTGCCCGGCGTGCAGAATCCGGGAAGTGAACTCCCCGGTATCAAGCTCCAGTTCAACGCGAATTCCGGCCATACTCACCACCTGAATAAGTCAATATTGACTACCGACGGCGGGCAGGCGTTTCCCGGCCTTTAGAGCTTTCCCAGCCCCTTGAGCGCGAGAAGACCGTCCCGGTCGTATGCTGCTTCCTGCATGGCGAGCTGGCCCTCGTCGTACTCGACGACGGTCCCGATCTGCTTCCGAAGCCCCGTGAGAAGCTCTCGAACGCCCTCGGGTGTGTGGACCTGGGCGAGGATGGTCGCGGTGCGGTAGTCCCGCTCGGCGGCCATTCGGTCGATGTTCTTGTGAAGGAGCCAGAACATCTCGATCGGCAGATCGAGAACGTCTCTGGGCTTCATTGCGTATTCAGAGACGATGCGGGTGAAGATGTAGCCGAAGTCGACGGCTCTTACTGCCCCGCCGCCGGAGGGTTTGCGGTAGCCTCAGCCTCCGCGCTCGCTTCACCCTGCTTCTGCCCGTTGTTCTTGTGGGCAAAATCCAGGAGCGCGTTGAGCTTCACCAGCTCCAGCTTCTTGAGCTGCTCGACGGTCATCGTCGGGAAGGCGCGCACGAGCATCTGGATGACGGTGTCGACCTCGTCTTCGAGCTTGCCGCTGACGCCCAGCGACTGGATGAGCTTGGTGTTCTCGACGAAGTCCTCGACCGTGACCGGCTTGAGATGATGCTCCACGCCGCCGAGCTTCACGACGAATTCGTTCTCGGTGAGGTCAATGGCGTCGAGGTCGAGATACTTGACGGAATCGGTCATGCTTCCTGCTCTGCTGGAGGACTGACGACGGATTTCCCGTCGTCAGTCAGTAATGATTGTGAAATGGAGCCGCGATTACGCGGCTTCGGCGGTGTCGTCGCCGACGGTGAAGAGGGTCTTGGTGTCCGGGTCCGGATAGCCCTTGAAGGTGACCGTGAAGACCCGCTCGTCATCCAGCTTGTAGCTGAACTGCAGAGCGCCGGAGGTCGCCGCCTTGGGGATCACGAAGTCTTCGGAATAGTCGTCGTCGGCCAGCGCGATCGGATGCAGCACAAGCTCCTTGGCGAGCTCGAGCAGCGAAACGCCGATGCCGTTCGTGACCACGACCTTCTTCTTCGTCGGGTCGACGTGATCGGTGATCAGCGTGGCGCCGGGCATGATGCGGACCAGGTTGTCCAGCGTGGTTTCCGCCAGCGGAACCTTCGCCGTCACGGTACGGCCCATGATGTACTCGTTGATCGGGCTCTGGCCGAACTGGTCGACCTCGACCTCGTGGGTCTGGGTCTGCACCTCGACGTCAACGCCGCCCTTGGTGTAGCCGAGATCCTGACCGGCGAGCAGTACCCGGCAAACGCCGAGCTTCACGTTCTTGGTATCGGATGCCATGGTTCTGTCCCTACGGTAAGTCAATGTTGACTTATTCTAGCATCGTTGAGGCAGATAGAAACAGTCAAAATTGACTTAGTGGGGCAGAACCAAAGAACAGGCGAAATTGATCGACCACTCCAGGGCGTCGGAATCTGCCCGGGGATACACGATCGGCAGCGTCTCCGGCATCAGGCGGTTCACCTGCATGGCAAAGGAGCCGTCCTGATTGGTGAAGATGCGGCGCTGGTTGATCGTAAGGACCTGGATCACCTTGCCCGCAAGGTCTTCGCCGGCGCCGTGCGTCATCGCGCGCACGATCACCTGCAGGCCGAATTTGAAATAGCCCGGCAGCTCCTCATTGATGGCGATGCCGGTCAGCGGCGTTTTGATCAGCAGCCCCTGCGAACACTCGGCAGGCATCTCGTAGAGAAACAGGCTTTCTCCGGCGACGCCCAAGCCCGCGTCGCTCAGAAGCTCGGCCAGCAGATCAATCCTCATCGTCATCGTCGGAATCTCCTTCACCGCCCTCCAGGGTCCATTCCTCTGCAACGGCGCTGATCATCGCGTTCTTGAGCTTGGCCTCGCTGTCCGCCATGGCGCGCTCCAGGAACTTTTCGCCGATATAGACGCCAGGGTTCGCCATGCGCTTGGCGATCGTGCCGGCGCCTGGCTTCAAGCTGGAATAGTTTTCGTGCACCAGCAGCGCGTACCGGTCGACATTAACGCCGTTCACCTCGCCACCCATCACGATGTCGATCTTCAGACGACCTCGGCGCTCGTACCCGATCTCCTTGTGAATCGAGTCTTCCAGGTTGTGCTTGTCGACCGGGGCGTAGAGCTGCGCCGTTTTTACGATCTTGTCGGCGCCGCGCCGCATCGTCTTGCGCGCCTTGTCCTCCACGCGCTCTCCGGCATGGCGAAGGGCGATGACGAGCTGGTCAAAGCCTTCCGCGCGCATCTTCGCCTTCATCAAGGACCCCAGTGCGCGAAATCGACCTCGTAATGATCCAGGATCCCGAGCACGCTGTATCGCGGCTGGACCGTGATCACCTTGAGTGTAAAGCCGGCGATCTCGAAGCGGTCGCCGGCGATGATCGTGACGGTGGCGGGAAACAGGATCTTCGCGTCGGACACGGTTTCCTGCGCCGAGCCGCGGGAGGCGGAGCTGTCGGAGCGAACGGACGTCTTCTGATCGGTGTTGGCGAGACTGACGACGCCGCAGTCGACGGTTTCGGGGATGCTGAAGCGCGCCTCGGCCTTAATGGTCATGCCGATCTTGCGGCTGAGCCGCCCGGTGTTGTTGGGAATGAACATCAGTCGGCTCCCCTGGTCAGGATCGCGTCCGCATTGGGGTGGAAGATGCCGGAGCGCACCTCTGCATAGGTCGGAAGCTCGGAATCGGACGACATGGCGATCCGCATTCCATGGCTTTGCGCATTCGGATCGACGTGGCTCACCTCAGCCTGGTCCAGGCCGTGATCGGCCAGCGTCAGGAGCACGATCTCGTTGTAGAGGCTGAGCAGGTGATGACGCCACACGGCGCGAACGAACTTACGGGATGGCCACTTGGCGTTGCCGCGATCGTGAAAGAAGAACTGGATGTCGGCGGCGTTGCCAATGCGGTACTGCAGCAGCGCCGCCTTCATGGTAATCCGACGGGAGCGGGCCGCGATCGTTACCTGCAGCACCGCCTTACGCAGCGATTCCACCAGATGCGCAACGTCGCGCTCGATCTGCACCGAGAGTTCGTGCGTCAGATAGCTCACCGCAGCGATCAGGTGCTCACCGGCAGCTTCCGTGAGCTCGCTCGCACTCTCAGCGCCCAGCTCGCGCAAAGTCGTCTGGTGAGCTTCTGAAGCGATTTCGACGCTGTGCGCGTCAATCATCGCCGCTTCGGTGCTGATGAAGGTGCGAGCCAGATCGTAGGCTTCTGCACGCACGTCGGCGAGCTGCCGAGCGGACCCGAAATCGGGGGAGGCGATGGCGGCCTGGTAGATTGCGCGCCATGCTTCGATCAGGAGTTCGTAACGCTGGGCCGCGGCTTCACTCTCCGCGGTCATACGGGTCGTGATCATGAGCGGGTCGTCGTCACTCTAAATTCGAGGTAGCCGGCGAGATATTCCAGCGCTGCGGAGCTCATGCCGAGATCGAGCGGCTTGCCGGAGCGGAACATCATCGAGCTCTCGCCGATGGACTCGGAGAGCAGTCCGGAGCGCCGCTTGGCGTTTGCTGTGCCACCCTGCAGAACCTCGTCTGCCTCGGCAACCTGCGCCTTGCAGAGCGCCAGGCGGAAGCGGCTCGGATAGCGCTGCCACAGTTCGGCGTCCATGTAGCGCCACAGCGTCGCCGGGATGACCGTGTCGTCCGCGACGGCTGCCCGGTACATGATGTCCTGATCCTCCGGGCGCTGCACCCGATAGCCGAGTCTGGTCAGCCGCCGGAAGGCTTCCACCAGGGCGTTCTGCCGCTCCATGTCCGTTGCAGCGTTCCAACCGGCGAGACGAGGCATGGTGGAGACGTGTATCAACGCCTGCTCGTAGGTCTGGAAGGTGTTGCGCAGCAGCACGAAGCGATTACGCGCCTGTAGCAGGTAGGTCTGCCCCGTCGTGAAGACGCCACCCTCGGTGGTGATCTCCAGCTCCACGGTGCGAGCGCCAGTGGTTGCCTGAAGAATGCCCTCCTCGTCGAAGGTGCCGTCCTGCTTCTGATCGGGAAAAGGCGCCAGGGTATTAGTGGCAGCCTTGACCATGATGTCGATGTCGGTGGCGCCGGTCTCGAACGAGATGTCGGAGAAAGCTACAACCTCCTCCCCGTTCTGATCGAGCACGCGCGCCCGCAGCCCCGTCGGCGTGACCGGATCACCATTCAGGTCGATGAGCGGAATGACAACGTTGACGGCAACGCCGGCGGGGAACGTGTGCATGGATTACGCCTGTGTCTCGGTCGCGTCGATTTCGTCACCAGCGCCGGTGAAGGATGCGCCCTCATCGCCGGTAGCCGGCACGGGCTCCTTCTCCACCAGCTCCTCGACGGGAACCTCGACCTTCTCGCCGGCGATCTTGGTGCCGTTCTTGCGGGCGACGAACTCGGCCTGAGCCTTCAGGATTGCGACAAGCAGACCCGGAATAGACCGATCGCGCACGCCCCAGGGCTTGGCGATCTCACGCAGTCCGTTGATGCCCTTGTCGTCCGCGATCGCCATCAGCTCCTTCTGGGTGTAGAGCGTGTCGGCGGGCGGGCGGCCCGCGGTATCCTTCAGCCGCTTCTGCTCGGCTTCGCGATCAGCCTCGCTGGCGCGGGCGAGCGGGTCGATTTGCACAGTCAATGTGGCGCCGCCGATGATGCGCGCCGCAGCACCCGCTTCGTCTTCCAGACCGTCTTCGTCGATTTCCACGACGCCGATGCTGGCCGAAACTCGATCCGCCAGAACCTGCGGCACGACGCTCACGGAGCGACCGTCAACGAATTCGACCATGCCGATATGACCGGTGTACCCTTCCCAGCCTTTGGCGGTAATCCTGAGATGCTTCATCACTGTCCTCCGAGAAGCTGTTCGATGATCCCCGCCCTTTCGGCCGCCTCAAACGCGGCGAGATCGCCGACGTGGTGGGTTCCGACGAAGATCTGCGGGAGAGTTGCGCTGAGAGGCGCACGACGCCGGAGCTCACAGAGCGAAATCAGGTCGCCGGCGGCGTCGCGGACGACATGAGAATATCGCCGGCGGTCACAGAGCGCCTTGGCGGCCTCGGTATCGGCGCAGAGCACAGGGCTGCCATAGATTTCGACGTGCATGGGGCCTCAAGCAAAAGGGCGAGGTTGCCCTCGCCCTTATGGTAAGTCAATGTTGACTTACGTCAACGATTAAACGTTGGTGACACCCTGCAGACGGGCAACCGAGTGGGTTGCCTTCAGGGCGGTGCCGACGTACCACTTCACGCGGTAGCGGACAGCGTCCTTGTTCTGGATCGTGCCGATCGACTCGACCTGGATGCCGGCGTTCGGGCCGCCGTAGATGCCGTGGAAACCGTCCGTCTCGTTCAGACGCAGCGCGTAGATCGAGCAGGTGGCATCGGCCGTGCCCTGGACCTCGTCGGCGGGCAGGAAGTCGTTGATGATGACCGGCTTGCCGTCATAGCAGGGAACCGCCTGACCGAAGTTCTTGATCATCATCGTGGCAGCTTCATTGCCGCCGGCGGCACGGAGCAGCGCACGCACAGCGCGCCAGGTGCCCTGACGCATCATCAGGACGTCGGCGCCGTTCTTCACCGCATCCTTCAGCTCGTCCAGCATACCGAAGTTGACCGCGGAGCCATTGGCACCGGCAACCAGGGTCTGCGCGGCCGGAGTGAGGGCACGAATGCCGTCGAATTCCTTGGCGTTGACGCTGGAGTCGCCCTGGACCAGAGCCCGGCGGAACTTGCGGCCGAGCGCCTTCGACTTGGACGCGATCTGGATCGCGAGCTGGTCGTTGGTGTCGGACTGGGTGGTGATCAGGAACTTGTCCAGGTCGACGTCGCCGGCAAGGATGCGCAGCTTGGTCATGACTTCCTTGAACGTGGCAGCGCCCTCCGGGACCACCTCGTAGGGATCCAGGAATTCACCTTCCGAGAGGGTGTCCTCGCGGTTGTAGACATAAGCCTTCCCGTTCACGCCCATGAACGGAATGAGAGCAAAGAGCTCATCGGTATCGATGATCTCCTCGATGACTCCGCGCTCCATCTGCTCCTGGGAGAGCTTCGCGGCCTCTTCAACAAGCAACGGCATTTGAATCACTCCTTGGGGATAGATCGCCGATAGGTCAAAACTGACTGACCATTATTTTAGGACGGCGATCTCCATTTCACCAAGAGGAAAATGCAGTAAATACTGACTTATTTTCCTCGTTACTTCGAGGCGAGCTTCGTGAGCGCCGCGGCAATGCGGCCCTTTCCGAAGACATCGCCCGTATTCGGGGGCACCCGATCATTCTGCGTGCTGGAGCCGGCCCCGTTTTTCAGGGTCGAGCGTACCAGACTGTTACGATCCGGGTCCGCCTCGACGAGCTTCTTGATGGCGGCCTCGAAGCTGAACGGCTTGCCGGAGCCATCCACGAGAAGCGTGCGGCCTTCCGAGCCGCGGGGCTTGTCGTAGGCGACAACTTCGCCGTCCTTGACCTCGAAATGCTCGCCATACACCTTGCGCGCCTTGGCGGGCGTGAGCACCGTCTCCTTGCTGACGAACTCGGAAGTGCCGAAGGAATTGCCGATGGTCAGCTCGTCGATGGTTGCGCGAGCCTTCGCCAGAGCCGTTTCGCTCTCCGTCAGCTTGGCGTCGCGCGCGACGAGCTCCTTCTGGTGCTCATCAGCCATCATCTGCTTCACCCGGTCGAAGTCGCCCTTCGCCTCGGCCGCAGCCTTCTCGGCGTCCTGCTTCTCCTTCACGAGCTTGCGCAGCTCGTCCGGATCCAGGCCGTCGAACGCCGCGAGACGGGTCTTGGTCGCCTCGAGCTCCTCGTTGGCCTTCTTCAGCTTGGTCTTCTTGTCCATGTTCTCCTTGAGAAGCTCAGCTTCCCGATCGGAGAGACCAGACTTGTTCCGAGTCTCCTCCTCGGCCTTTTCCTTGGCCTCGGCGGCAGCCTTGTCCGCAGCTTCCTTGGCAGCCGCATCAGCAGCAGCCTTGGCCGCTTCGTCGTCGGCGTTGCCGGTGCCCGTGCCGTTTTCAGCTTCCAGCGCGATCCGAAGACCGAACTGAAGCGGAGAGGCGAAGATGCGGACGGCAGATGCTCCGACGAGAGCGGTGCGGTTGTGGACGATGTTCATCACTTACTCCTGTCGACCTGTCTCTCGGTCGGGTTGAAAGGACCTGTCTCTTGGTCCGTTGAGCAGATCAGGCGACCTGCTTATTCGCGGTCTCGGAAGTCACCTGACCCTGTCTGTTCTGGGTCTGAGGATTCTTGTTCGAGGCGTTGAAACTGGTGGGTGGCTTGCTGGAGGCAGCCGCGGCCAGATCGACGGGATCAGCGGGCCAGCTCTTCAGCTCCGTTTCGATCGTCTTCCGGAGATCCGCAGCCAGGCGCGGGAACAGCTTGTCGACGACCTGCAGCATCTGCTCGCGGCGCACGGTCTTGGGCGCGTCCACGAGGGAAAGGTTCTGGGCGATCGTGAATTCGTCAAAGAGACTGCGAACGTCGAAGGTGTCCGGGTACTTCACCAGCTCTTCAGCCGGCGCAGCCTTGCCGTGCCACTTCATGACCATCTCGACGAGACGGTTCTCTGCGTTCTCCAGGCTGTCGGCTTTGTTGGCGAGCAGCGAGTTCACGCGCTCGAAATCATAGGCTTTGGCGACGCCGGAAGAATTGTCGATGCCGACGGCGTTGTCTTCCTTGGTGCGCTCGCCCGCCATGCCGACGGTGTTGTAGATCTCGGCAATGATCTTGTTGATCACCGTGATGATCAACTGCGCCTGGGACGGATCGGGGGAGATGTACTCGGGCTTGGCCCCGCCCTCGCCGTCGTAGACGAAGATGCGCTTCGTCCCCATCTCCAGGAGCGCGTTGTACTTGTCCTCGCCCGGAAGCATACCCTGCGCAGGCATCGCGAGCTGGCTGAAGGTCTGATCCTGGATGATTGCATCCAGGTTAGAGAGGTAGTTGGCGACGGCGCGGTCGAGATAGGCTGAATCGTCGATGAGGCCGGGCGCCGTGTAGCGGTTCTCACCCAGCACATGGTCGACCGGGAAGCAGGGGACCTCGCCCAGCTCATTGATGCCGGAATCCAGCATACGGACGACTTCGCCGCGCTTGCCCGCCTGGATGATGTCGAAGAGATACCAAGCGTCCGGGGTCCAGAGGCGATATTCCAGAGTGATGTTGCCAGTCGCGGTGAACGGGTCCTGATCGTCGCGCCGCGTTTCCATCACCAGAATCCAGGCAATGCTGCCGTCACGGGCAAAGCCGACGTCCAGGATATTCTGCGGCTTCACGAAATAGGCGTAGACGCCGACCTGGGCTTCCTTCTCGTCAGCCGCGGTCACCACCTGCTGGGTCTTGTTGGTGTCGGTGAACACCCAGATGCGACCGAAAATGGCCGACATGCAGGAGACCAGCATCATGAACTGATCGATATCGAGGCCCGACTGCGTCGCCTTGTTCCAGAAGTCCCCGATTTCCTTCGGCGCATCATTCGAGCGCTCGACGTCGGACTTGAAGATGTACTTCTGGACGAGATCGACGGTCTCGCGCGTATGGTTGAACCGGTACGCGCGGCCGAGACGGTCGTTGAACTCCTTCTCGCCTTCCTTGATGTAGCGGAAGATGTTCGCCCCGAACCAGTCGCGGCCACCCTGGTAAGTGGACTCCACGAAGGTCCAGTGCGGCAGGGACGTGTAATACTCCGGGTGACGACGCTTCAGGAAGTTCTTCAGCGTCTCCTGATCGGTTGTCACAGCCATTCAAACACGTTCCTGAACAAGATCGAAGCTATGATAAGTCAACATTGATTTATCTACAAGGTCACAGAGAAAGTCCGAGGATCGTCACCTCACGAACCGGGAATTCCAGGTCGATGCAGTAGCCGACGGCGTCGGCCGGATGCTCGTAGCCGGCGGATTTGTCCACCTCGCGCGTGCCCGGCTTGTAGATCGTCTGCTCGAAAGCGGCGATCGCGTGCTTGCACTTGCTGTCGACCCGGAGGCGGATCTGTCCGTCACCGGACTGGAACATGCGGTTCACGGCGTTGATACGATCGGCAACCTTCGGATGCTTGCGGCGGTACTTCAGACGCTTGAAGCCAGCCTCGCGAAGAATGTCCAGGTCGGATTCGCCGCGCGAGTGTCCGCGGTTGGCGCCGGCGGGATCGGGATAGAAGGTGGTCTGTCCCATGTGCCGGTAATAGCGCCGGGAGATCTCGTTTGCCGTCTCCTGGGTGTTCGAGCCGAACAGGATCGCCTCATCGACGATCCACACCTCGCCGTTCTCCTGCTGCTGCATGATGACGGACGACATCGGGTCGATATTGAAGTCCTGACCAACCCAGATCGGCAGCTTCGGATTGAAGGCGTAGTCCCCGACGTGAATCTTGCGATCGAAGGCATGGTAGACGCGACCGGACATGGTCTCGAAGGACGCCTCGAACTCCTGTCGAAAGCTCTTCTCGTCCATGTCGCCGCGCGCGGCCTCGATCTCCTCCTTCGGAATGAAGGGCGAAGTGATCGTCGGAAACTGCCAGGACTTCCACGGGTTGAGCCGGCGCTGACCCTTCTTGGTCACGTAGTGATCGCCGCGCTGACCCAGCATGTAAAGGTCGTAGAGCCAGTTGAACGACTTCGGCGTGCCAATGATGAGCACGTCGCCGCGCGTGGAGGCGAGCGTCGGGCGCAGGACCTTGTACCAGGTGTCCTCGCGGATATCCTGGGCTTCGTCGATGATCAGGTGATTAAGGCCGACGCCGCGCAGGGTATCGGGCTTGTCTGCCCCCTTCAGCTCGATGCGGGTGCCGTTGTGCAGGCGGATCGACATGCGCGTCTCGTTGACGCTCTGGATCCACGCGCGCGGGATCGCCTCGCGCAGCTCGTCCCAAAGGATCGAGCGCGCCATGCCGTAGGTCGGCGCGACGTACCAAATGAGCTGCTTGGGCTTCGATGCTTTCCGGCAGATCGAGATCTTGGAAAGCTGCGTCTTGCCCCAGCGGCGTCCGGCGACCACCACCTTGAAGCGGCGGTGGTCCCTGAAAACTGTTCTCTGTCCCTTGTGTAGTGTGAGAGTGTGAGCGGTCACTCCTCCCCTTCCAAGACGACATCGTCGTCGGCGAGGTCTTCAAGCTCCGGCAGCTCGAGGTCGAAATCGTCCTCGTCGCGGTTCTGAAGGTCCGTAATCTCTTCGTCGCTCAGATCGCGGACGATCAGGTCCGGAAGCGAGTTGTCATCGATCTCGTTTTCGATCTCCAGGATCTTGTAACGCTCCTGACGGACCTGGGCGAGAATGGCGGACGCGGCGCGCAGATGCTTCATCTCCGCGGCCGCAAGCGGCTTGGAGCCCTTGTGAGCCTCCACCAGAGCCTTCATCACCATGGTATGAACCACGGTGGTCGCCTGGTACGCCTGCTGCTTGGTCTCCTCGATACGGGCGCGCTTGAGCATCGCGAAGTTCGTGACGGCTTCGACCGCCTCCGCCTTCACGCGCGAACCCACCGCCTCGGCGACCTCGGCTTTGCGCGAACCCCGGGTGATCTTGTGCCGCTTGAAGTAGCTGGAGATCGCGGTGTGCGTGATGCCGAACCGGGCGACCAGATCCGACATGGTGATTTGCCCGAGTTCCCACAGCTCTGTGGCCTCGGCCCATTGTGCCGGGGTCAGGCGCTTGGCCTTCTTCTCTTCGGTTTCCGGATCATCTCCGGCATCAGCTTCAGCCATCGTCTTGCCAGTCAATGCTTACTTATCACTCCGGACGTGGCAATGCCCAAAGCCGCGCGTTCAAATATATAATACACAGTTAGTAGTCTCCACGTATATACATTATTTGAACGCGCGGCTTTGGTCATCACCACGTCCTATGCTTCTATATTGGTTTCGTCTTTCCGGAAATGCTTGTAAGCCAGCAGCGTTGGCTTGATGAACAGCTTCCCGGAACGGTATTCCTTCTCCACCATGTTCCACTTCACGAGGAACCGGATGGAGCACTGCACCGCCTGCTTGGTCACCTCGGCGCCGTAGGAGAGCTTTTCCTTGAGCTCTGCCAGACTCAGATGCTCTCCGGCGTGGGCGGCGGTCAGGACGAGCGTCATGATCTCTTCCTGCTTCGGCGTGCGGTTGAATTCACCCCAGGCGCCCATCAGTGCAGGATCCTCGGCACGGACGCGTCGCCGGGGATGAAACCTCCAGTGAACAGGAAGGGCGCGTTCGGCGCCTGGTTGTCGAAGGCGGTCAGCGGCAGACGATCGGGAATGTCGCGCCCCGCGTCCGGGTTCTTCCAGACACCGTACATGGGCGAAGCCAGCACGATCTGCTGCAGGGACTTGATGACGGTGCGAGCCGACATGGCATCGACGCGCCCCTGCCCCTTGTCGCGGTTGTTGCCGGTCTTCTCCAGCGCCGAGTGGCGATAGTAGAAGTCCTTGCACTTCTGCAGCAGCAGCTCGCGCTCGATCTCCGGCTTCGCTTCCAGTTCCGCCAGGATCGCCTCGAAATCCTGCGGGCTCGCCTCAAAATGGGCCCGGAAGAACTTCAGCCCCTGCTCGTACTTGGCGGCATTCAGCGGCCGCACGAATGAGAAGCCGGCCTTCTGGCCGAAGAGGTTGAACTTCGACATGGAGGACTGGATCTCCATGTAGGTGTTCCCCTCCATCCGCGAGACGAGATTCATCATCCGGTAGCCGCAGCCGATGCCGCGGTACATCGTGTCGACCACGAAGCGCGAGATGACGCGGAAATTTCCGTTGATGAAGTTGTAGCGCCGGGTGTTGGTGAAGCGCGTGTCGTTGCCGTCGGGCTTCAGCTTCGGGAAAGCGATGTGTCGCTCCTTCAGCAGGCCCTTCGGGTTCGCCGTCACCAGGACGCCGATCGTCTCGCCGTAGAGCGTCAGCTTCCAGAAACGCGGCCCGATCGGCAGGTTCTCCGCCTTGTAGTGAAGATCGTGCAGCAGATTCCAGTCGCTCTTGTCACCCCGCTCGACAATCATGTCGTCAAGCAGCGAGAAATGCGCTCTGGGCGCATCCACACGCTCGATGAGTGTCGTCGTAGCACCCGAATCGAAATGCTCGCTGGTGAGCTCCTGAAGCGTTTCTGTCACGACAGCACCAGCACGAGCGCGAACGCGGCCAGCGCAATCGCCGCCAAGACGAGACCGCGAATCCAGCCTTTCAGATCACCCCACGAGAAGATGCCGGCAATCGCATCCAGCGAGCCGGAAACGCTGTCGCCCTCGTTGAGCTCGATCACGCGCCGGCAATGATCCTTGTCCAGGAAATCCAGGCAGCGGCACATGACGCAGCCCCAGCGTTTTCCGGTGAGCCAGGCTTTGGCGGAGCGCGAGGAGATCGTCTCGTCCGGGTAGCCGCCGGCGAGCGTGTTGGCGAGCTGGTCGATGGAAACCAGCACGTTCAGGATGTAGCGTCCGCAGGAGGTAACCGCGGGCATCAGTAGTCGCCCTCGCATACCTGCAGGCAGCGGACACCGTTCTCGCGCCACATCGCCGTCACCGACTTGCGATCTTCCACGGCGAAGAGCGGCTCAAACCCGGTTTCCCGGATCTGATCGAGCATCTCCTTCTTGATCTCCGTGTCGGGCCGCCGATCGCGGCGGTCACGCATGAGCAGGAAATTGTAGGTGATGCCGAACTTCTTCAGCCAGGCGGAGGTCATCTCCAACTGGTCGTCCTTGCGCCCGGTGCAGATGAACACCGGCACATGGGCTGACATCGCGTTGTTGAGGAGCTTGATCTCCTCGTTGACCGTGTCGTCGGCGGCCGCGGCCAGGAAGGCTTCCCAGTCGGGCGCCTGGTCGATGGCGGAGTTCGTGCGGCCGCCCAGGAGATGCACGCGGTGCTCAGCGTTCGACAGGGTGCCGTCGATATCCATGATGATGCAGGGGCGGCTCATTTCGTCTCCACGTCGACGCGCTCGCGGAAGCGCTTGGTGATGGTGAGGTCCGGTCCCAGTTCGTCCTTGAGATCGGTGTGGGTTGTGGCGACCATCAGGGTCTTGCCCTGCGCGCGAGCGACCTTCTGGACGTTGAAGGCGATGACCTTCGCGGTGACGCGGTCGAGCACGGCGCCAAATTCGTCGGCGATCCAGACGTCGGCGCCGGATTCCATGACCTTGGCAAGCTTCAGGCGGTAGCGCTGACCGTCGGAGAGCTCAGATGGCTTGCGGATGTAGATCCAGGCGTCGGAAATGCCGGCCTTGGCGAGAAGATCGGCGGCTTCGGTCGTGGTACGGCCCACGAGCTCGATCACCGGACGATCCTCCAGCTCGATTTCGTTCAGATCCGCGACCTTGAGCCCGGCGGCCCGCATCTGGGCGCTGAGGTCCTTGAGGAGCAGCGACTTGCCCGAGCCCGACTGCCCGGTGATGTAGACGACATCGTCGGCGCGCACGTCGAGCGCCAGGTTGTCGTAGACCACGAATTCCTTGTCGGAGAGGCCCAGGCCGAAGCCTTCGGCGATCTCCAGGACGCGCGGTGTCCGCTCCACCGACGAGGTGAACTTGCGATTGATCGTGTAGGTCATCAGTCCACCCAATCCAGGTCGGGATCGTCAAAGCCTTCCGGCGGCTGGCTCGGATCGACCCCGTCGGCGAGCAGCAGCAGATCGGACTTCAGAAGTTCGAGGTCTCCCACCATGCGCAGCGGGCCGACCTCCGGATCAGGCGGAAGCACGAGATAGTGGACGAAGCCGCGGTCCCGGGCATTCCAGACCACCGCTGCGAAGCCCTGTAGCTCCCCTGTGTCGACGCGCTCCTTCAAGCGGGCGAGTGCATCCTGGGTCGCTATATCGGGCCGAGCGGGGTCTGGTTCGTGAACGGGCGGCGGAGGCACGTACACATCGCGGGTCGCGATGCTCAGAACCTTCCGATCCTCCGCAGTCTCTGGCGAGTCCGTCATGAGTCAGTCCTGACTTTAGATGTAGCCTGCGGAGTTGAGGTGCTCGAGGAAGGCGTCAGCCCCCTTCTTGCCCGTTTCCGCCTCAAGCTTGGTCATGAAAGCCCGGATGCGCCGGGACTGGAGGATCGTCACGCGCTTGAAGCCGAAGGCGTCGCCGATGGGTGCCGCGCTCTCGTCGATCTCGCCGACCTTCTTGGCGTTTTCGGTCTTCTGGGTCTCCACCGCGGCGCTGATGTCATCCACGAACGCGCCGAGATCGAGATCGCCGATATCGTCGGCCGCGAACTCGATCTCCTTGAGATCGAAGCCCGTCAGATCCATGTCGAAGCCGTTCTTGAGGAGCTCGGAAAGCTCGTCATTGATCAGCTTCATGTCGTAGTCGGTGGAGGCGACGCGGTTGTCGGCCAGGCGCAGGGCATTCGCCTGTTCCTTGCTGAGGTCGTTGCGAACAACCACCGGGACCTTCTTCAGGCCCAGCTTCAGCGCGGCAAGGCGACGCCCGTGACCGGCGATGATCACATAGTCCCGGTCGACGACGATCGGCTGCGACCAGCCGAGACCCTGAATGGCCTTGGCGAGCTTCTCGACCTGCTCGGGGGAATGGATCTTGGCGTTTCCGGCGTAGGGCTTCAGGCTTTCGAGCGGCAACAGCTCGACCGAGATCTTGTCACTCGTCGTCATTGTCTTCCATCCTGGAGAGGTAGGTCATGAGCTCGCGCTCGTCGGGCAGATCGTCGTCGATCCGCTCCTCGAAGAATTCGCCGGCGCCGCAGCGCACGCAGAGGGGCGAGGGGCGCGAAGGCGAGTAGAAACGGCAGTCCCGGCAATCCTCAAACTTCGGCTTGAACCGGGTATTCATGCCTCGTCGGTCTCCTCGAGACCTTCCGCGCCCATCACGAGGTGGATCAGCGCGTCGCCGGCATTGGTGAGATCGTCGGAAGAGGTGTAGCCGAAGCGCTTCTGGGTCTGGGCGATCAGCGCAGTGAGGCGCTCGGAATCGCCGATCGACACCTTGAAGCGCATCACCGTGTGCGTTTTGGGTGCCTTTGCCGCTGGCGGCTCTTCGATTTCGGCTGACTTGTCGAAGTTTTCGTCTAACTCAAGCTCGTCCAGCGCTATGTCTACGCTTGAGAAGATCGAAGTGATGTCTGCGTCGGTGTAGGGAAGGAACTGTTGAAGGTCGTCAGCCGTGCCGATATCCTTCAGAAGGTCTGCCAAAGACAGCGTGTCGTCCGCGCCGTAGCGAGCATTGTCGGCGAGCGAGATCTCCTTGGCCTTCTGGTCATCGATCGGTCCCAGGTTCATGACCGGGACTTCCTTCAGACCGAGGCGCTGCGCCGACTCCCAGCGATGCTCGCCGCCCAGAATCTCGTAATCGTCCCCTACCTCACGCACGATGATCGGCTTGAAGAAGCCGAAGCGCTTGATCGCCTCGTCGAGCTTGGTCTCGTTCTCCGGCGAGACGAAGTTCGTGTTCCAGTCATTGGCCCGCAAAAGGGCGGGATCGAGAGAAAGGGCTTCAGCCACCTGGCTTTCCTATGATAAGTCAGCGCTTACTTATCATAGATCCTCAGGCTGGCAAGCGGAAATCAATAATGACTTATCATGTGACCATCGCCGCGAACGCCACTGTCGCCAAGCTCATCAATCCTGAGAAGGAGGTGAAGGACATCGTTTCCGAGCTTCTGTCCTATCAGGTGGAGGGCAAGGAGTTCATGAGTGGCTTCCAGAGCGGCACCTGGGATGGTCGCTCCTCGTTCTTCTCACACCGCACGGCAAGCTTCCCGGCGGGCTTCGTCCATCTGGTGCATTCCGAGCTGACGCGCCGCGGCCACAAGGTGAACCTGGTGCGCAAACCCGCACCGGCACCGCTCGGGCCGGAGAACCCGATCGTCGACGAGTTCGGCAACGACGATCCCCGCTACGACTACCAGCTCAAGGCTTTGCGCCAGGTCGAGCGTCACGGCCGCGGGATCGTGCAGATCGCGACCGGTGGCGGCAAATCCAAGATCGCCAAGCTGCTCGTCGCCCGCTATCGGCGCATGACGCTGTTTCTGACCACCCGCGGCGTTCTCATGTACCAGATGAAGGAAGGCTTCGAGTCCACCGGCTTCAATGTCGGTGTTGTGGGCGATGGCGTCTGGTCGCCGGTGAAGGGCGCCAACGTCGGAATGGTGCAGACGCTGGTTGCCCGGCTGCAGGAGCCGGATCTCGACGCCGAGGTGCGCAAGGTCATCGAGGAGGTGAACCTCAAGGAGATCAAGGCCACCAAGGATCAGATTCTGGAGCTTGCCCAGCAGCGCTTCCGTGAAAAGCAGATCACGCGCGCCCGCACCATCAAGTTCCTGGAGATGGTCGAGGTCGTCATCGGCGAGGAAGCGCACGAGGCCGGCGGCAACAGCTATTTCGAGATCCTGCGCCACTGCAAGAACGCCAACATCCGGGTCGCTCTGACTGCCACGCCGTTCATGCGCGACGACGCCGAAGACAACATGCGGCTGATGGCGGCGTTCGGACCCATCCTAATCAAGGTGAGCGAGGACACGCTGATCAAACGCGGCATTCTCGCCCGGCCCTACTTCAAGTTCGTGGACTCGCGGCCGCATCCAAAGCTGCGCAAGACTTCGCCTTGGCAGCGCGCCTATCAGCTCGGCTACACCGAGAACACCTTCATGCACGAGGACATCATCAACGATGTGATCCTGGCGGCACAGCACGGGCTCCCGGTGATGACGCTGATCCAGCGCAAGCAGCACGGGCTCACGCTGAAGAAGGCGATGCAGGAAAAGGGCCTGAGGGTCGAGTTCATCCAGGGCGAGAACGATCAGGACGCTCGAAAGGCGGCGCTAAAGAAACTCGGCAGCGGCAAGATCGACGTTCTGATCGGCACCACCATCCTCGATGTCGGTGTCGACGTTCCGGCGGTGGGCCTGGTGCAGCTCGCTGGCGGCGGAAAGGCAGAGGTCGCCCTTCGTCAGCGCATCGGCCGCGGACTTCGCTCCAAGAAGCCGCCGTTCCCGAATGTGGCGTTCATCGCGGACTATTCCAGCAACGTCAACATCACCCTGCGCGATCACACTCGTCAGCGCCGGGCCGTCGTGGATTCAACGCCGGGCTTTGCTGAGAACGTCGTGATCGATTTCGATTGGTCGATCTTCAAAAGCATGAAGAAGGCTGCGTGACCTCGCTATGTCCCGTCAGATGACACGCAACAAACCCAATCCGGTCCATGTCTTCGAGCGCGACGGCGCCTCCAAGCTCAACAGCGAGCATCTGGCCCGCGAGAACGACAGGCTCGGCCGTGAGAACGCCGATCTGCGCCGGCGGCTGAAAGCGGCTCAGGAGCGGCTGCGCTTCGTCGGCGACCCGCCGCCCGAGGAAGACCGACTCCGTTTTCACTGATCTGACGCTCCGCTGATCGCGGGGCGTTTCTGCTCGTCCGTGATCATCAATAAATATTGACTTATGAAAGACAAAGACATGCAGCTCCCGCGTTTGATTGGCATCTGCGGCAATCCTCGCTCGGGCAAGTCCGAAGCGCAACGCATCCTGAAAGAGCAGTACGGCGTGCAGCCGGTGGATGATGGCTTCGCGCTCCGGCACTTCGCCGTGCGTCACCTGGGTCTCTCCTGGGAAGACGTGCAGACGCAGGAGGGCAAGGCCCGCTACACCGATATCCTCGGCGGCACCTGGCAGAACCGGGAGATCCTGGGCGAACTCGGCAACAAGCTGGAAGGGATGTTCGGAGAGCACATCATGCCCTTCATGGCGACCCGCGGGCTGCCGGCCGAGGGCAGCTTCTCCTTCGGGTCCGTTCGTAAGCTGCAGGGCGAGTTCTTCCGGGCTCAGGGCGGCGTGGTGATCGAGATCAGCAATCCGCTCGCGCCGCCTTCACCCTACGACTTCGACTGGTACTCACGCGAGGCTGTCAACTTCACCATCGAGAACGACGCGCTGGCCCGCGGGCTGCCCGCCGAGGAAGCCAGGCTCGATCTGGCGGCGAAAATTCATGAGCTGGCGCTGCGGATGGTTGAAAGCTCCTGATGTCGATCCTGCAGGATATTCCGGTCTCCGTTCAGCTCGACCTCAACAACCTCTTCGTCGGTGAGAAGCTGGGTCATGGCTGGCATCGGGAGGTCTACGCCCATGCGCTGGACCCGAGCCTCGTCATCAAGCTGGAGACCAAGGACAGTAAGCAGTTCTGCAACATCCACGAATGGGCGATCTGGGATGAGTTCAAGGACGATCCGGAGCTTTCCAAGTGGTTCGCGCCTTGCGTGGCGATTTCTGCGAACGGCTCGGTCCTGGTTCAGAAGCGAACCGGCCCGATCGCGAAGCGCCCTGCCCGCATCCCCAGCCTGCTGGCAGATACCCACATCAACAACTGGGGCACCTATAAGCGACGGGCCGTGATGCACGATTATGGCAACCACAACCTGTTCGATGTCGCCCGCAAGAAGTGGAAGATGGTCGACCTTCCCGTGGACACGTACTGACCCGGGCTGGCCCTTTAACCGAACGTTAGTTAACGATGTGGCGTTTTAGCGAAAACGCGCGAGCCGCCACATCATGCCTGTATCTCTCAGCATCGCCTGTCTTTCGCAGAAAGGCGGCGTCGGAAAATCGACACTCTCCCGCCTGATCGCCCGCACCTATGCCGCCGCGGAGTGGCGCGTGAAGATCGCGGACTTCAATCCCAAGCAGAAAACCAGCGTCGACTGGGTCGCCCTCCGCCTGGAGCAGGGTGTCACCCCGGAGATCGCCGCGGAAGCCTTCAACTCCGTCAAGACGGCCCTCAAGCAGGACTACGATCTGATGGTGTTCGACGGGCGCCCGGATTCCGAGCCCACAACCCTCGAGATCGCCAAGGAGGCGGATCTCATCGTGCTGCCCTCCGGCGTCTCCCTGGACGACATGAAGCCCCAGGTCCTCTTCGCCCACGAGCTCCGCGCCCGCGGTATCGACGCCAAGAAGATCATGTTCGTGATCAACAAAACGGCCGACAGCCAGGTCGCGATCGCGGATGCACACCGGTATCTCTCCGACGCCGGCTACAAGGTCGCCAAGAACGACCTGCCGATGAAGACCGGCTACCAGATCGCCCAGAACAGCGGCCGAGCCGTCTCGGAGACGGGCTTTCCCACGCTCAACGAGCGCGCCGAGGCGCTTGCAGGTGAAATCGTCGCCCGCGCGACGGAATTGACGGGTGAATGACGATGGCGAGCAATGTTCCCAAGCCCCCAAGGGCACCCAGGCAGCGTCTGATGGTCTCGGCGCCGACGCCGACTTTCACGCCCGACAACCTGTCGAAGTCACCTGAGGAGCTGAAGGATCTCAACTTCAAGGTCTCGCCGGATCTGCATCGCGACTTCAAGTTGACGGCGACCGCCTGGGGCATGTCAATGAAGGAGCTTCTCGAGGCCGCCTACAAGGGCTGGGTGGAGAAGCACGGGAAGTTCCCAGGGGAGTGATGATGCGGGGGTCTTGGTGACGATCTCAATGGGTGGATGCCCGTGTAGTGGCAACCCGAATTGTTGATTTGCTAATCGGCAAATCAGCTATAGTTCACATTGGACGACATTCGAGAGGGCATCCCAATGCGGAGTGCAGCGCTGCGGCGGCCAGCGTCATCCACGTCCAGGCCGGAAAGACAAAGACCTTCCATCGGGCACAACTCCATCTGGAAGACCTCTTCGGAGGGAAAGGCAGGGAGAATGTACGCAATCGCATTCGACATGGATCAGGAGGCGCTAGCTGCGCACTATCCAGGTAATTCTCCTAACAACGCTTATGAGTCCGTGCGCCGAGTTTTGGAGCGATTCGGTTTTCATCGGCAGCAAGGAAGCGTTTATTTCGGCAACGATACCGTGACGCCGGTCACATGCGTCATGGCAGTGCAGGCGATGCAGAAACGGTATCCTTGGTTCGGGAAGGCCGTTTCCGACATTCGGATGCTTCGCATCGAAGAGCACAGCGATTTGCTTCCGGCGATTGCGGAACTGGAACTTGAATTAGAAGAGCCAGACGCGAATTTTGCTACCTCAGCTTAGGTGCTGTGGCGTGCAAGAGAACGAGCCGCATTTCTGCGACAGGGCGCCCACAGGAGAAGCATAGCCGTGTTGTCGTTCAGAGTATGACCGTTATCGGGGCAGAGTTCGTCTGCTTGAGCTAAAAGCCTGCTTCCTTGCTGGCCTTGTCAATTGCGGGAAGCCAAGTGCGCAGGCTTTTATCCTTCAATTGAAGGACGCTTTCACGATCAAGGATCGAGTCCTTGTCAACAAGGACCGATTCGCTCATTCCAATAGCTCGCATATTGCGCTGGGAATCCGTCTCGTTTGCCAGACGCAGCAACCCGCGTCCTGTATAATACGCAAGGTCCGTGCAAAGCCCTTTAGCTTTGTCGCTCTTCTCATAATCTCCGAGAGCAATCCCTTCGATGTAGCAGGCAGCTTCCCAAATGCGGAACCGGGTCTTCCCTTCAGCCCATCCTAAGGGAGATAGGGGAAAAAGCCATTTCCAGCACGCAATAAGCATCCACCCGAAAGCTCCATAGATGGACACTATTCCCCCGACGGTCAAAAGCGGCCAGCCGATCCAAGGCGGCAGGGTCGGGATCGTCATGGGAAGAACCCACGAGCAAAAGGTGATTCCCCGCAATGCAATCGTTTTGTGCCAAGCCCTCATACCGACAGGTTTGCATTACGACTGACTTCATTGCGAGTCATCTCCGCGCGAGCTGCGATCAGGTGGTTCCGAATATTCAAATTGAGCGAACGAGCTCCTGAGCGCCGGAGATGTCGGGAATGTTGCGGGATGTTGGGTGAGCCAAGGCTAGGAACCGCGGGTTCCTGCGGGCGCCAAGGATAGGTCACCGGAAGAGAGGCGAGCCAGAAGGCATCCCCCTGGCACACGCAAAATTTTTCTAGGACATCGACCCCTGTGGCGGGGAAGTCACGCGCAAGCACACCACCAATCCCACTCGCAACGCGCTCGCATGTGACTCGAAAGTCACACGCTCTAGAACGCTTTTAGAAGCTCACTGACAGCGATTTAGCGAATGAGCTACGAGCGTAGCAGAGAGCGCTAGAAACGCTCTCTGTGTCGCTCTGTGATCGTTTATTGCAGCTTCGCAAGCAGCGCTTTCGTCACGTCGCTTTCTGTGTTGAGCGTGTAGCAGATCGCATTGCTTTCGTCGCGCGTTTCGCGAAGCACATCGAACATTTGCAGCGCATTGATTGAAGATGACGACTGCGTTGAAGCAGTATTAGCAGCGACGTGTTTCATGTACTTAACAATGATCTTTTCGCGCTTTGCATCGCTCTTGCAAGACATAGAGCACGCGCTGATAGCGTCTTTGTGTGTCATGCGAAGTTCTGCGTTCTGAAATGCTTGCGCAGTCAGAAGAATAGCGCGCGTGTAGTGATTAAGCTGCGCTGCGCTTGCGCAAGCGCGAGCAACGTTGATGACTTTTTCAGAGGCATACACGTTGAAGCGTGCATTGCTACGTTCTGCGCGATTGATGAAAGTAGCATCGACGTTTGCAGCGAGCATGATGCTTGCGATTGCGTCGTGATCGACGCTCTTTTTCATCGTCGCGAGCGTGTTTTGCATCGACGTGTTTTCGCTATTCTTAGCGCTTTCGTAAGTAGCGCGAGCGTCGAAAGCGGCGATGAGCGAAGCGCGGTAGGCAGTGACGTCGGACATGGTGTTCTCTCTGTGTTTGTTATGTGTCGTTATCGACAAGATGCAGAATAGAGCTTTGACAGAACGGGTCAAGCACAAGAACGCATAGCTGTGATGCATAAATATGTGAGATAGTGCGTTGACAGAGATAGCGCAAAATGCAATTGTGTTTTCAGAGATTGAGAGGAGCGAACGATGAAGCGAACGGATGACACGAGCTGACCGAAACGGCGCAAAAGCCACAGTGGCCCAGGCGCCACATCCCAGCCCCGATCGGCACCGCGCCAGACCGCGGACCCCAGTGGCTCTTCCGCCACAACACCCCAGCCCTCCTGCCCACGGCGCCCCGAGGCGCCCCATGTCCGGCCCGCGGTTTATGCCATGGCTCTCCATGGCGCCGTTCCGCGGATCCCACTGACCCAAGCCGTACCTAAAATCCGCGCCGCCCGGAGATTTCGCCCTTCCCGGGCCATGAAATCCAACCCATGCGTGCTCATGGCGAGAAGCTGGCGAGACCGTGGCGAATATGTGTCCCTGAGAGCCCCATGGGGCACCGGGGAGCAACCGGCACCATGGAGCCCCGTAGACGCGCTCCGAAGAGAAGGGGCGCCGTAGCACCCCTCCCCTGTCGCGTCAGATCGCGACGTTCAATCCCATCTCGATGGCGAGCGCTGCAGCGGCGTCGTTGGCGCGCTGCGTCTTGGAGCGGCGGCGAAGAATGGCGACCCGTTCGCGCTTGCGCTCCGAGATGAGCCTACGCGCTTGCTCCCGCACGTCCTGCATCGTGATGCCCTCGGGGCAAGCACGCTCGAAGCGAACCCAGAGCTTCGCCCACTGATCGCGAGCCCGATCGCAGAGCAGCTCCTGCTCCGCCGTCTGGCGCACGCCGAAGACGATCTCAAACGAGCTGTCCATGAACTCGATGTAGTCAGCGGCGCGGGTGATGACAGAGGGGGCGACGAGAGTGATGCGGGACGACATTTGCTTGCTCCGTGTTCGTGTCGTTTTCGACATCGTCACTGTCGCGCGTCCGCTTCTGGGATGCGGGCGGGAGCGGATGGCGCGTGCGCGCTCCGGAGACGCTTGGGAGGTCATGGCCGCGGGAGACGGCGATCGCCGGCGCCATGGTCATCCATGGAGCGCCACGGCCTGAGTTTCACGGACCATGGCGGCCTGCGGAGAAAAGACCTGGCCTGGCCTCGAGAGACCAGACCGGCCTATGGTGCGTGGACCTCAGTAGCCCCAGGGGCTCAGATCGGGGATGCGCCCGAACCGTCGGTGGTACTTGCGATAGGTCTTGGCGATCAGCGTCGCCTCCGAGAGCATCATGGAGCGTTGCTCATGGGCGATGTGGCGCACATAGGCGCCGAACTCGTCGCTCCAGGTCTGAACCCGAAGCTGCCACCGGAAGAGCTTCCTGGGGTCGCGCTCCAGGCGAACGATGATGGAGGTCCGCGCGCTCATCAGCGGACGCTCGCGAGGACGATGACGAACGTCAGGAAGAGCACGGTGCAGGCGAACAGATCGGAGTTCACATAGCGCCAAAGCATCAGGTCGGCGGTGTTGAGGAACTTCTTCATCTGCTATCTCCGTCCAGTCAGTGTTGACTGTCAGAGTGTCGCGCAGCTCGAGACGGGATGCGGTTGGCACCTGGTGGGATCGCAAGTGGCTTCCCATGGAGCTCCTGGGAGCCCCGTGGAGCGCGTTTGTGCCTTGGAGCCCCACCGATGCCCTCGGGACGCCATGGAACCCGCCCTGGGGCCCCTGAGTCGCGGCAGAGCCATGGAGGAACGTCGTTCCTCGGGTCCCACTGACCCAAGCCGTACCTAACCGCGCACGCGACCGTACCTGGTTTCCGCCTGGCGCGGCAGCTCCATGGGATCCTCGTGCCGCGAAAAAGGGACGCCGAAGCGTCCCTTCTCCATCCCTCCTTTCGTTACGCTGCGAGGAGCTCCTCGATCTTCCGGGCGACCGGGGTATCGGTCACGCGGTAGACGGGGTTGCGGGTCGAGCCCTGGACCGAGACGGCGCCGATCGTCTGCAGGGCCTGCATGGTCGAGGAGGCTTGCGTGGGCGCGGTCGAGGCGGAGACCGTGTGCGAGACCAGGTGCTTCCTGAGCGCCGCTTCCACGCGGACCTTGTCGGAGGCTGCAGCCTTGGCGAGCTCACCGGTGAAGTCGAGGCCCGCGGCCCGGAAGCGGAAGAGCGACTTCATGCAGGCGATGTTGATGGCGTTGGTCAGCGCCCCACCTCCGAGCATGGAGGCGATGTCGGCGAACTTGCCGATGGCGTAGACGTTGTAGCGGGACCCGTCATGGCGCGACCCGTTCATGAAGGCGGGGTCGATGTTGGCGGCGAGGAGGACCCTGGCGACACCGGGGCGGACCATCTTCTGCCGGGCCGACTTGAGGGTGCGCTGAATGTTGGCGTTGTCCTCGTTCTTCCACTTCTCGAAGTCGGCGCGCTCGTCGATCTCCTTGCCGATGGCGTGCAGCATGGTGTCGACCTCTTCCTCGTCGACGGCGTCGAGCATGGCGTCGAAGGTCTCCGGCTCGTTGTTGCCCTCGGCCTGCTCCTCCTGGACCTCGTGGATGGCCTCGGGTTCCTGGACCTCGATGGCCTCGAGGTGGAGGACCGCTGCTTCCAGGTCCTTCTCGGAGACGGGCTCGTCGCTCTCCGGAGCGGCTTCCGGTTGGGCCTCGGTCTCCAGGGTCGCTTCGGCGACTTCCTCAGCCGAGAGCTCGATGGTAGCAGGTTCGTCCTGGGGCGCAGCGGTGTCGGCGCTCTCCGGAGCGATGATCTCCATCGCGTCTTCGGCGATCGTCTCGACGACGGGCTGACCCTCGGCAACGATCTCGGAGACCGCGTTGATGAGTTCGGCGTCGCTCAAGGCGGCGACGGTGGCGGATGCGATGTTTTTCTTGCGACGTGTCATAGTATTCTAGTCCTCTGCGTTGCTCAGCGCTCGTTTGCGTCGCTGACAAGTATCAATTTACTGATTGAGGCTAGGGGTACTACTGGAACGTAGTGGGACGTTTTCTTTCTTATTTCGCGCCATGGTGTACACACGCGCGCACGTACTCTATATATAAGCAATCACCTGCGCCGCCCGACCATGGTATGACTTGAAGTCCCATGGTTCACCTTGGTGAGGATCTCCACGCCGGATGATGGCTTTCCTCGGAAGTGTGGATGAGGACCTCCATGGCACCCCGAGGCAGATCATGGCTCTCCATGGTCTCGAGGCTATTCCGGGAATCCTGGAATGAGGACAATCCATGGGGCGCCATGCCGATGAGGCTTTCGCCATAGAGGTTCATGGGGCGTGGCGCGTGTGGATCGCCATAGTGAGGACGCCCGTGGAAGCGCGGAAAGTCCGTACCAGGTCCCGCCTCTACCGGGACATGCGTCCGTACCTAATTTCCGGCTGAGCGGCGAACCATGGAGAAATGCCGCCAAAAGAAAAGGCGCTCCGAAGAGCGCCTTGAGAGTTGAAGCGCGGGTGTCGAGGCCGCGCAAACACAGAGTGTCCGGCGAAGCTGCTCGGTGAGCGTCGTTCGCTGAACAAGATCGTTTATAGCTGATCGAACGAGGCTGTCACGAGGGAGAAGGCGGATTTTCGAGGATGAGGCTTTCAAAGAGGACGTCGCCGGTCCCTCCTCTAGATCCACACCCTCACGCATCTATTCCCCACACACGGGCACACCTCTGTCCCTCTATACGCGGTCACTCTCTCTTGGGGTCTCTGGTGCGCATTCCGGAGAGTCTCTACCTCTTTGGGTATGGTGATGCCCAAGCCCTCGCGCTCAATAAGTAGATACTTACGTATATATATTATTAGAAGACGCGGCTTTGGGCATTCGTTGGTTTTCTCACTCTTCCGGAGATGGTCGCGCTCTCTGTCTCTCTTAGGCAGAAGCTGTCAGTCTCTTCCGGGAGCGATCGTTTTCGATGCTATTTTCCGGGCTCAGATGCGTTTCGCTCGAATGTTCCCTTTCTTGAAACATTTGGATTTGGGAAATCGCGGAGTTCTGGGCTTTTGATGATGTTGCAACGGGTGCTATGGGTTTCGGCTGTAACTTAGCTGAAACATAGCACCAACATTTCATATACATAGCCATCAAGACGTAATTAGTCGTCTGATGGGAAATGTTTCAGGCGGCCTGAGGGTTTGAGACCTGCCCTCGGCCGTGGCCTGATGGACCAGTACCTGTGTTCGGTGGACTAGAGCGTGGGTCAATGATGGCTGATGTCGAACCGGTCTCAGCTCTTCCGGTACTTAGTGGGGTCGCTCATACCGAGGCCGCGGCCCTTCGCGTCGAAAGCCTTCTCGTATATCAGGTGCAGCTTCGCTTTCTTGGTGCCGTCCCGGAATCTCTGGCCGCTGTCCGTAAATAGCACGCTGTCTCCGTACATCTCGTTCAGCTTGTCGATCTCGGCGGTGAGGCCAGCCGTGTGTGCCTGCTCGACATCAAAGTGCAACTGAAGGCGATCGGCTCTCGCCTTTGTGCTCTCAAGCTCGGAGCGGAGTTGATTGATGGTCTGAGCCTGCTCACGAATATACCGATTTGCCTTCTCGATCTCAGCATTGGCCTTGTGGATTTGAGCGACGGCCGTGTTGAAGTCCCTATCGCCGTTCTGCCGCTCAATCATTGCGCCGATGAACATATCTTCGCTGATCATTGTCTCCACCCACCCAGCTTGGCCCATTGCTGAGGCAGCCTACGATAGCTATGGCAATTGCCTCAACTCGACTGGGTGAACTTAGTGAAGGATATTGGATGATCGATCTGCAGAGGCTGTTGAAGAGACTGAAGGACGAACAGCGGCGCCTGGTGCTTGCCATGGCGAAGATTGACGCCCTGCCCTCTCATACGGACGTGAAGAAGGTGGCTGAGCTGGAGAACGCGATCCTGGCGGTCTCCGCTGTCATCGAGGAGCAGAAGAGCGGATCTTAGGCGTTTATAGCTAAATCTCGCTATAAACGGGTCTAAATGCCTTTGCGAGTTCGGTCGATCTTTCGCCTCTCCTCAAGGTAAAGAGCTAACGTTTTCGCTTTTGCGGTGCCAAGATGCTCTTTCATGAGTTCATCCTGCTCCCGATCAGATGCGTACCCGAACTGCTCAGCTTGCCCGATCACGTCCAGATTCATCGTTCGGGCAAGTCTCCAGCTTGGAAGTTGCCGAAGGCGCTCCAGTGTCATTTCGTGTCGATAAGCTACGAACAGTCTTGTTGGGCTGATTGGCATCAGCAAGTAACTATCCGGATTAACCAAGACAACGGTGTAAACAACTGGCCGATCAGATGTTACGAAATGATAATTGTGTCGAAGCTCCAGAGAGACCCATTTCATCGCTTTGATTGTTGTGATGACCTTTTGGTTCGACACCAGACTTTCGTAGGTTTGGAAAGTAGCTCGCTCGGACCACGCATCCTTCCTTGAATCCCAGAACTCATCCGCACTCGTCGGTTGATCCGGCGTCCGACTGAGCTCGTATCTAGCTCTCATCTCAGGAGTGAGATTGTGCCAGTCCTCTTTGATTGTTCTTCGAAAGTTTTCGAGATCGGCAGGGTGACGAAAGATCATCGTCATAATGAACTTGGACCAGGCAAGCCTTAGCCGATCTGGAAGTATAGAAGGTGCGGGAGCTCGTAACAGAAAGTCGAGCGCCTCTGACGCCGCGGTGTCCACTGGCTCGAAGAAACGCTTCTCTAGGCTGGGAGCTGAACCGTCTAGCGAACTGTAGCCGAGTTCCTTGTAGCCCGTTCCACCTGGAGACCTATACTGAGAATTGACCACTCCGCTGTAGACACGCTGGTATTGGACAAGCCTCCGATTAGGTGCGTTCCAGCCCTTAAGGTAGAACTCGGGAACGAAGTGATGTTTACGGGAGGGATCATCTTCCACCTTCAATTCATCACCGCCCGACAAAGCCAAAGTTGCTCTCCTATTTCATTTAGCAGGGAGCGAGCGCGCGATTGCTCGCTCATCTCATACCAAAATGCATCTCTGGGTCTTCATCTTCGTCGGTGCCGTCGGAGACTCCTTCCGGAGTGTAGCCGGGCAAGCGGGACTCGATGCAGCTATGCGGGAGCGTCTCAGCAATTTCCTCGAACGTATAATGGTGCTGGCCGTCAACAAGTGGCAAGCGCTCTCTAACGGTAAGCTTTGTCCAATTTGGCAGGTTCTTGCACTCTTCACAGTGGACGGAGCTTGAGATCGTGCGCACTCGAGCGCCAGGGTTGTAGAAAGGCGTCATCAAAATACTCCCCATTCCTTGTTTGCCAGGAGCTCCGGCGTGGGCTCGACGCGCTCGGGCTCGATCTTGAGATTAAGCCTACGGCGCACCGCGGCGAAGTCTCTCTCCAACGCTCTCTCTGCCTGCTCGATCTTAACCGACACGCCTGGAACGATCTCCTTGGGTGGGAGTCCATTCAGCTCGCGCACAAAGGTCTGAACGTAGTCGACGGCCGCTTTCATGCTGTGAAACCATTCCCGCGGCGGAGCCTTCCCATCGCAGAAGAGGCGAAACTTCCGAGAGGTCGCGAGCGCGTCCATCTTCCGGTAGCGGCGCTCGTCATCCTTGACGATCTCGAAGGTATGTCCGCCCTGCTTCCAGCTTCCCTGGCTCTCAGGTGTGATCATCGACCTTCCTCATGGACGCTGATGAAGCGCTCGCGAATTTCGGCGCTGGTGACGAAGTTCATGTATTCCTGGACGCGGTTCTGCACGTCGAGCGTTCGGCATCGCACCTCCACCGCCACGTTCTGGTGGTGCTCCATGAGGCTGCAGTAGGCTTCCTCGGCGCGCAGACAGACCTCGCGCTCGTTGTCGCCGGAGATGAGGAGCTCTTCCTCGTCGACCAGGCGATCGGGGCGCGACTTGAGGATCCGCACGTTGATCGGATGCTTGAAACCTGGTCTGTGGCTCACCCTGTTCCCTCCTTCATGTGCGCGACCATCTCAGCCTCACTCTCGAAGACCTGGTCTCGGTTCCGCATTTGTTCTGAATGCCACAAACCGAGGAAATTCGCCAGCCGAGGAAGCCGATTGGGGTTACCGAGCTTCTCCAGCATGATGAGGGCACCGGCGCAGAACTGATCGTCCGGGCCGGGCTCATAGGGGCGATAGGTGTCGTCCCAGTTCTCCTCCTCGACCTGCAGCTCCTCATCCCACCGATCGCCGCTGATCGTCTTGTGGCAGGTGAAGCTAGCGTCTTGGCGCACGATGCTGTCCAGGATGTCCTGGGCGCGCTCCGGATGTAGATAGCCCTGAACGTCCCGACGGAACGGGCAATCCTTACAGGGCGCGACCAGGTTGAACTTCAAAACGGCGACTTCCCACCACCGAGGGTGAACTTGAACCTTCGCGCCAGCTCCTCAGCTTCCTGAGAACCGAGTGTCTCATTATCTTCGAGATAGTAGCCGCCCCATCTACCTCCAGGGCCGAATTGCCGATGAATGAGGAGCTTCTGACCGGCGTACCCAATGACCCATTGCGCCTCTTCGTCGGTTTCGCTCACCGGCACCTGTCCGGCGTTCTCGAAAGGTCGCAGAGCTTCGCGCGCCGCCTCGAGTGCCGCTTGGATCGTTCGCTGCTCCTCGGATGGTGCACCTTCAGCGAAGATTTCCGCAACCCGGCGAAGAGTAGCCAGGTGATGGACGTCGATCTCAACCTTGCTCATGGTCCCTCTCTGCTCTCGTGATCTTCAACTCTCGCACGTCTGCGTGAGGATGTCGGCTGGCACAAGCAGGAGAATTGACTCTCGCCATGGACTAGAACAAACATGGAACATGATCCCTGAAAACATCCGGGCGTGCCAGAGCACCGACGTTCCGATCTGCGTGGAATGCCTGAACTGTCACCATAAGGCGGTCATGGAATCCGAGTACCTGCTCTCCCGGTCTGCCAGATTGCACCCGGACGTCAGTCTGGTGCATGTCTCGCGTCTGCTGAAGTGCGGCGACTGCGGTTCCAAGGCGCTGAAGGTCTTCCGGCCGCCGGATCGTGACGCTGCGGCCGACTTTATCGCGACAGAGCTTTAGAAGCTCACAGAGACGCGCTTTTTGCGAGCGCTACAACGTGACGTGAAAAGCGTTTCCGTCGCTCAGTGCGCGTCTCTGCGCGTTCACGACGCTGTTCCGATCGCTTCGCTCGATTTGTCGAAGCAGATGATCTCTTCCCTGAACTGCGTACAGGCGCGATTTATGTCGTGGGCGCAGTCTCGGCAGTAGTAGGCGCGCGTGGAGATGTTGAACCAGGTCGCGCCGGGGCGTTGGCAGGCCGTGCGATTGCACGACCCGCGAAAGAGGCCCTTGTCCAGCTTCAGTCCGGACGTGGACGTTTCGGGGTGCCGGAGACGGCGGTGAGGCGATCGGCATAGCGACCCATTACTTCTTCCTCCAGGGCTGGGGCTGATCACCCGCCATGATCGAGCCATAGGGGAGGATCTCGTCGACGATCTCGGCGAGCCCGTAGTGGGCGATCTGCGACCGCACCGTCGCCGCGCTCTTGTAAGCATTGGGGTGCTCCGAGAAGTCCGGCGTCCCGCAGAAGGACCTGACGTCAATATGCTCGGGCCAGGCCGCCGGCGCGGACTCCTTGAGGAACTGGGTCCGGCTCATGTTGCGCCCCGCCCCATGCGGAAGGAAGCCGAGGCCGTTGGCTGCGTCCGTTCCGCGGGTGATGAGGATCGGCTCCGCCATGTTCAGCGGAACGATGGTCCGATCGTACTCCGCCCAGCCCGGGGTCGCGCCCTTCGCATGGAAGAAGGTGTCGCCGCGCTGGAAGATGAAATTGTGCTCGTTCCAGAACCAGTCGTTGATCGGGAAGCCGATGAGCTGGTGGATCTTGAAGTGGCTCTCGCGGGTCCAGTCCTTGATCGCCTGCAGCGCTTCCCAATAGTCCTGGCCCTCCTTCGTATCGAAGGGGATCCAGGCCGCAGCCTTGGGCACCTCGGGCGCCAGCTTCTCGCGAAAGCGTTCTGCGTCCTGCATACCGGCCTTGTAGAGCCTGGCGCCGGGACCGCGCGAGCCGTGGTGGGTTACGACGACCGTATCGCCCGTGCTCTGGAGCGTGCCGACGTAGAGGAAGTGGTTGCCATCGCCCTGGGTGGCGAAGTGCGAGATCATGGGCTGCAGGTGCCACTGCAGGAAGCGATTACGCTCGAAGCGGTCCATCACCTCGGCCGAGGGCTTGTGCTGATCGCGCTGCTGACGGCCGCCGGGGCCGAAGTGGGTCACGGTCATCGCCCGATCGAGCACTTCCTTCGGGTCGACGCGGCCGAGATTGGCGACAGCTACTGAGCAGCAGATGTCGGCTGAGTGGAAGCCGGGATGAATGGCGCCCTTCACCGCAACCACGCCGCCAACCGGGATGACGCCGGCCGGGCAGGCATCGGGCATCACCGCGCCGGCTTCAACCGTCGGTACGCGCATGAGCTCCTGCATCGTGGCGGAGACGGCAGCGATGTTGTCCGCGTCCCCCTCCCCTTCCGCATGGATGTTGAGGTGAAACGCGACCTCGCCAGCGGCTCGAAGGCCGCGCGGCTCGACCGGTGGCGGAACGTGTTGGGCGATGATCGCCCGGATCTCCGCCTCGGTGGCGCCGTGCGCTTCCGCATCATTGGCGTCGTGGAGCGCGGCGCCGAACCACGATGCGGGCTGGTAGCCCCACTCGATGAGGGTCTTGCCGGTGATCATTCCTGGTCCTCGTAATTCTCAGGGTGGAGTTTCTGATCGGTCTTGTCCGCGCAGCTCGGGCATTCGCCATCGAAGCCGTCGCCGCCGTCCTCGTATTGGGCGCCGCAGGTGCGGCAGAGATCCTCGTTCTCTTCCTCGGCGGCCTGCGTTCGCTCGCATTCCTTGCAAAGGCCGCTGTCGGCCCGTTCATCAAGCGTCCATTCGCCGTTGCAGCACTCGCAGACGAAGGTCTCGCTCGGCACCCACACCCAGGCACTGACCCACACGCCGTTTTCGGCATTGGAGACGATCGGATCATCATCGATTTCCAGATCGTCATCGGCATAGCGCTCTCGCGCAATCGCGATTTCGCTTTCGGCGGCGGCCGCCTCGCTTGCGGTGGCTTTGTAGCGTTCGGTGACGGACGCGAGCGCGGGCACGAAGGCGATCAGCGCCGCCTCTTCCTCGGTGATGCGCACGAACATCAGCGGGTCTCCCCAGGGTTGCCGAACGTGTGCAGGGCGTGTGCCTGGTCAGGGTAATCGCTGGGCAAGCCGAAGGCTCGAAGCGCTGCCTGTAGGGCCGTCTGCACGTCGCTCCAGTCCACGTCTTCCGGGTCGTTGCAGTAGGTGTTCACCAACGTCCGACACGCAACCTGCGCCGCGGAGTCCGCGATCAGCGGCAGGTCGTCAGGAATGCTAGCCGGATGCGCGAGGAGCTCGGTGTGCTTGTTGATCGCCGGCGCTCCGAACTGAGCCCCGAAGATGTCCTGAATGACCGGGTCGCACCAGACGGGGCGGCCGCCGGTGGTGCGGGCCCATAGAGTGAGGCCGCCAAAGTCGAAGTCGATCCGCTCGCCACGCTGCTCCAGGTGATAGGCCAACCAGTCGGTGACGACCCAGCATTCCGAAGTGTCGGCATCGTTTAGATCGATGCCGTATTCCAAACAAAGATCTTCCCAGCCGGTTTCATCCGTGGGTGACGCGGAAGCGGCTGTTTCTTGCTGATGATGAACGAACAAGCCATCATCTACCAACCATCCGCAGGAACGAGCTGCCTTCTCGTAGGCTTGCGGAAATCCGGCGAACTTCATGGCTCGATTGCAAAGTCGGGCCAATTCAATCCGGTCGGTGACGCGGTGAGTGTTGATGTCGACCAGATCGTCGCCCTGTGCCAGAGCGAGCATCAAATCGGAAACATCGGCGAGCGTGTGGGCCCGCACCATCTGCTCGACGGAGCGCATTTCTCTCTCTCTCCAGAACTAACGTCTTGATTTCGTTGACCTTACGCGATCAGGCGCGGGTTGCTTTCGGCAGCAGATGGGAGATGTCTTCGATATTCCGGACGAAGAAGTTGAAGGCTTTCAGGGCGTGGCCTTGGGAGATCACCCGCTCTCCGGCAGCCTCGACGTACATGAACGCGACGAGCTCCTGCAGCTCGACAGCCTTTTCCGTCGCGACCTTCGCCTTCTGGGCGCACGGTTTACAACGGAAGGCCCGCTTGTCTCCCTCGAACGGCTCGGCGCAGGTGCCGCATCGGCACCAATAGCCGCCTGACGCAAAGCCGAAGCTGACCAGAGAAGACTCGGTCACCATGTCGTTTTTGCCCAGTTTAGAATTGCGGGAATTGTGGGCTCTACTTCATACGCCTTGCAGGCGGCCTCATTGAACTCGACTCTCATCCCGATCAGATCGTCTTGGTCGATCCAGACGATGTCGGAGGACTCTCGAACTCGTGCGTAGATGGACGTTCCATCGAGGATGACGCTGTCGGTCGCGATGACTCCTCCATCCGACAGACTAAGGCTGATCGAGCCGATTAACTTGTTTATCTCCGGATTTAGAATTGGCAGGGCGTCGAGCATCTTCTTCATCGTGCTGCGCATAGGGTGTCCTACTGGTCGAGATAGCTGGCGATCGGGGCAGACACGCGGCCGCCGTTCTCGTGCTGAATGGTGAGGATAGACTGCGGGCTAGCGCCGCGCCGGAGACACTCCTGGGCCGCGGCAAGCGACGGGCGCCGGGAGACCTCGTCCCAGTCAGCGCCTTCGACAATATAGAAGCCTGGCCGCAGTGAATGCTGCCGAACGGTCACGATCTGCTCGGGAGACATAAGTCGCTCCTGATGTGTGCGTGTGTTGCGAATTCGTTATGCGACAAAGCATTATGGAAGTCGCTTGGCTGTGGTAGGATAAATCAAAACTGATTGTCAATCGGGAGAGAGTCCGATGATGAGCCTGCTTCACAAGCTCCAGTCCTACGAAGCGCTCGTGGGTCCTCTATTTGCGGTCGTCAGTGCGCCGCAACCCGCGCTGCAGATGTTGAGATTCTTGGCCCTTTGACAGCCCGCCAATTGGCGCTATCTTATTCGGAGTGGAGCGAGGGTTTCCCCTCGCTCCGTTTGGCTAGCCTATCGAGATTTCAAGGGCGAGTTGGAAGCTGCGGCCCTTAATTTTCTCGACGGTAACCGACAGGCGTATGCGTGGTATTAGCCACATCATCGTCTGTGCCTCCGTACTGACCAAGCGGGGCCTCCGCCCGAGGACGCCGAGTAGCCTACTCGACGTGGGGCCCCGCTTCCCTAGGGCCCTGGCGTACCGCCTGATCAATCTCGTCGTTCTATCGCACCCCGATGCGGGATGCTACTGCTGAGCGGCGTTCTCCGCAGCGCGCTCACGCAAGCGCCGCATGTTCTCTTCCGAGGTCGAGCGCACCGCCGCTTTCACAGAACTGATCAGCGACTGGCGATCGGCCAGGGAATACTCATCCAGGGGTTTCACTGGGCATTCGCAGCCGGGGTTCCGACGAACCCACTCACGGCGCATAGCCACGAGGAAGGTCTTCGTCGCGACCAGTGCCTGATCATCGCTAACTTGCATCTGCTATCCGTCTAAATCAGTGTTCATTGATCATAGCGAAGCAGGCTCGGGTTGCGATCGGATGCTCTCGGCTACTTGCGCTCGATGTTGCGAACGGTCTCTGCTGACCAGCGATCGGCGTGGAGTGGCTTGATACCGCGGGCGTCGAGGGCTTCGGCGATCTGCCGATATGATGAGAAACCCTCCTCCCGCAGTTTAGCGATGATCGGGCGAAGCTTGTTGCGCCTTTCCTCAGCTTCGGCTCCGCGCTTGGCACCGGCTCGGCGGCGTGCCTCTGCGAGATACGGGTTTCCCTTGCGGCCGCCGTCGCCGCCGAGAGCGGTAGCCGCCTGCTCCTGCAGTACGAGGAACCGGTCCCGGAAGTCAGGCTGTGCGGGGTCGAGCTCCTGGACTGCGCGGGCCACGTTCCGCAGCCGGCGCATAAGGACGCTGGTCTCAACTTCAGCCACTGTTCTTGTTCTCCGGCAGCACATACTCAACGGTGAAGGGCGGCGTGATGTCCTTGGCCGCGGCCGTCATCACTTCCGCCATCGACTTGAACGACCCATGCCATTTGGCGCCCTTCTTCGGCAACCGCAATGAGAGGCGACCGGGCGCGTCCATGCAGACTCTCACGGTCGGTCGCGTGGTGCCCGCCGAGTCCGGTCCTGCCGTTCCTGGTCGAGCTTCCGACGCTGGGCTGCCAGCTCCTCCAGCTCCCGCAGGTGGGGCCGCCGGCTTCTTCCGTTTTCGATCACTACGCCGTCGTGCGTCACCGTTTTCATGATCCATCTCCGGTCCAATCAAAATAGACTTCTAAAAGGCGATATAGCGAAATCGCGAAAACGTTGCAGACGGTTCCCCGGAAGAGGAACCGCCCTGCCCTACTCAGCTCGACAGCTTGGTATCCACCACCTTTTCGCCGACGATGTCGGGATCGGCCGCCATCTGCAGCAGAATGTCCATGACCTGTGGATGCGCCAGGGCGACAGAGAGCGCCATGAGCCGCTTGCCCTGCTCCTGCTGAGCCGTGGTCAGATTGGCGCCATCAATGAGACCCGTCGAGAAGACCTTGAAGGTCCCATCGGGCTTGAGGATGATGCCGGCATCACCCTCCTCGATAGGGGTCGCGGTGACATTTTCGTGATTGAGCAGTGCGGTCAAATGCAGGTCCCTCGAGATTGATCTGGATCAATTATTGCGAAATGTTGCTGAAGATCAGGCGGCCGTGTCGAACCCGCTCGTCCCGTCGTAAGTCAGAAGCCCCAGAACGGGCGTTCCGGGGCTTCCTCTGATAAACACGTTTTGACTTCACGACGCGGGGAGCAAACCTTTTGCTCTCCAGCGAATGAGCTGCCGAATTGCGCCTGACGGGCTTTCTGACCTTCATTGCGAGTCCTCTTTACTCTGTCGTGCCTCCAGTAAAACTTCTGCGTCACATAGTAGTCAAAGCTACAGCGCGTGATCTCGGAACGCAAAAGGGAATAGATTATAGCAAAAGAATCCTATTCGGTGAATCTTATAGCTGCTCTAATGCGTTAGCGAAATAGCGACATCTATAGGAGTTTGGGCCAATGACAGCGGGCAGCTAGCTCGCGACGTCCCTCCTCTGACTCTCATGAGACGTAATGCCGGAACTTCCTACATCGACCGAGAACCTTGAGGAGCTCGCAACTGCGCGGGTGCTCTTCAAGCTCCTGAACCTTGCCTCTTCCGCTGAGAATATCGAGCTCGCCTTCATCATCCTGACCATACAGATCGGAATTCTCGAAGGGCGTCCGATGGATATCTCCGCGCTGGCGGCGATGACCGGGCTGCCGCGTACCACGGTGCTCCGCAAGTTGCGGGACTTTGAGCAGCGAACCGGGCGCTTGCGCTGGCAGTCTAAGGGGTCGAGGCGCATTCCGCTGATCGACCCCGACTTCAGTCTCTGGGGAAAGCATTTGAAGACGGCAGCTCGCCTCATGCGTCAGTACGTCGACCTGCTATCCATTTTGGACAAGTCCGCGTTTGACCCGGCGGAAACTGTTTCTTAATTGTTCCTCACTCGGCTCGATAGGGAAAGCCGTGGAACACAGAGGTCCGAATGTCGGTGGAATTTGCGCGTCGGAAAGAAGAACTGGCTCAAAGACTGATTGAAGCAGCGCGCCAATACATGATGGAAGCGGGACAGCCCGAGTTTAGCCGCTCTGGACTCTCGCAGATGTCTATGGACCTGCAGGAAGTTGCCGGCGAAATGCTTTGCTTTGGCGGCGACATTTGGCCGGTCGAGGTTGCTCGCGAGGCTCTCATGGAAGAGAGTCCGATCGCTCCCAAGTTGATTCTCGTCGCCGCCTGAGCCGGCGACCTACAGTTTCGAGGTATCGAGCCCGATCTTCGGTTCCGGGCTCTTCTCTTCCTCCTCGGAGATGAAGGCGACCCCCTCCCCTTCCGCGTAGTCGCGGGCCACCCTGATCGCGTCAGCCAGGGCGACGGGGTCGACCTCTTTCCCCTCAGCGTGGTGTATGAGCGTGGCGATCGCGTCGAGGAGGTTCTGATCCATCACGGCTGCATCGACTCCATCATGCCCTTCATGTCCCACTGATCGATGGGCTCGCAGTGAGCATATACCCGGTCGTACATCTTGTTGATCCCGTTGCCGGCGACAGTGCCCTGCCAGGACTCCCACATCTTCGCCTTACGTTCGCACTCCTGCTGATCCATGAGCCGAAACTCCTTGTGGAAGACAGGTGCGTTGGCGCCGCTATAGAAGATGGCGACGATCAGAAAGGCTTTCATCAGGTTCCCTCGTTCGGTCGTCTCCGCTTCCTTCAACAAAGGCGTGGAGTCAACCGCGGTATCGCGAATTAGCGATGTACCGTCATAGCGAGAGAACGAAGGCGCGCTTTCGGGATACCGCGAACTAGCGTTCGCCGTTCACCTCCTGGTCAAAGATGCGGGCCGTCTCCGCGTCGCGGGCGAAAACGGTGCCGGCGAGCGCGTAGACATTGCTTTCACGCCCGAGACGTCCGAACAGCTCCTGGCACGTTTCGGCGATCGCGCGTTCCTGGGACGAAGCGGCGCGGAACCACCAGCGCCGATCGTTCTGCCCCCAACCGGTGCGGCGGAGATCGAGGTTGGTCTTCGGATACAAGAGAGTGTCTGCCACCATAGCGAAAGCGTCCTTGCGCGAATTAGCGATTAGAAGATGCCCCACGCCGCTGCGCGGGTGTCTTGAGCAGGCTGGAACGAAGACCCACCCTCCCCGGTTCGGTCCGCGATCTCGCTATTTCGCGAAATCGGGCCTTCGTCAACTGCCTTCCCACCCTCCGCCATGATGCCGAGGAGTTGCTGGACGTAGTTCGGCAGGATGCGTCGAGCGCGCGCAAGCTGCCGCGGCGTCATGTGATCCCTGTATCGGGGTAGCGCCTGGGCAACCGATGTCAGGAAGTCGGCGTCGGCCTTGTCCACGAACGTGGCGCCTCGGGCGCACAGTTGCCCGATGGCGCGAGCCACCGCCTTATCGCTGCGTTGCAGGAGATCGAGGATATCCTGCGCGGTCCAGACCTTGCTCTCGGTCATGTCAGTCGCTCTCGTGCGTTGCGTTGCATCGAACATCGCAGAATGACCGGTGGGAGTCGGCTGGAAATCGCGTCAAAGCGAATGGGCGTTTTCGCGAAATCGGGCAGGGCGCGCTCCTCGCTTTTAGAAGCTCGTAGAGCGTCGGGGAGTTCTGTGCGCTGTCGTCTATCGTCTCGCGCTAGAAACGCTGTCAGTGAGCGCGTGAGCGCGTTTAATGATCGCTGGGGAACGAGTTCTTCAAAAGCTCGTCGAGCTTCTTCATTTCGTCTTCGACCGATCGTGGAGGCTCCGTAGGGTTTGACGAGCGAGGATGGTCGACGTCGTCCTGCTGCAGCTCCAAAAGCGCCGCGGCCTCGCGCTTGTGGCAATTTACCTGCAGCTCGAAGCTATCCGGGAAGCGGTCAGCGCAACGCAGTTCGATGCGTCGGCGAAGCGATGGATCATTCACGCCCGGCATGGTATCCGCGAGAGCCGGAGTCGCCAGAAGAGCCGCGAAAATGGCCATTGTGATCCGTGGTGACATGCCTTGCGCCCGTGTGCTCGCTGGTTCTCTACCACGGAGGCGACTTCTTGGGCTATTCCGCGGCCTCGGGTAGCGCAGCAGGCTTTTTCGCGCGCATCAGAGCGGCCGGAGTGGGCGTCGCGAGCCAGGTTTCCAGTGTCAGCGTGTTGCCGTGGTAGACAACGGCGCTGGATCCGGTGAGTGCGAGCTGGATGTAGCAGCCGCACATCGCGTCAAAGTCCACGTCGATCGCGTGCCAATAAGCATCGCGACCGATATCCAGGCCCTGTTCGGTGAGAACCCGATTGCTGGCAAGGATCATTCCGCCAACCCCGCACGCCGGCTCCTGCAGCAGGAGATGATCGCGGCCTTCTGCTCTCGCCTCTGCAAGGATCACAGGAACATTGGACAGGCTCAGTCGGGCGATCAGCTCGGACACGCTGTCTGGGGTGAAGAACTGACCGATCTGCGTGTTCGCCTCGACCTCCATGAAGATCGGGCCCAGGAAATCATACGGTGCTTCGGCGAGCGCCCTGCCCGCAATCCCTAGCAGTCTCGCGAAATCGCCCATTGTCGCTTTAGCGATCTGACAACGCGCCACGATCTTCATGTACTCGGCTTCGTTGTGGCGCCAGGCGTCGCCGTCGGGCTTCAGCACCGAACCGCGGAGGCTGTAGAAAGCCGCGTGAAGCCAGGTCCGGAAAGCTTCACGTTCGCGCCAGCCTTCGCGATTGGTGACGTCCGCGAGCAGACCAAGGAATGTCTTGGTCGCTTCTTTGTGGCGCGGATCCGCGACCACGCGCCGAGCAGTCGGCTGCGCCATAAATCGCTCCTTCGTGATTTAGCGAGTTCGTGAAAACCGTGGATTAGCGAACCAGGCCGACGCTGAATTTGCGGCGCCCGATCCAGCGCCCAAGCGACCAATGCCGTCCGAAGTAGACCCATCCGGCGGAGCGATGACGCTCTAGGCCGCGCAAGGAGTTCGGCGCTCCATGCGCGTTCAGCAGGAAAGGGCCGAGATTTACCGCAATCACGATTTCGCCTCTTCGCTATTCCGCGAAGAAGCCTTTTCGACAATCACCAGCTCGTCGGGCGGAATGATGCAGGCAAGTGACCGCGGAATGTCCCAGTCGATCCAGACCTGCGTGTTCCTTCCCATCGGGCGCAGATCGCGGATCGTGCCGCGGGTGCCAGGCGGAATAGGGCAGGGGTCGTCGTCCATCTTCACCAGCTCGATGCGGTCACCACGATTGAACATCAGTGGGTCCTCTGGTGGTGGCGGTGGTCGAAGTTGTCAGAGGCGCGATCGAGTTCGTGGCTCTCCAGCACCCGGGTGTTCACCAGCAGACCGGCGGCAAGGTCGAGCTTCGACTCCTCGATCCAGCTTTGGTCGTGGAGGTCATAGTGCTGGCGCTTGAGCAGCTTTATGTGCCGCTCACCGCCCCAGATATCGACGCGGAGGATCATAGCGAGTTCCCTATTCAGCGAAGAAGCGGTTTAGCGATGCAGCCGGACACGCCGGCTGCACTGGCAAAGCCGCCTTACGCCGCCTCCTCCTCGTCTTCCTCGGCGTAGCCCTTGCCGCCGTCGAGCAGGAGCTTGAGCGCCTGTCCGTACAGGGAGTCCGGATTGAGCTTGAGAACCTTGCCGGCCCGCGTGGCGATCTTGGTCACGTCGAACAGCGCCATGATCTGACCCACCTGCGAGCGGGCAGTGCCCTCGTTGTAGGTGGTGCCGCGATTGCTGGACATCGTGCGCAGCGCAGCGACCAGGTCAGAGGAGGTGACCTCGCCCTTCGCGTCCAGAACGCTGTAGCAGCTCATGATGAAGGTCGACGGTTCGCGGTCAGCCGCGAGCGACAGGATCAGGTTGTCGAACTTCTCGGCGACCTTCTTCTGAAGGGGCCGCTTGGCGAGGACCTCCTTCTTGTTGGCTTCGAGGTCTTCGGGCACGTCGGCGGTCAGGATGAAGGCTTCCGGCGGCAGGCTGTTCAGGTCACGAGTCGGGCGAGGAGTCTTCGGGGTGCTGGGCGCACGAGCAGCGCGGGCAGGGGGCACGGCGGCGGCGATGCTCGCCTCGGCAGCCTCGACCTCGACGGCAGCGTCGCTCTGCTGCTCCTCGTAGATCTCCGCTCGGGTAATGCTCGCCTCGAGTTCGCCCAGGGCGTCGTCATCCAGAACTTCGTCGCCGGCAGCAACGGGGGTGGTCTCCTCGACCGCTTCCTCAGTGGTCGCGGTCAGCTCGGGCTCGCCGAGATCCTCGATCTCCTCGATGATTTCGCCATCGTTCTGGTCTTCGACCTCAAGGTCGGACAGGATCGCATCGATGCTGTCGAACTCGCTCGGGTCGATTTGCTCATGCGCACCGGTATTCATCGGGTCCATTGTGTCTATTTCCTCTTGCAGTGTGTCGAACTCAGAAAGCAACGCGCTCTCTATGTCGTCGTCTATACTGCGCAGAGTTTCGGATAGCGGCTGGGACATGCTTTCGATCCTGCGGAAAAGCGCGAACTAGCGAATAGGCGAAGGCGCTAATTCACGACCGAGAGATGGCTCGGTCGCTTCTTCGGAGAGGGGAGGGGAGGCGTCAGACGGCTGTTCACGGCCTGCGCGTAAGGATGCGGGACGCCGGCGATCATCTGCCCATATCGCTCGGCCGTGTCGTGTCGGCCCAGAAGCCACTCCTTCGGCTCGCGACCGGTGGTGATCATCATGAGCACGGGCGGCTTCCGGAAGCGCGGGTAACACCCTGTCACGCCGGCGCCGTTCTCGTTTGCAGCCTTCATAAGTCAATCCTGACTGTTGTCGGTGAGCGCGACAAAACCCAAGAGCGCGCACACGAGATGGAAGAGGCGGGCGCCGAGCCAGAAGACAGGCGCCAGGGCGAGGGTGACGAGCGCGAGAAGGAGCGCCAGGACGCACATGGTCACCGCCCTGAGCGGCCAGTAGAGAGCGATTACCAAGCTCTCCGGCGCGCGCCACAGATCCTGCAATGCTAGCTTGAGGGCATCCAGGCGACGCTCCGGCCGAATGATCCTAAGCCGCACGAGCCAGCTCCTCGATCTCCGGTAGCGTGTAGAAGCCCCAGTCCAGGCCCGCGAAGAAGCAGTCCATCATGACGCCAACGTCGTAGTCTGCTGCGTGCGCTTTGCTGGCGTCGTAGGGCATGTCGCAGGCGAAGCAGAGTTCACCGAGGTTCGGGCTTTTGCCAATGGGCGTTGCCCAGCGCCCCTGTAGCATCGTGTCGACGGTGGGCTTCTCGATCGGCGGCAAGCCGACCCGCTTGAACTCGTAGTTCAGGAACGGCAGGTCGAAGCCGTCACCGTTGTGGGCCACGATCATATCGGCGCGCGAAAGCACGGCATGAGCCTTCGGCGCGACCATGTCCCAGGTCGGGCAGCCGACGAGATCGCCCAGACTGATCTTGTGGACACGCTGCGCTTCAATGCCGATGGAGCGCTGGGGATCGATGCGCTGGTTCAGCTCGAACACCCGCTTGCGCGAGCGGAGGTCCCACAGTCCCGCATAGAACTCGACCAGACGATGGTCGCCGGGCTCAAGGCCGGTGGTTTCAATATCGGTGCCGGCGAGAAGGGTCATTTGTTAGCCTTTGCTTCACAGGCCCGTCGGGCACTGGAGAGAGTAGGGTGCAGCCCGGTGTAGATGATGATCCCGTTCCGGATGACACTCGCGAGGTACGGATCGATGGTGCGATCGACGTGATTGACTGCCAGTGTCACGTTGTCTGATCCGCGCTCCATAGCTTGACCTTTGTTCAAGGTTGGAGACTTCCAACTCACTTCCATCATACGTGACGCCAGGTCCTTTCTTCACGAATGTCGCTGATGGTTCCGCGACTGACCCCGTGTTTCATAGCGAGATCGGTCACGGTTGCGTCCGATTGGCGGATGGCGATGACGTCATCCGGGGTGAGCTTGGAGTTGCCGTTTGCAGTACCGCGGGTGGCTTTCAAACCGTGGGCGAAGGCGTGCTTCTCCTGGTCGCTGCGGCTCGCCCATTCCAGGTTACCGACGGAGTTGTCGGTCTTGTCGCCGCTCTTGTGGTTGACCTCGGGCAGGTTGTCCGGGTTCGGGATCAGGGCCAGACCGATCACCCGGTTCACCAGGACCGACTTGCTGATGCCGTCGAACGTCATGGTGAAGTACAGACGCTCCGTCTTGCGGTGGAGCGACGGCTTCACCCGGCGATAGACCCACTTCTTGCCTTCCATGAGGACGGTGCGGATCGCGCTCTTCGGTGCCGGCGCTCTGTACCAAACGGAGCCGTCTTCTCGGGCAACGTAGACCCGGTAGCGAAGCGCCCGGAGGATCCAGGCGTCCTTAGACCAAGTCATGCGGCTCTCCCGAATTCACCGAAGGCGCGCTTCGCCGCGTGCTCGTAGGCGTCGCGCGCCTCAGCCGCTGTCGCGAAGCTGCCAAGAAATTTAGCTGTTCCCTTGATGGTGATTTGGGCGAGCCAACGACCGTTTCGTTCGCGAACTCCTTTAATGCCGCTGGTGTTGTTCGACGGCGCGTTCTTGTTTGCGGCGCTCTCGCCCCCGTCAGCGAGACGGAGATTCTCAAATCGGTTGTTCCTGGGGTTTGTGTCGATGTGATCGACAATTCGGTCGGGCCAAGTGCCGGTGACTAGAGCCCAGATGACGCGTTGTCCGAGAAGAGGAGCGCCGTCGACTGTCAGCTTGAGATATCCATCAGGGCGGAAGCCGCCAGCAAGCGCACCAGCCAAGCAGCCACGACCAGGCCGCGTGACGCGCCAGCGCAGTTCTCCCGTGCTGGGCTCATAGCTGAGAACTTCGCGTAGGCGTTCAATCGTAGGCAGCGGACGAACCCTTTTAGGCCCAATCTGAGTGATGCCCTCCAGCAACTCAGATCTCCCGAGTTTTGGCGGAACCGACACGGCCCTTGCCCTCGATCGACACAGAGCGGGCGCGCGCTTGCACTTCGACCCGATGTCCGCTCTTCTGATCGACGTTGCCGAGCCAACCGAACCAGCGATTGATCCAATCGACGACCCGCATCATGCGGGCGGCTGCGTTGTAGTCCTCGCGCGTCAGCAGATCGGAACCGCACTCGGGGCAGGGCGTGCCGATCAGGTGCGGGCCGAACTTCTGGTGCGGAGCGACGTAGCCGCATCCCGAATTGTCACAGACGAGGCGACCAGCGTCATCGGGATCGAAGTGAATGAGCTTCTTTGCGGGCTTTGCGCGCATTGAGGAGTTCTTTCCTGACGTTGTAGATGGTGTCGGTGAGGTCCCAGGGAACGAGCCCGGAGACCGTGTCGAACAGCGAGTTGACCACCAGGTAGAGCTCGCGATCGGTGATCTTGCCTTGTTCGTGCTGGTGAACCCGCTCGGCGAGGGCTTCCACGACCTTGCGTGAAAGCTCGCCCTGGATGTCCTCCCAGGAGGGCATGGCTCAGGGATTGCCGGGGTTCATGGCGCGCGCCTGGCGCTCCGGGGTCCACAGCTCGTAGAAGCGGGCGAGGAAGCGCTGCTTGGCTTCGTAGGGCAGCCAGCACTCGATGGTCACCGGGGCGACGACGCTGTCGTCATGGAGCTTCCCGCTTTCCCAGTCTTCGCCGGCGCGCTTGGGAACGACCTGGTTGACCTCGGCCGCGGCAAGCGCTTCGTCGGCCGCCTTGACCGACGGCGGATAGGGGAACTGCAGACCGAAGCGCCGGGCGATGGCGTGCTCGTTGGCGTCCTCGACCTTCTTGAAGGGTGCTCGGAACAGCGGGTCGTACTTGAGCGGGCGGATCAGGTCGCCGTTGTAGGCTTCGGAGCCGTCGTGCAGCAGACGCTCCAGCGCTTCTTCCTCGGGCCCGAGATAGGAGGCGAGAACCGAATGCTCCGCGACCGAATAGAAGATCCGCTCCTTGTGCGCCGGATGCTGGATCGCGCCGTTGTAGCGGCAGCGGGTGGCTAGGTGATGCGCAAGCGTCTCGATCTCGACCTCCAGCGGGCGCGGGTCGAGCGGCCAGAACTTGCTGCCGGCGGCGGTGTGCATGTACTTCCCGATGCGATCGGGCTGAACGATGGCGTTCATCAGTCTGTCCTGTGCGTGTGTGTTGCGCTCTGTCAGTAAGTTATAGCTGACAGAGCGCGGGTTGCGATAGGTCAATATTGACTTATCAAACGGAACGCGAAGATGCCTTCAGGTTCTTCGAGAGGGACTCCCGATCCATTTTTAGCGCTTTCGCGATAGTGCGAATGGACTCGCCAGCTTCGTGGCGACGCTTGGCCTCGGCGAACTTCTCCTCGTAGGTAGCGAAGGTCTGCGGGGCGGCGGGAGCTTCGATGTCGGGCTTACCCTTCGCTTCAACGAAGTCCTGGGCGAGCGCCTTCGGAGCCGACTTCCCGGAATGCACACGCGGGGCCTGCTTGACCGGCGGTGCCTTCTGCCGCTCGTTCTTGGCAGCCTCGGTGATCGCCGCGCTCATGTCGCCGGACACCGCGGCCGCGACCGCCGCCTTGACGTCCTTGGGTTCGATGCGGGCAGCAGTCTCGACGAAGCCCCGGCGGAAGTTCGACTTCTTGGGCTTCGAGGCTGTCGCCTTAACGGGCGTAGTCTGGACTTCGATGCCTTTCTGGGTCGTGCTGCCGCCGACGACAACTTCCTCCAGGACGCCGATGTGATTGCCGGCGAGCACCGCCGCTACGATGGCGCGACCTTCTTCGTCCTCGATCGCGGAGATCTTACCCGCCACCTTCTGGTAGACGCCCTTCGGCAGCTCGGCCACGAGGTGATAGGCGCAGGCCCGCATCTTGCCGGTCTCGATCGAAGGAACCGCGATCACGTCTGCCGGGCGAACCTTCGCCAGGAACACGGCTGTGCCGTAGCTGCCGTAGTTCTTGTTGCAAACGTGCAGTCCCGTCGAGCACAGGGTCCGGCGATTGTCGTCGACCTTCTCGGTGGGCATCGACACGCGAGAGCCGAGACGCTGCTCGACCTTGCCGGTATGCGTGTCCACGAAGACGCCGGGCTTGTCGCGGTGGGGCGTCAGGAACTTGTAGACGACGATGGAGCCGTCATCGGCGATCGGCAGATCACCGTTGCGCATGAACTGCAGGAGCTCGTCCGCGCTGTGTTTGTGCGGGATGCGGGCGAAGTCGTCCATGAAGGCGGCGAGAGCCTCGGCGCCGAACCCGTGCGCGGCTTCTTCCACGTACTTCGTCAGCGGAGCTGCGTCCGGGATGACGGCCGCCGAGGTCTTCAGGGCAACCGTGCCGTTGGGCTGCGCTTCCATCGTAATGGCGCCCTGGGTCATCTCCGCCAGCTTCTGAGCCAGGGAGAATTCATCAAGGTCGATCTCCGCGCGATGGCGCGTGGCGAGTGGGATTGCGATGCGTTCCATGATTGACTGGGTGCGCCAGTTCTCCTGGGGCAACACCTCCGACGTTCCGTCTTCCAGGAACAGCGTGATGCCGTTCCGGCTGACGATGACGCCAACTGCTGTGACCATCTTCATTCTGCGTTCGTCTCCGTCTTGGGCTGGTTTGTGGTCGCTTTGGCCGCTTTCTCGACCAGGGGAAGGATGATCTCGAGGCTCTCGGTCGTGGTCTCGAAGGATGGGGTTTTGAGCACTGCCGCCAGCGGTCTGAGGTGAGCCAGACGCACCGTCAGCTTCGCTCGCTCTTTAAGATCGCGAATTCGCGGTTCCGCTTTTTCAAGAACAGCGTCCACGAGCTTCTTGAACCGTTCCTGACGCTCGCACTCCTCGTTGTAGTTTCCGGCCATCGAGTAGGAGCCGCCGGGCTTTACCCGGAACAACAAGCTGGCGCAGAGGATCAAATCCCAGCACGCATCTGCACCTTTGCTGGCGCGATAAGGCTCGGCGAAGGCCGCGTACGCCGCGCGCCGAGAATGCAACATGAGTTCGGATGCGAGCACGCTCTCCGGGTCTCGATGCATTATGGCTTCGTGACACTGCGCCGCCATCAGCATGAAGACGTCCTCGGGACGCGGCTTCTTCAGCCGTTTCTCCAGGCGCTCAAGGATGATGTCCTCGATAGCTCTCGCGCCTGAATCCAGGAGCTTCTTCTGCTCCCGGATCCCGGTAATCAGTGCCGTCGCCGGAACCAGCTTGTTCAACAGGCGAATGCAGAACTGTGGCTGGCTTGTCGCACCGAACGAGACGGCAGGCACATCGTGGTGCGAGTATTTGGACATTGCCAGGAATGCCGCTGGCTCGGCGAGCGTCTTTGGCCGGTCCACATAGGCTCGTTTCTCATACGCACTGACCGCCAGGTCCGCGAGCGCGAGGTACTTGGGCTTGTTATCGATCACCGTCGCTGGATCAGGCTTCGGCTTCTTCTCCCGCTTGATGCGATCGAGGAGCTCGGTGGTCATACCGTGCTTGGCCGCCCGCTCCCGGATATCCTTCAGTTCGGCTTCGCCGAGCTTGGGATCGATCAGAAAGTAGCCAACTCCGCCCCTCTTGAGCGCCGTTTCGCGGTTTGGCGCGATAACCAAATGCAGTTGCGTCATCGCCTGTTGATCAGACGGGGACTGGTGGCCGTAGCTGTCGTCCGACTTGCGAATTGGAAGCAGCCGCCCGGTCTTCTTCTCCCGGTAGAAGAGCCGCCCCATGTGGTTCGCGCCCGTCACTCGCAGCGTCCGGCGGCGGACCTGTTCGATGGCCTCGTCACGGAAGGTGCCAGGATAGGGCCATTTCTTGTAGCGGCGCGCGAACTCACGGCGATGATCGGGAAATCGGCTAACCGCGTAGCGCCCAAAATCCGCTGACTTGATCGTTCTCGTCTTAGCTATGGCGATGGCGATCTCGTCGGCGCCGGCGTGGACCCGCCGATCGATTTTCTCACCGGTAAAGTCGAAGTCCGCCAGAGTCAGTCGAGTGACGTTCTTGAGCCGCGCTTCGATGACCCTGTTCGTCTCGCGCTTCCCGATCGCCTGAACCTCATGCACGAGCTTCCGCAGAACTCTCTTGAGAGTAGCGATTGTGAGATCGTCCATCTGCAGGTCTTCGCGAGAGGGCGTGACCGAGATCGTGTCCGGTTCAGCGCAGACCACCAGACCCATCCAATCGATGCAGAGCGCCTCCGCTTGACGCTGGAGCGTCCTGAGCTCCGTCGAGTCACGAAGCGGATACAGGACGTTCCCATAAAGGACGTGAATGCCCTGAAGGTTGGGAACCAGGCCGTAGCCTTGCTTCCGCAATTCCGCGTAATCGTAGTGATTAAGCAGCTCGCCGTTCAGCTCCACCTTGATGCCACTGTTCCTTGCGTCGGCTTTAATGATGCGCTCGAACTCCAAGCGGTGATCCAGCAGCCGCTCGACTGTCAGCGGGATCGTGACCGTCAGACCACTCTCGTCCGTCGGCGTGGACACCATCGGCCGCACCGCGGGCAAGCCGCCCGTGCTTTCGTCGCCGATGTGCATGGCGTAGATGGTCTTGACGCCTTCATGGCAGCTCGCGACCGTGAAGTGATCGGTATAGGCAAAGGGTGACTTCGACCCGAGGCCGAAGCCGCCGGTTTGGGTAGAGTCAGCGGTCTTGGTGGAGCCGAAATAGGTGGCGTAGATCTCCTCGATCCGGTCGTCAGCGATGCCGGGGCCGAAATCCTGGATCGTAAGCGCGGTTTCCGTCAGCGTGACCTTCACCGGCAGGTCCGGTTGACCCACCATGATGTGCGCATCGATCGCGTTCCGGACGACCTCGCGCACGACGGCGAGCTTCTTGTCGCGGTAGAGCGCGTCGGACAGGATCTTGAAGGCATGTGCGGAAGCAGCGATTTGAAAGTTGCGGGCTGCACCGCCTCCGACAATCGCGTAGTTGTTGTTCTCCGCAAGCGCATTTACTTGCATTGATCTTCCTCGTGTGTGTGATCGCGTCTGAATTACATTAGCAACTCAGACGCGGGATGCAGTAGGTAAGTATTTACTTACTAGTGAAGCCAAATTTCGGAGTGCTCACGGGCGATCTCCTGCATCCGATCCGTGAGAACCTGCTTGCACGCCTCTGTCCGCTCGCCGAGGTCCAGAGTGTTGATCAGGCAACTCGTGCCCTCGATATCGCGCCCTACCTGGTCAACTCCGCCTTCGATGAGGAGCTGGATAAGGGTCTGATAGGCGCGGTTCGCCGGCGGCTTCGTCGGATCTTCCTCGTATGTCGGCAGCGGCCTCAGAAGAACCAGGGTGTCGTAATAGAGCCTGGTCGTTTCGAGGCAGCGATCGGCATAGGCGGCGTACCGCTTTGCGAGCTCCGAGTCCGCGTTGTGCATGGTCAGCTCGCCCAATGCGTAGGCCAGCATGTCGAGCGGCGTGCGATCGGTGATGCAGGGCCTGGGCAGCTTCTGCAGATCCTTGATGTGCCGGTCGAGGAGCTTCTCCTGCGCCGTGATGCGTTCAGCCATGGGGAGATCAGCTACAGCGTCGTAGCCGAGCTCCTTCATCACCTTGGTTGTGGACGTTTCGTGGAAGTGGATGCCGAGATCCTCGGCAACCTTCTTCGCCAAAGTCGTCTTCCCGGTGCGATGTGCGCCGATCAAGCCGAACATTACCGGGCGCCCGTCGATCCGAAGCCGCCTGCGCCGCGCGCCGTCTCGTCGAGATCCTCGACTTCGTGCAGAATAGCGCGGGCGACGTAGGTGAACATGATCTGGGCGATGCGATCGCCGGGCTCGACGACGAAGGGCTTGTCGCCGGTGTTCTGGAGAATGATGCCAACCTCGCCGCGGTAGTCGCTGTCGATGATGCCCGGAGCGTTCACGATGGTGATGCCAGCCTTGAGAGCGAGACCGGAGCGCGGGCAGGCGAGGAGGGCCAGGTGCGGCGGCAGTGCGAAGGCCAAGCCGGTGCCGATCAGGGAGCGTTCGCCCGGATTGATGGTGATGGGCTCCATGATGTCCGCCTTCACGTCCATGCCGGCAGATCCGTCGGTCTGGTAAGCGGGGATGGCGGCTGAGGAGCGCAGGCGCTTCACCTTCACGTCCTCGAGGTAGAACTGGTCCTTGCGGCTATTCATGCTTGTCATCCTTGATGTGCGTCACGGTGACGTCGTCGTCCGTGATTTCGTGGCCGAACTCGCCGGCCTTCGCGATGAAGGTCTCGACCAGAAAGGCGCTGGCGGCTTCGATTGCCGCTTCATTGGTGGGGAAGGGACCAACCATCGGCGGGGCAGGATTGCCCTCCAGCAGCTCCTCCTCCGCGAAGGTGTAGTAGAAGCCCGGCTCGACCGTCGTGGACTGCGTAAAGTCCAGGACGCTGACCGGGAAGCTCATTTCCGCCAAAGCAATGTCTCCAGTCATTACTGATTGATGATGTTGGGCGCGGCTAGACGATGATGCGGATGATCTCGTAGACGCCCCAGAGGATCAGAAGGCCGCAGACCCAGTCGGAGATGAGCAGGCGGCTCATCCCGGCACGAACTCGTAGGGGAGGGTCTTCCGGTTCTGGATGTAACCGGTGAAGTTGGCGTGCAGAGCTGGCTGCTGCCAGACGATGTCGGAGCCCGGAGTGTCCACGATCGCAACATCAGGCGTGGCCTGGTGCTCGGCCGGAGAGGCGTGAACCGGACGCGAGACCACGAGGCCCTCGTAGCGAGCGAGCTCCTTCTCCAGCGAGCCGTCACCGTCAAACGGCTTGATGGTCAGACGCGCGCAGCGGGCGACAGACAGCTTGCGAAGGGTGCCGCTGGGGTCGCGAAGACCGCCGTACTGCTCGATCTCAGCCTGGTCGTCCACGTAGGGCAGGTGCCATTCGCCGGGCTGCAGAAGCGTCTGCTCGGAATGATCGAGAGCCGCCTTCACCGCGCGGGCGAGATGCTGCACCTCGGGCTGGGCCGCCTCGTGGTCGCGAAGCGCGAAGAAGTTCTCCCAGTCGGTCGCCGTAATCAGCACGTCGATGTAGCCGAACCACTCCAGCGGACGATTGGCCCACTGCTTGTGAACGCCAAGCTCCGTGAGCTGGCGCACGGTGTCCTTGGTGGCTTCGGCGAGTTCGATCCAGAGACGCTCGGCAGTGACCATCTCCTCCGGCGTGAGCTCCTCGGTTGCCTGCATTCCCCGCTTGTTCTTCATGAAGTGAGGAACGTAGGGTGCCTCTTCCAGGAGCCGGGCGACGGGCACGGCGCGCGAGGAGCGGCCGTTGCGGGAAAGCTTCTCGTCGGCGAGCAGGCTGATATCCTGCATGACGATTTCCGAGAGCTCGCCCTCAAAGCCGGTGAGAATGCGATGGGTCTTGGCGTCGGCGTGAACCATGCGCGGATAGCGGGCCTGCACGGTGGGAAGTCGAATGCCCTGGGGCGAAACGCTGTCCTTGACGACGCGCGCCTGGGCGGACTCGACGGCGAAAAAGTGGTCGCTCATGCTGTCACCGATCAATAGAAGCGAATGGTGCCGCCCTTGCCCCAGTACGAGGAGCAGAAGACGCCTTCGACGTTGATGCCGGCGGGTGATTTCGCGCGAAAGCCGGTGCTGTAGTCGTCGCTGTTGCTGCAGCCGAACCATTCATGACCGGTGATGACGATGTCGCTGTAGCCCTGCTGGCGCAGCACGCGCTGAGCCGTCTCCGGATCGGTGCAGGCGCTGAGACCCAGTGCGAGAGCGGCAAGGAGAATGAACTTGCGCATATGTTCCTCGTGTGTGCGAGGAGCCCTAAGGCCCCTCGCGTGTGTAGTCAATGCTGACTTATCATTTATAGCAAGTCAAAGACGGCTTGCGACTGGATTCAGGCGGCGATCTGCTCGTCAATCGCGCGCTGGGTGTGCAGGTAGAGCTCCAGGGCGTCAGAGCCGCCGATCAGCACTTCCTGCTCCTTGTCGACCAGATAGACCTTGGGGAAGGTCCGATCGCCGTCGACGAAGCCACGCTCATCCATCCAGGCCGTGCGCTCTTCCAGGGTCGGAAGCTTCACGTAGTCGATGGTCGCTCCGTCGAGCAGGAGCATGTTCAAGGCCCGCTTGCAGAACGGGCAGGTCTCGAAACCGTAGACGCGAAAGTTTGCCATCATGCCTCACATGCAGCGCAGGAGAGAAGCGAGCGGACGAACTCCTGCGCGGGGTTAGTCGACCGCTGATAGTAGAAGCTCTTCACGCCCATGCGCCAACCGGCGATCATGAGCTCGTTCACGTCCTTGAGGGGCGTGTCAGGATGGATCATCAGGTTGATGGACTGGGCCTGGTCGATGAACTTCTGACGGTGCGCAGCCTGGGCCACGATCTCGCTCTGGTCGATCTCGCCGAACGTCTTGAAGACGTTGCGCTCGTGATCGGTCAGGAAGTCGAGGTGCTGCACCGAGCCGCCGGCGACCAGAATGGAGCGCCAGGTCTCCGCGTCGTCGCGGCCATATTCCGCCAGGAGCGTCTGCAGGTAGGGGTTCTTGTAGGTGAACTTGCCCTTCGCCAGATCCTTAGTGAAATAGTTGGAGTTCAGCGGCTCGATCGACGGCGACACCTGGCCCAGGATGAACGAGGACGAGGTCGTGGGCGCGATCGCCATCCGCGTCGTGTTGCGCAGGCCATAGCCTTCCAGCAGCGGCGGCTCGCCATATTCGAGTGCCATCTGCTTCGACGCTGCCAGCGAGCGCTCATCGATGGTCTTGTGGATCTCGATGTTGAGCAGCTTGGCCTCGAAGCTGTCGAAGACGAGCATCTTGGACTGCAGGTAGGAATGCCAGCCGAGCGTGCCAATGCCGATCGCGCGCTGGTCCACGGCGAAGCGGTGCGCTGCCGCCATCAGCTTCTCGTCGGCCGTCTTTTCGATGTACTCGCTCATGACGGCGTCGAGAAAGTAGGTGACGGTCTCGACCAGATCGCTGTCTTTCCACTCGTCGTAGTGGAGGAGGTTCAGCGAAAGCAGGCAGCAGACGAAGCTCCAAAGCTCGTTGGAGGCCAGCGCGATCTCGGTGCAGAGATTGGAGGCGTGGATCCGGATGCCCTTGTCGCGATAGACCTGGGGCGCGTTCTGGTTCACCGTGTCGGTGAAGAAGAGGTACGGATAGCCGGTCTCGAAGCGCTTACGCAGGACCCGCAGCCAGACGCGCCGCTTCTCCTTGTCGCCGGCGATCATCTCCTCCATCCAGGCGTCCGAAATACAGACGCCCAGGCTGACGTGCTGGATCGGGTGACCCTCTTCGCGGCATTCCAGATACTCGTCGATGTCGGGGTGATCGATATCGAGGTAGATGGCGCAGTTGCCGCGACGAACGTTCGCCTGACTGATGACGCTGGTATGGGTCTGCACCAGCTCCATGAAGTGAACCGGGCCGTTGGAAATGCCGCCGCCGGAGATCGGGGCGCCGCGGCCGCGCAGCGCGCCAAAGTAGGCGCTGGTGCCGGCGCCGTGCTTCGTCATCATCCCGATCTCGGCCGTCTTGAGCAGGATGCTCTCGGTCGTGTCCTCGAGATAGGAGCCGTTGCAGGAGATCGGCAGACCGCGATCGGTGCCGAAGTTGGACCAGACGGGCGAGGCCAGCGAGATCCAGCCGTTGAGCATGTAGCGCTCGAACTTGTCCGCGAACCCTGGCTTGTCCAGGATGCGCTCCGCCGTTTCCGCGATGACGCGAATACGACCTTCCGCAGTCTGTCCCTCAGCCAGGTAACCCCGGCTCAGGAATGTGCGCGAGTCTTCATTGAGCCAATAAGCGACCATCAGAACAGCTCTTCTTCCTTGTAGACCTTGTGGTTCTTTGAATATTCGACGGGCTTCTTGAAGAAGAAGTCTGTCATGTTGTTGCCGAGAGTTTCCTCTTCCATCCACAGGGTCTGCGCGAGGGCTTCCTGGTCGATCTCGGCACCGAAGACCGGCGCAAAGCCGATGCTCTTGAGGGAGTCGTCCAGGCGGCCCTGGATGTACGTCTTGAGGATGTGCGCATTGAGCTTGGGCTGGTCGAAGTTGCCGACGATCCAGTCGATGATCTTGGCTTCAGCGTTGAAGGCGACCCGCGTTTCTTCCAGGATGCGCGCCTCGAGCTCGGCGTCGAACAGCTCCGGGTATTCCTCGCGCATGGTGTTGATCAGCTTGATGCCGATCTGCGCGTGGAGCATCTCCTCGTTGCGGGTGTACTGGACCTGCTGAGCCGTATCCTTCAGCACGTTCCGGAAGCGGTTGAACCAGAGGACGATGTAGAACTGGCTGAAAAGGGAGGCGTTCTCCACGAAGAGCGTGAAGAGGGTGATGGCGTAGATGTACTGCTTGCGCCGATCGTCGCCGTAGACGCCCTTCAGGTACTTCCGCAGATAGTCGACCCGCCCTTTGACCACCGGCTCCTTCAGGTTCTCCTCGAAGACATCGCCCAGGCGCAGCGTGTCGAGCAGCTTCTCGTAAGCCTGGTTGTGAATGACCTCGGTATTCGCCATCGCGAAGCCCAGGTCGGACATGGAGGGATGCGGCAGGTTCTCACCGAGCTGCGCCCAGAAGCGCTTCACGGCGATCTCGATCTGGCCGATGGCGGACAACGTGCGAACGACGATCTGGCGCTCGTCGTCGACCATCTCCGTCTTGAACTGGGCGTAGTCCGCCTTGAAGTCGAACTCGTTGGGCGTCCAGAAGCCGGCCCAAATCTTGTCGATGAATTCCTGGGTCCACGGATAGAGGTTGGGCTTCCGTGCGACCTGTTCCTGAAACAGCATGATTGCCTGCGGAGAGGAGAGTGAAAGGGTGCCTATCCTAGTTAAGTCAGTATTTACTTACTAGTCTTGACGTCGGAAAAATCGGTCAGGCGGCGGCGCGATAAAGAGCCATCACCGCCTTGAACTCGTCGGTGCGGATGCCGGCGTGAACAACAGCAAGAGCATCGGCCATATGCTCGTTGTCCTCGTGCAGATCGCCCTTCGCGTGGTTCTTGGTCGCTTTCGTGTAGCGGAGCCAGGGAAGGTGAGGGTAGGTCTCCTCGGCCCACTCGATCATCTCCTCCTTGGAGGCGGTCTTGGTGCCGACGGTCGCGAGCTTCGTCTCGAAAGGCTGCACCTGAATGAGCGGGATGGGGCAGGAGGCCAGCAGACCCACGGCGATGCCAAAGCCGTAGACCGCGCGGGCCGACTGACCGCCGGAGGGAATTTCTGCGAAGGCGTACTTGCAGCCGGTCGTTCCTAGATAGAGCTCGCCGTAGAGCTCACGGGCCCGACGCAGATCATCCGAGTTCTGCCGCACGACCTTGTTGGCGCGCTTGTCGGTATGAGCGGACTTGATGCTCTCAGCCGTCAAATTGAAGGTGTCGAGATCGAGCGACATGCGCGCGATCCCCATATTGGCGAGTGCCGGATCGAATCCGACAACCTTGATCATGTTCATCAGAAAATTCCCCACAGTGGGTTGGAATGGTTGCGCCGCTTCAGTTCGGCGGCTTGCTGGGCAGCCTGCTGCGCGCGCTCTTCGGCAATTTCACGGGTGGTAGCGGCGAGCGCCTTGTGACCGTCGATGCCGATTTTCCAGACGACGCTGCCGTCGCCAGTGTTGCAGAACTGGAGACCGTGAAAGACGCCGAACTCGTGGGTCACCTTCGGCACCACGGTCATCGGCGGAACAAGCGTCAGTCTACCTTCGGCGCCCGGTCTCGCCACCTTGATGCTGTGGCGCTTCCGCTGAACACCGGTGCTACTGACACGGAGCGTGGTGACTAGCTCGAACGTCTTGCCGTTGACGCAGAAAACGTCATCCCCGATCCCGGCAAGTTCGACTTTTCGAGCGCAGAGCTCCATCAGTTCGCGGCAGATGATCATCAAAAAAGCCCCCAGTCCGGGTTCTCGGCCTGCCTGGCCTTGCGTTCCTTCTCCTCCCGGATCGCGATGCGCTTGCGTTGCACGCGGCCCTTGGCGAGTGCCTGATCGAGAACGGATTGAGGAATGACGTCCCAGTGGCTCATGTGCTCGGCCGTGAATTGGACGAGGCCGCCGAGCTCCTCAAAGGTGATGGTGCCGACCTCGTCGCGCAGGTCGAAGATCGCCGGAACGTCGAGAACTTCGTAGTGGACTTGCGAACTCACCCTACGAGAGAGACGCCCCGTTGGCTTGCTTCGCGACTTGCCGCCGAACACCGCCCAGGTGTGCGTGGTAAAGACGTCTTCCAGCAGAAGACCCTGAAAGTGCGTTCCGTCAGGCAGCTCAGTTCCGAAGGCGGATGTTGGACGAACGATCGCCACCGGCTTCGAGGCAAAACCACCCTTCTGCTCTAAGGCGGGGCGGATAGCACGCGCGTGCTTGCCATCCGGCACCAGCTCGAAGGTGGCATCTCGCAGACGAAACTTCATGCCGTCGACGCCGTAAAGCGGCACCGTCTTCCCGAGGATTGCGCGAAGCTCGTCGTGGAGCTGCATCAGAACATGCCCCAGGATCGGTTCTGCTCGTACTTGCCGACTTCTTCGACCTGGTGAGCGTCTTCGCGGGCCTGCTTATGCTCCTTGAGGAACTTCGAGCGCGCCTTCGACCAGCCGAGCTTCGCATCCTGGCCGAGGATCTCGATCAAGACATCCTCCAGGCCCTTGCAAACCTCGAACGCCTGCTTGTCGCCGAGCTCCATCTGCACAAAGCCCTGCGCGTCGAAGGGCTCGAACTCGATGATGTACTGGGCGCGCTTACCGGGACGAATACCCTTCAGAAGGAAGTCCTCGCCGCCGACGAACTTCTGGCTCTTGTAGGTGCCGCCTTCCTTCAGGATCGAGGCCGTGACCGGGCCGCTGAGGCTCGCGCCGAACTTGTCGCTGCGCTTTGCGAGCGCCTGATTGATCTCCTCGACGATCGGGTCGACGGTGGTGCTTGTCGTCATTGCGTTTCCAGTCAGTATTGACTTACAAAATCAATTATAGCGAAGCGGTGTCGGCTGCGCATTCATTCGGCGCAGAAGCGATCGGGTATTCAGCACCGATCGGTGATCCGACGGCGTGCATGAGGCGAAGACCGGTTTGCCACCGCCGGGCGGCACCAGCTTCCAGTGCTTGCTCGCCCGGCTGACCAACCAACCTTTGCCCCCATACTCGCGGATCAGGTCCTGCATCTCGGATTTGTGGGTCACCACATCTCCTCCGAGAAGAGGAGATCTTGGCTGCCGTGCTTCTCGCGGATCTGTCCTGCAGCCTGGGCGATCTTCAGCCCTTCGACGCGATCCACGAACCGGTTGTTGCTGGTGAGGAAGCCTTGTGGCGAATTCCCACCAACAGGCAGAGTTTCCGGAGCGCGCTCGGCGATCCGTGCGATGATGTGATGGTGCCGGCATGGCCGTGGCAGATGCCATCGCTTGCCTGCATGAACGATGGCTGCACGGGTGATAGTCTCAGGCAAGAGTGATCAACCCTCCTGCACGGCGCGAAGCAGGCTGCTGACAGCATCTTCCGGTGTTGAACCTCGCCCTTCAAATTCGGCAGGACTTTCGCCAATCAAGACATGCGGGCAGGTATTCCCGATCAGTGCGAGCCATTCAGACGATCCCGGTTTGTCACCTGGGAGAAAGAAGAGGCCGAACTCCACGTCGCCGGTCTTCAGCGTGATGACCTGATCGATGAGAGTGGTCAGGCTGACACTCATTCCTGCGCACTCTTTTCGTCTGCGGCGGCCTCAGTCACACGAGAAGCAAACCGCTCTACAAGCCAATAGCGTTTGGGGCCGGGCGTACATTTGTAGCCCGGTTCTGATCTACCAATGACTTCGCGCGTTCCAACAATCTCCCAAGCGGAGTGATCAGGCTCGCTCCGAGGATGGATATTCTCCGGGCCGCCTATCGCCTCGAAAAAGGCTTTGCTGCTTACCTCGATCATCGCGGCTGCTCCTTCTCGTCTGCGGCGGCTTCGGGCTTGACGGCGAGCGCATCCCTTGGAAGCCAGCCGATAACGGCACCGTCACCGAAAGCTTCCGGAGCATCGGGACCGAACTCTTCGACTTCCTCCTGTCCGATATCGTCACCGAGGACCCAAGTGGCTCCACTGTACTCACGAGGGGATACCGGGGTTTCTTCCGACCACTCGCCGGGGAAGAACCTCCCTTCGATTACTCCATGCGCTCGGTGGAGAAGTAGCACCTCTGTCCCGTCCCGAGGTGCATCGCGCATACTGCGCCAGCCGGCCCGCAGCCCTGCGTCTGCAGCGGGTGGAGTGGTGAGCTTAGCGATCCACCCCGCCGCATACCGCTGATCTTCAGGAGTTGCCTTACCCGACGCCAGCAGTCGCCAGAGTGCATCCTCCGACACAGCAGCGGTGTTGGTTGCCTCGCCAACAAAAAGCGGCTCAGCCTTCGGTGCATTCTCCGCTGCGGCGGTGATGGCGTTCTCGCGAGCAGCCCAGCCGCAGCGAAAAGCAAACTCGTGACCTTCGCCGATCCCTGGACTGCTTCGGAATTCCCGCCAGGCATCATCGATCGCAGGGATCATTTTCTCGGTCATGCCACCGTCTCCTCAATGGTCGACTGACCGCCCGCCTTGCGCACGGTCACGATCTGCGAGATCCAGTCCTTGAGATCGGCGTGCGAGATCACCATCACGGAGCCGCGCTCACGCGCCTTCTCGTGCAGAATCGTCGTGAGGCGCTCCAGGCCCGCCGGATCGAGGGCATCATCAATCTCGTCGCCGATGAAGAGGTCGATCGGCTTGGAAGCGCGCCGCGCAACCAGGTCCTGCAGCGCCAGCGCGGCCGCGATACGCACCTTTCGCTTCTCGCCGCCGGAGATTGACTTGAAGGTCTCCCCGCCGCAGTCGTTCTCGACCTCGATGGAGAACTTCTCCCGCAGCTCGCCCTTGGCGTTCTTGACCAGCGTCGACCAGGTGGCCCGGATGTTGCCGTCGGACAGGGCGCCCAGATACTTCGCCGTCTGGTCGTTCAGGAACGGCGTCACCTCGTCGAGAATGTGGGCGCGCACGCCGGCGGGTGAGAACACCTTGGCGACCGACTTCGCGATTTCCAGAGCGGCTTCAGCCTCCTTCACCTTCTTCTCCGCACCTTCGATGCGGGAGGTGACCTCCTTGGCCTGATCCATGAGCCGATTGATGATGGCAGCGAACGGGTTGTCCTCTGCCCTGACAGCCTTCGCCTGCTTGGCCCGATCGCGCGCCTGATTGATCAGGTTCTCGCGCTTACGTTCCAGGGCAGCGATGTTGCTCATCTTCGTGTTCAGAGACGCGCTAAGTGCGCTCGCTTCGCTGACATCAGTCAGACTAGCGCGATGCGTCGAAAGCGCGTCACGCGCGCTCTGAGCGCGTTTCTGAGCGCTTTCCACCTGCGAGCGCGTCGTCGCAAACTGCTTCTTGACGTCAGCGAGCTTGGCGCGGGCGCGCGTCGTCGCTTCTTCCAGGTCGTGCTCGCAATATGCCTTGCCGCACTCGCCGCAGGGCTGACCGACGCGCTCGCTGATGCCGTCAAGATCGACCTTCGCGCGGTCGAAAGCGACCTTGAGCGAGCGAAGATCCGCAGTGCCGGAAGCAACCTCGCGTTCGATCTTCGCAAGTTCGTCGGCGAGACGGCGTTCTTCCGCCTGTTCGCCCTTCACGCCGGCGAGCTTGTCCTGCGCTTCCTTAAGGGCAGTCTCGACGCCGCTCTTGCCTGCGGCCGTGATCTCGGATCCCAGCTCGCCAGCCTGGCGTGCCAGTTCCCGCGCTTCCTCGGCAAGAGAACGCAGACGATCGCGGCGGCGCTTCTCGAAGCCGGCGTGATCGGTGTTGGCCTGCTCCTGCTGCGCGATGATCGAGGTCTGAGCCACGATCTCAGCCTTGAGGCTCGCCTCCGCGTAGGTCTTGTCGCTCTCCTTCTGCAGGAGGCGCTTGCGGGCGACCTCGTATGCCTGTTCGAGCACCGTAGTGCCGGAGGCTTCCTCGACCAGGAGCTTGAGTTTCTTGTCGGTCATGCCGGGCAGGTCGGGCATCTTCTCCTGACCTGCATAGACGGAGCCGCAGAAGACCTCGAAGGACGAGCCGATGACCTTCAGCACCTCTTCCTGGGTCAGCTTGTCGGTGCCCTTGGTGAGATCGGTCCAGTCGCCGGTGGCGTCCTGCTTGAAGAGGTGCAGGGCATTCTTCCCCTGCTTGTGTTTGCGATGGCGAACGATCTTGTAGACGTCGTCGCCGTCGACCGCCGTTGTCGCCACGCGGCAGTTCTTACCCGCCTTGCGATTAACGACGGCATCGCCGCTTTCATCACGCGCCGTGGTCCCGTACAGGCACCAGCACAGCGCGTCGGCAATGGAGGACTTGCCGGCGCCGTTGGAATGGGCCGAGGAATCGTCCTCGTTGATACCTTGGAAGAGAACGAGGCCGCGATCGGCCAAGCTGAGCTTGGCCTGGCCGATCGTCAGAAAGTTCTCGATTTCGAGCTGGGGGAAATTCACGAAGCTTCCCTGGTCATGGTGTTGACGAGCTCGGCATAGTCGCCGTGCCGGATAGTGGTGCTCGGCTTACTGGCGGCTGCGTGCTGCGAGGCGGGCTTGCGGGCGTTGCCCGGATATTCGGTGCGCCGGCGCTCGGTCTTCTCGCTGGCGAGACGAACGCTGCTGCGACGGCTGTCTTCGGCGTACTCGCGGACGATCTGCACGTTGGCGTCCGGAAAGAGTTCCCGATAGCGTTGTGCCGTGAGCAGCGGCAGCCCGGTGTACTTCTCCTCGATCAGCTCCTCGCGGGTGGTCTTCGTCTTGCCCTGGCAAGAGGTAATGATCTTCTTGCGGCTGAGGGTGACAGTATAAAGATCGGACATAGCAAAACCTCTTGCGTCTTTACTTTTTAAGTATAGATCGCTGTTGCTCGGATTGATCTTGGATCTAGACGGTAATGCTCTGCACTTCCGCGAGGATGTCAGCGCACTGCGACTTGATGATCGCCGCTTCATCAGCGCCGAGATCATCGACATACTTGGCGACGGAGGCTTCCAGCGAGATCGCGGATGGTGCGGAAGAAGCTGCGCGAGCCGAAACCACCTCGCGAGCGACCTGGATGGATACGCCGCGGGCACCCAGGGTCTGCAGCTCCTCGCGAAGCTCCTTTACCTCGGAATCCGCGAGCTTCATGCCGCGAACCCGGGCGTAGTTGCCGTCGACGATCAGCGGGATATCATCCGGATCGGTGTCGCCGGTGATGTCCACGAAGTTCGGGGCGTGGCTCGCGCGGTAGTCGATGCGATCGGGATGCACGATGAGGAAGCCGGCTTTCGTGCCCACATCGCTCCAGGTCTGGTGCGTGGCCGCGCCGATAGAGGTGACCTTCCCGCCGGCCATGACCTTGTGATTGTGGTAGTGTCCGGCGAAGATCCGCTTGAAGCCGTACTTGGCGAGTTCGTCGGCCGTCAGCCCGTGTTCCGGAACGCCCGTCAGCACACCGTCGATGCCGGCGTGAATGACCACGTCGAGTTCGTCGGCGTCGGAGACGCTGTCACGGAGCTCAGCCAGATCGACCCGAAGTTGATCGAGGGATGCGCGCCAGGGAACGAGAGCGATCGACACGTCCTGCAGGAGCGTTGTCTTGGTCGCTACCCCGAAGTTCGGCAGGGCGCCGATCGTTTGGATGGCGTTGCCGAGTTCGGTGGTATCCTTGCTCTTGTTGTCGTGGTTGCCGGGGATCGCGACGATTTCCACACCCGAAGCCAGGATGCGCTTGAGGCACTGGTGGGTCGGATTGAATACCTCGGGGTTCAGCGACCCGCGTTGGTGGAAGAGATCGCCGCCGAAGACGAGCAGGTTGCCGCCGGCGGCCTTAACCTCGGCCGCGGCTCGCTCCATCTCGTTCAGGATGATGCGCAGGCGGGAATTGACCCCATCAGCATCGACCGTGGAGAACGCGCTCCAGTCGTGGCAGTGCTGATCGGACATGAGACCGTAGGGCTGGTCCATCGCTTACCTCGAAGAGAAGGGGCGCGACCCGAAGGCCGCGCCGTTGTTGTCAGATCAGAGGACGCCGACGTTGATGACCTTGATTTCGCCCGCGTCCGGGAAGCGCTTGATGACCTTTGCGGCCATATCCGCCGTGACCTCGGCGGGTACGCCGGCTGCTGCGAAGGTTGCTGCCAGTTCCTGGGTCTTGTCGCTCACACTGACCGGCTCGCCGCAGGTGCAGCCTTCGCCGCAAGTGTCAGCGGTGTCGCTCGACGCCTGGGCCGCATCGACCTTAGGTTCGTCGCCGGCTGCCTGCTCGCCTTCGTCCTGCTCGACACTGGCGTTGTAGATGTCGAAAGCACGGGCCTTCAGGATGTCGAACACGAGACGACGATGCTTGGCGGAGTTGGCGATCTTCTCGAGATTGGCGAGGTTCGCACGGGCCTGGTCGATCAGGACCAATGTGCGGCCAAGCGGCAGCACCACTTCATTGTCCACGTTCTCGAATTTATGGAGCTGGAGATCATCGGCCGCCTGCGCAAAGCTGCCGAGCACCTCGGCCAGCAATTCGAGCTGCGGCAGCTCGAAGGAAAATTCACCGCTGATTTTGCTCTGTGCGTTCATTGCGCTTCCCGTTCTGTGTGCGTGTGTCGTGTCGTCAATCAACACTTACTTATCTATAGCGACGCGCGAGAGGCTTGCGATGGGAAAGTCTCAGAGGCGAATGGAGCCTGCGATCATGCGGAAATGCGAGAGTGGAAGGCATCGGCCCCAGCGATTGACCGTGGCGTGCTCATAGAACCGATCGATGACCGTCAGCCACTTGTCGCCGGTGTCCTTGCAGAGCACGCCCACGTAGCGGATGCCCTGAGCGCGGATCGTGAGCAGGGTGTCGTCGTCAATGGCCCAGGCCGCGGTGCCTTTGCGAACCGCCGAGGAGATATCCCGCTCGCCGGCCCGCTGAATGTCGGAGGTTTTGCGATAGGCGAGGAAGCAGCGCTTCCCGTCAGACAACGTATAGATGCCGCCCCGTGACCGTCCTCTTCGGAAGGGTGTGCAGGGGATTTTCGGCTTGCGCTTCGCCATCAGGGTGACTCCAGTCCCAGACGCCCTGCTTGCCCATTGCCGGGATCGGCCGCGCGAAGGGCTTGGGCTGACGCAGGCGCCAGGCATAGCGCCCGGGCGTGTACCAGCCGAAGGCAAGCTCCTCGTCGGTCAGATCCTCCAGATCCTCGTCCGTTATCGGATCAGATGAGTGGAGCAGCACGGTGCCGAGAACGCAGCCGTGGGGTAGGCTGTCCAGGTCCGGCATTTCGGTCTCGCGATAGAAACGGGCGAAATCCGGATCGCTCATGGCAGCGCGCTGCTCGTGCTTGATCTGCTTGGTCGCGGCGATGCCGATCGTCTGTCCGATCAGCGACTTGGGCGCGGGCCATCCGCGTGTTTCGATAAATTTGTGGCCCTGGACGATCAGAGACGCCCAGGGCTGCCAGATGGAAATAACCTTCATCGCGCGACCCAAATCAGTGACGAATAACGAATAAGGGATAGCGCGATTTAGCGAAAGGGAGGTTCGGCGGGTTATGCTGCTTCCGGCGTTTCCTCAGCTTCCGTCTCGCCGCTGAGCTCGGCAGAGCCAACAATTTCCGGCTCGTAAGCCTTGGGCAGGAGAGCCTTCAGCTCGTTCATCGCGTTGTTCTTCTCGATCTCGCGAGCGAGCGCCTCACGATGAATGGACTTGCCGCCCCAGTCGACGCGACCCTGACCGACATCCTTGAGGAGCTTTTCCTTGATCAGGAATTCCACCATCGAGCGCTCGACGTCGAACTTGCCGAAGCCGGACTCGTCAAACACGAACCGCCAGCTCGCGGTCAGGAACGGGCGGACGATCTTGTTTTTGGCGACGACGGCCGATACTTCCACGCCGACGATCTCAGCGTTCTCGCCAGTACCCTTCTTGATCTTCGACGCCGAGCCCAGCATCAGCTTCTGGCTGTCGTAGAAGTAGGGCGCTTCACCGCCGGGCGTCTTGCGCGGATCGCCATACATCACGCCGATCTTCATGCGGATCTGGTTGGTGAAGATGCCGAGGACGCCGAGCTCTTCCAGGTAAAGATTAAAGGCCGGAAGATGCGCCGACGTGGCGCGAGCGAGCGCCGTGTTGTCGTTCATGTTCCGATCCGTCATCTCCTTATCCTTCTTGGTCTTCACGTCGATCAAGGCCGACATAGGGACCATCGAGGCGAGAGAGTCGAAGACCCACACGATCGGCGCCTCAGGGTCGATCAGCTTCTTGCCACGGATGAGCTCAGCCGCCTTCACGCAGGTCGACAGGCTTTCCTCGAACGTGCGCGGCTTCTTGTAGATGAAGCGACCGGGGGTGACGTCCAGGCCCATGCGCTCGGCAAGGAAGCTGGAGAAGGAACGCTCATGGTCACAGAAACCGGCGACGCCGCCGAGCTTCTGCGCCGCGATCATCGCACGGGTGGCGATCGCCGTCTTGCCCGAGGTCGAAGGACCCGCGATCTCGACCTGGCGACCGACGGGAAAGCCGCCGTCCCAGTCATAGGAGAGGGCGTAGTTCAGGGGCGGAAAGCCGGTGTCCAGGAAGTGCTTGACGGTCGCCTCGTCGTCGTTGGCGCCGATCACGCCGGCAAGGGATTTGGCGATATCTGCTGCTGAAGCCATGTGTGAATGTCCTAGGCTAAGTTATTCGGTATCAATGAAAGCGACCTCGTCATCATCTTCCAGGACCCGAGGTTTGGGCTTCCCGGTGCCGACGAGACGAGGCTGAGGACCCGCGGTCGCGGCGGGTCGCGCAGGAGAGGGGGCCAGCGAAGGAGGGGTCGCCGGCAAATCCATATCGAAAGAGAACCGGGTGGCCGCGCCAGGGTGCTTGTCCATCAGCAGCTTGGCGTTGCGCAGAAGGTTGTCGACCTGGGAATGGAGGTAGGTGCCGATCTTCGTCAGCTTCTCCGCGGTCATGTTCTCCAGATCCGCCTCGATGGCGCTCAAGGCGACATTCATGTGCGTGTTGACGTCCGTCACGGCGTCTTCGACGCTCGGCCGCCGGCGCGCGGGATCAATACGCCGCTCGTTCATGCCGCCCTCGCGAAGGGTTCACACCAGCCGTCGATATCAGTCAAAATTGACTTGAAAGACAGCTCGGAGCAAAAGCTGGCGAAGTCGTCGCGTTCCAGGCTCCCGGCAGTGAGCTTGAGACGGGCGGGCGCGGGAATGTCGGGCGAATTTAGATCCATCAGGGTCATGTTGCGGGTGAAGATGAAGTGCTTCTCCTCCTGCTCGGCGAAGTCGCGCAGCTTCTTGGGCAGCTTGGCAGCATCGATCGTGCGATCGAGGACCTGGTTGCGGAAGGAGACGACCGAACCGTAGGTGCGCAGGAGCTCGATTGCGCCCTTCTCGCCGATACCACCGACGCCGGGAATCTCGTCGGACGCATCGCCCATCAGAGCCTTAATCTCCAACCAGGCGCGAGGGGAGGGGACGCCCATCCAGCCGTCGATCTCGTCCTTGCCGTTACAGACGACAATCCGCTTCTTCGCCGGATCGTAGCCGAGCTTCTTCTCCAGCGTATTCAGGGTGAGGAGCTCGCCGCGCTGCGGATCGAACCAGCTCACATTAGGCTGGATAAGCTGGATCCAGTCCTTGTCGCCGGAGAGCATCAGAACCTTCTTGCCCTGCGCTGCATAGCGGCGAGCCAGGATGGCGGCGAGATCGTCGGCCTCGAGGTTCATGGCCGCGAGCTGGCTGACGCCAAGATGCTTGAGGCCCTTCAGAATGAGCGGCCGCTGCACCTTGTAGCCCTTTCGCAGGGCAAGCTGTGCCTTCGCGGCTGGCGTGTCGGCCGGAGCGTCTCGCCCAGCCTTGTATTCCTCGTAGAAGTGCTTGCGCCAGGACACGCCGTCCCAGAGCACCACGGGTTTGAGAAGAGGGTAGCGGGCGACAGCCATGCGGATGGCGCGCATGAAGCCGAAGACCGCCTGGACCTCCATTTCGCCGACGGTCAGCTTCTTGGTCGCTGCTGCAGCGAAGCCGATGTTGTTGCCGTCGATCAGCAGATAGCCGTTGGTCATGAATTCCTCGAGCGAGACATGAAAACGGCGGCGCCCACGAGATACAGGAGAGCGCCGCCGCAAGATCGAGACCCGCAGAGGCGGGGAGGGGATGCGGGTCTCGAAGCCCGATTAGAGCCCTTCGAGCTCGCTGAGGATGGAGTCCATGTCCTCCTCGTCGATCACGGCGCCGAAGTCGTCACCCTTGGAGGCGGGCTTGGCTTCCTCGACCGGAGCAGGCTTCGGCTTCGTGACGGTGGCCTTGGCGGTCGCCGGCGTCGCGACGACTTCCGGGGTCTCCTCGACCTCCTCGGCAACCGAAGCCGCCGCCGACGTGAGCAGGGCAGAGGTCGAGCGGCCGATCGCGGGCACCGAAATGCCGGTCATCTGGGTGATCGCGTTCAGGGCCTTCGTCTCGTCACCGCGGAAGAATTCCTTCTCGATGAACTCGTCGAGGTCGACGCACTTCTCCAGGGCGCTCGCCGGAACCGGATTGGGCTTGAGCGACGGCATGACCGTGTACTCGGTGTCCAGGCCCTTGCCCTTGCGCTCGATGACGAAATCGATGCCGGTCTTGGCGTCGAAGATGTTGGTTTCGTCGCCGTACTGCTCAGCCATCGAGAGGATGGTGCCGAAGGTCGTCGGCGTCATTTCCAGGACCACCGGATCTTCCGAAGCGTCGGAGCCGGAACGGATGAGCGCGTTCACGAGGACGCTCTTCTTGGCCTTCCATTCCTTGATGATGGCGAGGGAGTCGTCGTCGGTCGCTGCATGAGCGGCCTTCTCGATCGCCTGGCAGATGGGGCAGGGCTCGTCGTTGACGACGTCGCGGCAGCCGACGACGGCGACGGGCTTGCCGTTCTTCTCCATCTTGATCCAGTGGACGCCGAGATCAGCCCAGAACTTCTCGTCGGGCTTGGGCTGAAGGATGCGGACGGTGGTCTTGCCTTCCTTCAGCTTCACGGAACGGCTGTTGTTCCGGGAATACTTGTTCTTCGCGCCTTTGACGAGCGCGGCGAGAGCGGGAGAGAGAGCCATAAAATGCCTTTCGTACTTCGTGCTTTGATGCTGCGAGACTTGCCTATCGCCCTTTAGCGATTTAGCGAATTGCATAGCTGTTTATAGCGTTTTCGCTGAGGCTATGCAGTGGAAAGTCGCGCGGATGTCGATCTTTCGTTGGTGCCGGCTTACTTCCCGATGCTGATCATCGGGGTGGAGCCTCCGGGAACCATCGTGGAGGGGAGCTTGCCGTCCCAGCGTTCCGCCTGGGTCAGAGCTACGAGGTTGGGGTTGTCGCGCAGGGCATCGCCGCGAGCCTTGATGGCGGCCGCTTCGGCTTCGCCGCGCTTCTGCGTGGCATAGGCGTCAGCGTCGGCCGCGGCGCGCACCGAGTCTGCCTTGGCCTGGGCCTGCGTGACGGTGATCTGGGCCTGGACCTTCTCGCGCTGGGCGTTCTGCTGGAGCTTCTCGACTTCGATCTGCGCCTGCATCCGCTGCTCGATCGAGGCGACGTACTGCGGGCTGAACGTGATCTCCTCGATCTGCACGCCCTCGACCACGACCGGGCCGTCGACCGACTTCGCGATCGCGTCGAACACCTGCTGGTTCAGCTTGGCCCGGTCCTGGATGGCCTGCTGCGCGGTGAAGCGGCCGAACACGTTCTTGAACTGCTGCTGGATGCGCGGCTGAATGAGACGGCTCTCGACGTTCTCAGCGTTGCGGAACTCCGCGTAGATCGCCTGCACCTTGCCGGGATCCAGGTGGTAGTTCACCGACACGCGGATGTTCGCCGGCTGCTGATCGGAACTGTAGGCTTCCATCTGATCGATGGTCACGACCTGCATCTGCACCGGAAGCCGGGCGATGCTCTCGATGATCGGCACGTTGAAATGAAGGCCGGGCTGCGCTTCACCGACGATGGCACCGTTGCGCAGGATCACGCCGCGTTCGCCGGCGTCGATTGAGCTGGCGCTGGAGAAGGCCAAAATACCGACGAAGAGAGCGGCGCCGGCGAGCAGAATTGCCTTGGGTTTCATACAGGTCCTCTGGGTGTTGAAGAAAAGCCTCGTGCGGGTTGATCCGCACGAGTGAAGATCAGGCGGCGCTGGAAGCCGTCGCCGGCGCGCTGTCGTTGTCGGCCGCGGGCGTCTCGACCGGAACCGCGATCAGCTTCTGGATGTTCTGGGCCGCTGCCTGGGCCTGCGCCGCCTCGGTCGTTGCTTCCCGAGCCGCTACCTTGTGAGCGACGGAGCGTTCCTGGTGGAAGTCGGCGAGGCTCAGCTTGTCCTCGGCGTGCTCCTTCAGCTCCTCGATGATGTTGCCGAGCGGAGCGACAATGTGAGCGACGGAGCGCTCCACGAACTCCTCAGCTTCCTCGGCCGCGCCGAAGATCTTCGCAAAAATGCTCTTGATACCCATGCCCATGTCCTTCGGGGTTTGCGCCGGCTTGTTGAGCAGCCGGAATTCAGTGCGTGGCGTTCTCGCCGGTGATCCGCTTGAGGGTGCGTTCCTTCACGGCTTCGAGGGCGTTCTCCGCCTCGTTACGCCGGCTGATGGAGATCTCGCCCTTCATCTCCTCGCGGGAGATCAGGCCCTGCTGGATCAGCATGTCGCGGCGATGCCGAAAGCCTTCGACTGCGATCTTGGCAATCGCCTCGATCTGCTTGGCTTCGTTCAGGCAGCGCTTGAGCGAGACGACCTGGGAATGAACCGCGACCTTCTTCTCCAGCGCGGCTTCCGTGATCTTCTCACCGGTCTTGAGCGCGGCGTCGCGGAGCGCGCGGTAAACCTGCGCCTCGGCGTTCTCCAAGAGCATCTTGAGGGAGTCGACCTGGCGCGAAGCCTTCGACGCGAGGATCCCGTAGTGAACCAGGAGCGCGCCCTGGTTCATCATGGCGCTGGAGAGATCCGCGAGCGAATAGCTCATGTCCGCCTTGAGCTGCCCGGCGTCGATGTAGTTGCGCACCTTGAACTTGGTGGGCTCACTTTCCGACATGCGTTCCTCGTTCCGTCCGGTGTTAAATCAGTATTTATTGATCATAGCGAATGCGACACGGGTCGCAGCAGATTCTTCGCTTAGGCGATGAGATCCGCGACCTTGGCGAAGACCTCGTTCAGGGCGAGCTGTTTGTCGCGATCGTGGTAGATTTCGCCAGGGTTGAAGCCGATGACGACGTTGGCGTCGAACTGCTCGCTGTAGACGATCTTGCCCGCCGCATCCGACGCCTTGCCCTTGAAGTCAGGGAAGAACTGGCGAACGACGGTGGAGCCGAGCAGGACGATCACCGGAGGCTTCAGGAGATCCAGCTCGCGCTGCAGATAGGGCGCGTAGGTCGCGATCTCCTCGGGCGAGACCTGCTTGCCTTCCTTCGGCCGCTTGATCAGCGCGGTCCAATAGCCATCGGCACGGGCGAGACCCGCCTCCGACAGGGCTTCCGCCGTGTAGCCGAAGCTTTCTGCGAACGCCATGACGCCAAGACGCTCCTCGCCGTTGGTGGGCGCGTCGGTGATCGCCACGAACTTCGCCTGTTTGCCGAAAGTGATCTTCACCGGCATCCCGTCGGTTTCCCCGGGCGACGGCGCTGCTGGTCCATGCGCGCTCCGGTATTCTGCCATGAGCTCCGCGATCTTCACCTTGGTGGGTCTGTCCGTGTGCATGTCGCGGTGGACAGGCACGACGGCGTCGATCAGCCCTGGAATGAACTCGATCTGATCCTTGATGCGGCTCGGGTCGCGAGCGGACAGAGAGCCTGGCACAATGCGCGCGAAGACGCCCACCTTGTCCATCACCTCCATCTTGCCCTTATGGACCAGGCGCTTGTTCACGGCCGCGGTGAACTCCTCCAGCGACGCGAACTTGCCGCCGACGCTCTTGCGCGCCTCCACGATCGCCTTTGCTGCGTTTTCCGAGAGACCCTTGATGCGCGTGAAGGGGATGCAGAGCTTGGTGTCGGTCAGGATCTCGAACTGCTCGGTCGACAAGTTGAGGTCCGGGAGCACGATTTCGATGCCGAGCCGCTCCGCGTCCTTCAGGAGACCGGGGAGCTTCTCCTCGTTCATCAGAGACAGCGCCGCAGCGAAGAACTCGACGGGGTAGTTCGTCTTCAGCCACATCGACTGATAGGAGATCAGCGTGTACTCGACCGAGTGGCTCTTGTTGAAGCCGTAGCCCGCGAAAGCGGAAATCTTCTCGAAAATGTCGCCCGCCTGGCTCTCTCCCAGCCCGTGCGTCGCCTTGCAGCCTTCGACGAACTTGTCCTTCTGCTTCGCCATCTCCTCGGGCAGCTTCTTGCCCATGATCTTGCGCAGCTTGTCGGCTTCAGCCATCGAGTAGCCGGCGAGATCGCGAGCCACCTGCATGACCTCTTCCTGGTAGACCATGACGCCGTAGGTGTCCTTCAGCGCGTCGGTTATACTGGGATGGTCGAATTCGACCGTCTCCAGGCCCTGCTTGCGCAGGTAGTAGGAGTCCATCATCCCGGAATCCATCGGGCCCGGACGATAGAGTGCGGTCGCGGCCGTGATGTCGTCGAAGGTGATGGTGCCGTCCTTGCCGAGCTCACGCAGCAGGCGCCGCATTCCGCCGGACTCGAACTGGAAAATGCCGGTCGTGATGCCCTTCGCGAAGTTGTCCAGCACCGCTTCGTCATCAAGCGGGATGCGCATGAGGTCGACCCGCTTGCCGTGACGCTCGCGGATGTATTTCAGGGTCAGATTGATGAGGTCCAGGGTGCTGAGACCCAGGATGTCCATCTTGACCAAGCCCTGATCCTCCACGACGCGCTTGTCCCAGCAGACCACGCTTTCACCCTTGCGCCGCTCGATGACGGCGCGCTCCACCAGATCGCAGCCACCCACGACGATGCCGGCGGCGTGCTGACCAAGAGTGCGCGTGACACCCTCGACGCTGAGGCAGATGTCCCAGATCTCCGGGTTTCGATCCCGGAACTGGCCGATCTCGGCGACCTGATCGGCGGAATCCTTCAGCTTCACGGACTGCCCGTGTTCCTTGGGTGCCAACTTGGAGCAGCGATAATCGTTCTCGCTGAGCCCGCAGACGCGCGAGACGTCGCGGATGGCCGCTGCCGGCCCAAGCGCGATGAAGTTGGCGACGCCGGCGACGCGCTTGCTGCCGTACTTCTCGACCAGGTATTCCACGACCTCATGCCGGCGCTCGGACATGAAGTCGAGGTCGGCGTCGGGAAGGTCGATACGATCAGGGTTGATGAAGCGCTCGAACAGCAGACCGAAGCGGATCGGGTCGCAGTCGGTGATCCCCATCAGATAAGCCACGAGCGAGCCGCCGACGGAGCCGCGCCCTGGACCAACCAGAATGCCGTTGGATTTGGCGAACTGCACCACGTCCTGCACCAGCAGGAAGTAGCCGGAGAAGGAGAGCTTCTTGAGAACCTCCAGCTCGTAGGCGAGGCGGGGCCGATAGACGTCCCTCAGCTCCTCAGCCGTGGGTTTGTGGCCGAAGACCGACGAACCGAACCGCTTGGCCCAGCCCCCCTTGCACTCATTCACCACCGCCAGGAACTCGTTCGGCGCCATCGTGGGCAGTGAGACCGGCGCCTTGGCCCAGGAATAGGTCACCATGTCGGCAAGCCGGGCCGTGTTCTTGAGACCCTGGGTGAAGCAGGCGCCTGGGTCGGTCACGCCGCGGGCTTTCAGCCGGGTGATCGCGCCCTTGCACTCACCGGCGAGTTCCGACATCGAGAGCGGATGAAGATCGCGGGAGAAGGGTGAATTGTGCCAGCCGTCCGTGATCTTCACGTTGCGGGTGACCGCGTTCATGATCTCGGCCGCGTCGGCGCCCTCCTTCAGATAGGAGGCGGGGCGCGTGGTCAGAAACTCGCAGCCGAGCGCCTCCGCCGCGGCGATCGCGCGCTTGTTCAGCGTGTCCCAATACGGCGCGTTGATCGGCGTCAGCGTCAAGAACACGTTGCGAGCGCTCAGAGCGTCAACGCACTTGCGCAGTATGTCGAGCGCGTCAGCATGATGGAGCACGCTGTAAGCGTCGCTAGACGCGATTGCGACGTCATCCGACGTGACGTCTTCAAGCGCTGCGAACAAGTCAGCGAAGCTCAGCTTCGGGTTGTTGTAGAAGCGCTCCTCGGAGTTGGCGAGGGTGAGCAGCCGGAAGAGAGCGTGAAGCCCCTTCTCCGACAGCACGTACCAGGTCAGATAGAACTCCGGCGGGGCCTTCTTGTCCTCCTTGGTCTTGCGCCAGGAGGGATCGTTGACCAGGCGCAGGCGGCAACCGATGATCGGCTTGATTTCCGCCGCCTTGGCCTTGTTGGTGAAGTCGATCAGCCCGGTCACGGACATGGTGTCGGTGATCGCAACGGCCTTGGCACCCAGGGCCTTGGCACCGTCGACCAGCTTCTCGACCGTCAGAATGGATTCGCCGATCGAGAAATTCGTCCGCGCCGCCAGAATGGAATGCATCATCCCCTCTTGAGTGTCAGGCGCCCGTTCATCTCCTCCGCCGCGCCTAGCGCGACGAGAGCCTGACAGGCTTGAATTGCGTGAGAGGCCGCGGTCGCGGAGCTCCAGCCGAGCTTGGACTGGAGAGCCTGGCGCAGCATGTTGCGGTCAAAGCCCGAGGGCAGACGGAGCAGCAGGTGACAGGCGACCCGCATGAAGACGGGGGTCTTCTCAAACGGGTTCTCGCCGGCCGACAGACGTTCCGTCACCTTGATGCCGGCGCGCTCGAAGCGAGCGAGCAGCTCCTCTACCTTCTTCGGCAGGTTGCTCGTCAGTTGGATCGCCGGCGCGGGGTCGAGCTTCTTGGGCCGTTCCGCGCGCATTGCGGTCTTGGTCTTGCGCTCCACGATGCCGAGCTTGGCGCGGACATAGGCCATGTTGGCGGCGCTCAGCGGCCCGCAATTGGCCGCGAAGACGCACGTTTTGCATTCCGCCGCTTCAGCCTTGAAGGTCAGGGCCGAGCCGTAGCAGCCCGGCGCGCCCAGCGGCCTTTCCTTGCCACAAGTCATTATTGACTGACGACTCCCGTGATGGATCGGACCTCGTGATAGATTGCTTGGCGCTCCACGCGGTTGGCGCCCATGAGGTCGAAGATCAGCCCCGCCGTGAGTTGGTTGGGGGCATAGGTGTTGATGCCGCGCGAACGGGCATATTCGGACTTGGCCTTGATCGCCTGGATCTCAGCGAAGAGCTCCGGTGGCGGGTTTTCCAGGAGCTCGACGAATTGGCGAGCCCGTGGCGAAAGCCGCCTGAGGACCCGAGCCAGGCTATCTCGCTCGATGGCGCTTTGCTCCGGCAACGGCGCTGCATCCGGGAAGACGGAATGCAGACTGGCTCCTTCGCCATCCTCGCCCAGGTTCTTGTCGAGGGAGATCGCGGTCATGTGAGAGTCACCGATCGCGTCAGCGAGGAAGCGATTGATGTGGTTCTTCATGCCGCGCGTGAGGAAGGCGCCAAAGGGGACGTTGTACTCCGCCTTCCAAGCATCGCGCGCGAGGCACCAGGCGATCGAGAGCTCCTGAACGATGTCCTCGAACTCCACTCCGCGGGCTCCTGCAGCATGAACACGCTGCAGGACCTTGCGGGCGAAGCCGCGGATCAGCGGCTGACTGCTCTCATAGGTGATCTCCGGCTGCATCAGCCGAAGATCCGCTGCGCGAACTGCTCCACGACTTCCTTGTCGGTGCGCGAGAGACGGTTCGTGTAGCCAAGCCGGAGACCGCCGCGCCAGTCAGAGCCGCGCACGAGACCCAGGCGGGCCGCCGCGATCAGCTCGCGGGGCGAGACGGTGGAGCCGATACGGTTTGCGCGGAAGGCGTCGCGGATCTCCTTCGCGAAGTCCACGATCTTCTCGGCGTCGCGCTTGTCGATGCCGGTCTTGCCGACGATCACCGCGACCTCGACCTTCTTCTCCATGTAGAGGACTTCCTCCACGATCGCAAAGCGGCTGTAGTTTGCGGCGTTCTGGATCTGGACGCCCTGATAGAGGCCCGTCTCGTCGCCGCCGCCGTTGGTATTGCCGGTCGCGACAAAGCGGAAGTCGGGATGCGGGCGGATAACGCGGAACTCCGGCGGAGCTTCCTTGATGACCAGCGGCTTGCCCTCAAGCACCGGCTGGTAGACGGACAGCACGGAGGGCATGGCGAAGTCGTACTCGTCAGCGGCGTAGACGTGCCCGTTGAGCATCGCGAGCGTCAGCGGGCCGGGCTGGAACTCGGTCGCGCCATTCTTCACGACGTACTGGCCGACGATGTGCGCCTCTTCCGTATTGACGGTGTGTTGGACACGCATGAAAGGCCGCCCGGTGCGGGCGCAGACCTGCTCGAACACAGTGGTCTTGCCGCTGCCGTGCATTCCCCAGAGATACGTCGGGAGATTGAGCTCCAGGCCGATGATCACCGTCTTCGTGAGGTCGATGTTGAACACGTAGGACTTGTCGATATCCGGCACGATCGCCGCGGCCTCCGGATCGAGACCGCTGAAAATTGAGATCGGGATCGGCTCGCCGCGGGCGTTCAGAGCAGCGGCTGCCTTGCCGAGCTCGAAAATTTCGTGAAGAGGCTTTTTCGCGATAGAGCGATCTCGCGAAGCCGCAGCACCGGTCTCCAGCTTCTGCGAGACGGGGATCTTTTCGCCTTCGCGTTCCTTGGTGCGCTTCTCGATCTGCGCCTTCGCCATGTCGGAGAGGAGCGGCGCGTGCGGAAACTCCTGCTTGTATCGCTCCAGCGTCCATTCCGGATGCTGCGCCTTGATGTGAAGCTGCACGGAATGGACCCGGGCGCCGTCGATCTGGCAGGTGATCTTGCCGTCGTCGATCGTTTCCGTCGTCATGAATTCTCACCTCGTGTGTGTGCTGTGATGCTTTGACTTTATCGATTTCGACGCGGAAGACAAGTAAGTAATGACTTACCATTTAAGTCCCGCGTCGACGTTTTTCGCCTGCTTTCGCGCTCTTGCGCGGAAAGTGGCAGCTCATGCCGTGAGGATACGCTTGAGCTCACCCATGACGGTCCCCGGCAGGCTCTCCAGGTCGTGAAGCACCATGTGCTTGGGGTAGAAGGTCTTCACCGCGTCGTTCATGATGCCGATACCGATGACCTCGATTCCGGCTTTGGTTGCGCCCGCCACACTGGCGTGCAGGTGTGAGTACAGAGCTTTCCGATCGCCATCAGCCGCGGGGTAGCCGTCGCTCAGCACCAACAGCACCTTGCGATGTTCACGCCTGGGCATGAGCCGCAGCGACGCCGTCTCTACAGCTTCGCCGTCGACGTTATTGGCGAGGAAGCGCTGGTTCATAGCCGCGTCCGCAAAGCGTCTCTTGACCGCCGGGGTAAGACGCTCCTCGAAGCCCTTGTAGATCGGCATCAGGATCGGCTCGGTTCGTGCGAATTTCGTGCCGATCCGACGCGCCTCATTCCGAATAACTTCCGCAGACCAACCTGCCGGCTTGGTCGCCCACATCGTTGTGAAGCCGATGCACTCGTGAGCGATACCGACGCGCTCCAATGTCTGCGACAAGGCATAGCCCGCAGACATCGCGACACGCATCGGAGCTCCGCCCATCGAGCCCGAATTGTCGATCAGCAGGGAGACGGCGGTGTCTTTGGAGTTGTTCTCCTGGGTGCGGCGAAACACCCGGTCGTCGCCGGCGCTGATGCGGTGAAGGCTGGCGGAATGAAGACGACCGGAGCGGAAGCCCGGCACTCTGAGGACCTGACTGCGCGACGCCATCATCCGCTCGATGTCCTTCTGCATGACCCCGATCATGTGCCGGGTTTCGTCATCCAGCTTGGTGAGCTGCTCGTCCTTGAAGGACGCGGACACCTCGTGGCGCTCGATCCGATCGAAGTCCTTCGTGAACAGGACGTACTCGGCGTTGCGCGTTTCGCGGGTGGTGGCGTCGGTGATGCGCTTCTCCAGGGCGCCATCAAAGTCCGCATCAGTGAGATCCGGCGAGTTATCCATGAAGGGCGAGCCACGCGGGGAGGCTTCCGCTTCCGTATCGCGTCCACGCTCGGCCTTTCCGCCCTCGTCGGCATCGCCATCACCCTCGGCGCCAACCTCTCCGTCGTCGCCGTCTTCGTCGTCACCCGAGGAGTCACCCTTGCCGCCGCTGTTCTCGTCGCCGTCTTCCTGCTCACCGTCGCCGGTGCGCAGATCACCTTCCTCGTCCTCTTCGTTTTCGTCAGCGCCGTCGCCGTCCTTCTCGTCGGAGCCGGCACCATCGTCCTCGTCGCCTTCGTCGGCGTCCGTGGACTCGTCTTCCTCGGACTTGTCACCCCTGCCTGACTTTTCGTCGTCGGCGCCGCTCTTCTCCTTGGTTTCGTCATCCTCGGCCGCGGGTTTCGGCTTCTTGGGGGCAGGGGCCTTGCTCTTACCCTCTTCCTCACCGCCGGCGTCATCATCGGACGGCTTGCTCTTGCTGGAGGACGGCTTGCCCTTCTGCTCGCCCGAACCCTTCTTCTTGCCCGAGCCCTTGCCGCCGGACGACATGCTCTCGGAAGGATCACCCTCGTCTTCCCCTTCGTCTTCAGCACCCGAGGGCTTCGGCGGGTAGAGAACAGCGTGGAGCGTTTCCGCGATATCCAGTGCCTCGGCCGAGTTCTTGATCTTGGGGAAGCGCTTGATCACCTCCTCGGGCACGTTCTCCACGAACGCCTTGACCAGCGAATGATCCCAGTGACCTTCGCTCTTGAGGAAGTGCTGGAACTTCTCCTGCCCGGACCAGGCTCGGCAGATCGGCACGAGCAGCACCTGGAACTCGCGCATTGGGTCGCCCTTGACCTTCGGGTCCTTGAGAGCGGTTTTCGTGATGTTGGCGATGAAAAAGTCGTGAAGGCGCTTCACGTTGAAGACGGAGCCGGGGAACTTGCCGCCGATCGCGCGTTCGATGAAGGTGTCCTCCACGATGTTGTGGAGCTGATCCATCTGCTTGCCGTGCTTTGCAGCCTTCTTCACGACAGACCAGTCGGTGAAGAGGACGTGCGCGACTTCGTGGTCGATGAAGCCCTGGATCGCGAGAATCAAATCCTCGGTCGCGGTGTCCGGAATAAAGGGAATGTTGACGCGAACGGGCTTCAAGGTCACCGGATCGCTCTCGACGTAAGCCTGCGCGCCCTGCTGAGTGACGCGCAGCCCCTTGCCCGTGAGCATCTGCGTGAGCTTGACGATGGCGTCGCGCAGCGTCGCAATGTCTCTGTTCATGTGGTGTGATGTCCTCTCGTAAGTCGCTGCTGACTCACAAGCAAAAAGTTACTACTGAGCGTTGAGGACTGCGAGCGGCTTCATAAGGAGACTTTCACCCAGAGGTGGAATGACAATAATCACGTTTCCATACTCAGGATGATTTCCGCGAAAAACCGTTGACGCGGTCTTGTCTTCGCGGGTCTGATCTTCGAGGCGCGCTGCTTCTTCGTAAGCCTCCTCATGAGTGAGGTCGATGATCTGGATACGAGAGCAGGGCATAGGTACGGGTACTCCGAGTCTGCGCGTTAAGGCGTTCTATACGGACACTGTGTCCCAAGAACAAGATGAGAACAAGACGGGAACGAAAGAGAACATTACCGGTCTGTGAATCGAATGGATAAGTCAGTATTTACTGAACACAACTGGCACAAGAAAAGCGCCCTCGCAAGGGCGCTCAGTTACGAAGGCTGTTGAAACAGCCTCCGCAGTTCAAAGGTCAGGTCGTGGGCGAGCCGAAGACCGTTTCGAGCTTCTGCTCTAGGTCCGGCGTGAGCGACGGGTCCTGGTTATCCGTCAGCTCGCGGATCTTGGCGAGAACCTTGGACTCGTTCTTGGAGCAGATGGTGCCGAAGACGGTCCCGATCACATCGATGGACCAGCCATGCTGTTCCATTGCGAGACGGAAGAGAAAGGCGGGGTCGACGTTCAGAGACTTCGCCAGCAGCGGAATCTTGTCCATCGGAACTCGAGCTTCGCCGCGCTTGATCATGGAGATCATGTTCGGCTTGTCATAGCCGACTTCGTCGGCGATCTGACGCTGGGTCTTCATACCCTGGATCGCGTCGATCTGCTTGCTCAGGTAGCTTGCAAGCCTAGTATGCTCGAACGGCCGTGCCGGCATTTAACTTCTCCAAATCGTCGTTTCCACTGTTTCTAGCCCTCTGTGATGTTGTCGTCCGTTTTTGATTTATTGTTGATCGACTACATAGCAGGACAGGTAGTGGCAAGTCAGTCAGTAGATGTGTTTTCTTGTGGGGCCGTTAATCGTCCTTGTTGATTTCGGTTCCCGGATTTCGTCAATTAGACGAGACGAAGGCGATAAGTCAAAACATATTGATCATCCGGCGTAACGAAACGGTGAGTTCGGGTGCTCGGCTGATCAATAGGTCAGGACGCGCCGTTCGGTTCCATAATGCATATTATGCGAATGGAGCTGGAGCACCCCCAAGGCGCTGGGAGGCCCGTCAGCGGCAAGATTCAGAAAGCTTGGGCAGATTAGTCACAAGCGGCGGAATGTTCAACCACGAGCTCCTGAGAGGCTTGTAGCTCCGTTGCGTCTAAGTAGTGTCTCCAGCGACAAACAAGACGGCGGGTAAGAATGAACTGGTATTTGAAGGCGATGCGCCGCTACTTCGAGTGGCGTGGTCGATCGGCGCGGGCCGAGTTTTGGTACTTCACGCTCTTTTATCTGATAATCTCCTTCCTCAGCGGTGTGGTCGATTACCTCCTTGGCTACACCGATGTCGATCAGCTTACCCCGGTAAACACCCTGGTGATCCTGGTCCACATCATCCCGACGATCACCGTCTCCATCCGCCGCTTTCATGATAGAGATCAGAGCGGCTGGCGGACACTCGGTCTCATCGTTCCGATCGCCAATCTGGTGCTGCTCGCTGACCTCGCCCGAAGGGGAACAGACGGGCCCAATCGATTTGGCGACGATCCGCTCGACCCCATTGCCGATCCTCACGTCCATTCTCGTCTTCTTCAAGCTGGCGCCCCTAGAAGCGTACCTGTTGTCAACCCGAGAAGACCCACATTCACTTCTCACAACGCCGCCGTACCCAGCTCCAGCAACAGCTTGATTGAAGAGATCGAGCGTTTGGATCAGCTTCGGCGAAACGGCGTCATCTCCGAGCAGGAGTTCGATCGTCTGAAAGCCAACACCATGAAGCGAGCTGACGCATAATGAACCCCGACGTTTCTACGGGCCTTCTGCTCATCGTCATCCTGATTGCGCTCTATCTGTTGCCCGCGATCATCGCCTTCTCACGAGGGCACCATAACCGGGTCGCCATCCTCGTTCTCAACTTGCTGCTGGGATGGTCAGTTCTCGGTTGGATCGCCGCGCTGGTTTGGTCGTTCACGGCGGTCGAGCGTGCGCCAGGCGTCATTTATACCGATCAGCGAGCCCGTGAGCCACGAACCGTTCGTATTGAGCCCGTTTCGCCCGTTCGGCAGATCGAACCTGTGGTGTCGGCCGAACCGCCGGCGAGCTTAGACGGGGCCGATATCGAAGAGCATTTGCGCCATCTTGAGGCGTTAAGAGGTCGCGGCGTGATCACCGAGGAAGAACTGCGCGAACTCAGGCTGAAGGCGATCAGCCACTCCGTCCGATAGGCGATCTCGACACCACCGGAAGTAGCATGGTGGGACGCACCCGGACCATGCTCCTCTCAACTCGTTCTTCGTTCTCGAAGAGCGGGAGAGAGATAATGAGAAGCATCATTCAGGTGGCAGAGGTGTTGTCGGTGATCAGCTTCGTCGCGTTCTGTTTGATGGGCGCGGTGACCCTCTGGATCCAACAAAAGGCAGCAGCGGCCGCCGGCGCAGCCACAACCAGTGCGGCTGGTGCCGCCGCGAGCGCCGCGGCACAGCCTACAGCCGATCAGCACGGCTTCGCAGCCGATGCGTTGCAGACTGCAGTCGACCTGGTGAAAGCAATTCCTGCAGCAATGGAGGCCGTCGTAAAGGCAGGACCCGCCATGGCGGCACTTCTTGCTTCCATACTCTTTCTGGCGATCGCGGCCACGGTCGCGATCGAGCGCCAGCCGAAACTCTCATGCTCGATCCCCGCGCAGACGGGCCTGACCCTTGACCAAAACAAGTTGAAAGATGCGGTGACGGTGATCTGCGTGGGCGTCAAGAAGAGCTAGCTTCTCCGCCATCGACGATTTCACCGGCCCGCCGGCGTCAATCCCCTACCCTGCTCCTGTCCTGTGAATAACGGGACTCGCCACCTCATCCCGAATCGCGCATCACTTGTGATGCTTCCGTGGTGAACGAGGCGTTTTATGGATCGAGCAGTGGATCAGAGCAGCCACCGGCGCCGCATGGCGCAGCACAGAGAGCAGCGCAAGGCCGAAGGGTTTCGCGAGGCTAATGTGTGGTTGCGCCAGGATACGCTCGCCGAAATCGACGAGCTGGTCGCGTCTGGACAGTTCCGCAATCGATCCGAAGCCATCGCTGCCGCCGCGCAAGCCTTCTTCAAGGAGAAGACTTTGAACACGTAACCGCAAAAGCAAAAGGGCCTACGAGGTTGGCGCCTCGTAAGCCCTTGATGTTGATCACCGCCTGGTAAGGCAGACAACCGCGCTTCAGCAACGCGAATCTGCCCCTCCAGTCCGAAGAAGTCAAGTGACACCTTCGCGGTGAACGGCATCGCTTTGCCTGAAAACGGGGAATTGATGCAGACCGTCCCATCGGGCGGCCGACGGCTCACGCCTGCCGTTTTGGCCGGGAGAGAACTCGCGTTCGAGAAAGAGCGCACCGTCTCTCGTAAGGAATTGGCGCAAACCGCTCGTGAAGCTGAGAAAGCTCTCTCGCTGCGGCCCGGGCTGCGTCTGGTCCTCCATGAGCTTGTTGGCTCTTGGGGCGAACAGGACTTCGAGGGCAAGCTTCTGGTCTGGCCGTCGAATGATTACCTGGTCGCGCGCACCGGCTTGTCGGAACGCACCGTGCGGTATGCGGTCAGCCAGCTTGTGGAGCTGCAGCTCGTCTCCTCGAAGGACTCCGCGAATGGGAAGCGCTTCGCTATTCGCGATCGCGCCGGCGAGATCGTGGACGCCTTCGGCTTCGACCTGACGCCTCTCTATGCGCGCCGGGGAGAGTTCACTGCCGAGATCGAGCGCCAGAAGCTCGCGCGTGACGCCCAGGGGCGCTTGTTCGACCAGATTACGATCTGTCGCCGGGCGACGGAGGAAGCGCTCAGCGCGCTCGCGGAGCATTTCCCGGGTGTCGTCACTGCTGATCTGATCGAAGCGCTGGATGAGCTTCGCGAGCGTACTCCGCGACGTGGTTCCATGCGGCCAATCGAACGGCTTGTCGGTGAGTGGTTAGAGATCCGAAGGCTTGCCGAGAAGCGCTATTATGAGTCCGCCAATGGCGGCAATTCTTGCCGCCACAAAGAAACAAACAACGACTCCCCTAGTGAGTCTTGTACAAAGGTCGATGAGGGAGTTGGTTCAGCGGAACGGCCCGTTTCCCTCACACTCGGCCTCGTATTGGATGCCTGCCCTGCCCTTTCGATGTATCCGCGGCCGATCCGCAGCGAAAATGACCTGATCGACGCTGGAAAGCATCTTCGATCCATGCTGAGCGCACATCCGAGCGCCTGGCGAGAGGCCGTTGAGGCGATCGGACCCGTGCGAGCTGCCGGCGCCGTTGCTCTCGTGCTCCAGCTCTATGAAGACGATCAGGCCGCGGGCACGAACCGGATCCGAAATCCTGGCGGCTACTTCCGAGCCATGGTGCGCATGGTCGCCGAGGGCCGGGTCGACCTGCAGACGGAGATCATCGCGCTTCGGAAACGTCGGCTCTGCTGATCAGAAGAGCTTAAAGTGGGTCACCGGCTTGAAGATATCTCCTACGGCCTTCTCAACCTTGTAGATATCGTTTCCGGGACCTGGACCGTGTTGAAGATCGTGAAGACCATTGTTGAGAGCCTCTACGGTTTTCCCTCGAAGCCCGAAAGGATCCTCTATCGTCTTCAGAGCCTGATAAGCTACGCTATTCTCCCCGAGAGCGTGTTTAATCATGTCATCCCGTTGGTGCAGTAGTTTGACAAAGTCATTATTTGGACCAAAGCACCCGTCGTCTGTGCCAATACCATGTTCGAGACACTTTCCAAGCTCGCGCTCAAGAAGCTTACCGCCTGTGCAGACGACATACGCATGGGGCTCCATCTTGGTGTCGATCGCGCAACCTAGAGCGATCTGTTGCTCCGGAGTAGCATTACGGGCAATCGCGCAGACCATAGCAGCCGAGAGACTATCTTTGTTTTGGGTGAGACATGCGAGGTAGTACCGCTGATCCTCGTTCATAAATGGGTCAGCCACGCAAACTGCCCGGTCGGTGTTGCTATGCGCCTTGTCCACGCACTTTTTGAGATTGGTCACCTTGTCGTATATTTCGGTGAATCGCTTCCCACCGGTGGAACAAGCTAGAGCTCTGACGCGATCCTCGTCGTTATCCTCAAGGCACTTTTCCGTGGTTCGGTATGAGCGCGGAAGCGCGCGCTCGACAACACAGGACTGAAACTCATCCTCGGTATTTGAACCTTCCTGACATTCCCGCAGACCATCCAAGCTGGGTATCGGAGGCGCTGCCAGCATCGTCTCGGACTGAGCCGTCCCCGAGTTGGTGATCAGCCCCTCGCCATTCATGCCTTCGGTCGGCACAGAGACGGATAATCCCGCGGGAGTTATGCTGCCGAAGCCATTCGGGTTGATGAAAATCGGGCCAGGATCGGAAGGCGGAGGCGGTGCGCAGATTAGCGCTCCAGGAAGCCCACAAGGCAATGCTGACAGGCAGGTAGGAAAAGGTGGAGTCCCGCAAGCTGGTGCGACCGGGAATGGTGGAAACGGGAATCCGGGCGGTGGAGGGCACGCGATCGTGCCCGGTAAGCCACACGCGCGCGGCATCGGGCAAGGAGACAGGCCCATTGCACCGCAGAACGGCTCACCTGATGAACCTACAATCGGCTGGACCACCGACCCAGTGGGAGAGCCGAAACAGGGACCGTTGTTGATGCAAGACTCGAAAGTCGGAGTATCGACAAAGAGCCCGCTACAAGCTTGCATCAACTGCGTGTTGACCGCTCCAACGTGCCAGCAGTCGATTATCTTAGATCTCGGAGAGGCTTGTGAGTGGACAGCGTTCGTGACGCTGACGATAAGTATGACGCTTATGCAAAACCGCAGTAAAGCCGAACGTGAAAGTGTTGCGCCCATGGAAGTATAGCCTCATGTTGAGACAAGGACGTCAATGATAGTTAGCTTTGCATACGTCGTAGCAGTTACTCCATTTCTGCCGGCATATTGTCTGCTCTTGAAAGCCGGTACACGCTCTGTACTCGATCTCGCACTGCTGACTACACACCTCGAAACCAGAGATAACCAAGATCAGAGGTTCTGACCGCTTGGGCTCCGGTTCGTTGAGTGATTCAGTCGCATAGGTGAGCGATGTGGAGCTTAGAGTGATTGTTATGAGAGCGACGACAACACGAAACATGGCGACCTCCAGAAAGGATACTAGCTCCCATTTTTTGGAGACAGGGGGCTCTACCTGAAGCCGCGATCGTAGTTGCCCTTGAAATGCCGGATCAACACAGCCGAAAGACTTAAAAAAAAAAGGAGCGGCGCCTTTCGGGACCGCTCCTCACACCACACAAGAGGAAACACGACTTTTGAAGTCGTGCCTATTCTACGAAGCGCCAGATGATAAGTAAATACTGAACACTCCGCGAATTCACGAAATCGCGATTTATGCCGCCTCTTTCAGCCTATCGTCCTTGTCATCGCGGAAGCGAACGAACCGCGGATGACGGAGCGACCCGTCGGGCGTCACTTCATGGTACTCGACCTCGATCAGGCGCCCGATCAGCTCATTCTCCACGCCGCGATTATAGGCGTCCCAGAACTCGATGCGCTGCTGATCGGAGAAGCCGCCGCCGACACGGACCTGAACCCCTTCCCGATCGACGATGATGCCGCCGAGCTGGCCCTCGTACTTGCCCGAGCCCTCGAAAGCACCGACGATCCGAAGGTCCTCCGTTTCCTCGCCCTTGATCTTGAGCCACTGGTGCGAGCGCTTCTTGTGATAGGCGCCGGCGAGCGGCTTCACCATCGCACCCTCGAGACCTGCAGCCTGGAAGTTCTCGTAAAACTGCATGATCTCGGAATGCGAATTGGCGAAATAGCGATTTGACGTCCGGATAGGGGCGCCCTTCGGAGCCTGCTTCACCACCCAGTCGAGGAATGCGCGCCGCGCCGCGTAGTTGATGGGGATCTCGTTCAGATCGTTGTTGAGGAACGCCTCGTAAGGCAGGGCCTCGAACACCATCAGTTCCGCATCCGTTGCCGATTCGGACTTGCGGCGCACGTCGCCGACGGTCTTGTTGAAGGAGCCGGAGACCACCTCGCTATCAAGCGCCAGGCGTGCCTCGTCACCGCCGAGCCACTCGCGGTAGAGCGCCCGCTTCTCCTCGTCCTCGATCGTGCCGAGAGCCGCGCGAGCATTGTCGAGCATCGCCACCACATGCGGGCCGAGGTGCTCGACCGCGGGAAACGGCTTACCAGTCCTGGAGAAGAACTGCGCCGCGCCGTCGCGGGCCAGGGCGATATTGCGAACGCCGTCGTACTTGGGCTCGACCGCAACGGGCCATGCCTTGATGCGCTTCTCCTCGAACTTGTGCGCGAGCATCACGTCGAAGGTGGGAATGGTGCCGGGAAGAACCTTGTTCACGGTCTTGGCAGTGATGCCGCAGCGCAGGTCCTTGGAGAGGATGCGCCAGAGGAGCTCGGCCGCGTCGGGCGCCAGGCCCAAAAGCGTGTCCAGAACGTGCTGCTGAGCCGAGCCGCCGGTGATCGCGCGATCCTTCAGCGCGTCGAGAAGGCCCCAGACGACGCGATTGTCGGCATCGAATTGAAGCGTACCCTCGGTCTCGACCTTCGGCGGCGTAAGGCCAAAGGTGACAAAGGGATCGTAGGCATACTTCACAACCTGCTTCATCATCGGATCACCGATGACACGTTCCAGGATCTCCTCCTTTTCCGTCCGCGAGTTGGTGTCAGCGATCTGATTGAGGACCGCGAGGGCGTCATAGGAATTCATGCGTGGTGATCCTTCTCTCCCATGTAGGATTTGACCGTCATTTCCGGTGTCGTCTTGCCGGGGACTGCGCGCAGCCGGACGCCGTTGAAGCTGACGACGGTATGCAGCCCGGTGAGGTTGGCGATCCGGTGCATCTCCTCGGCGACATCTCCAAGCTCGGAGCCTGGGAACGGACGAAGCTCAAGTTCGAGCACGGGCCTCATGCGGCTCTCCCGGCGGCCGCTCGGGCCCGCTCCAGGAGCGACATGCGCGCCTTGGGCTTCGGGGTCGACGTCGCCGCCGATGCAGCGGGCTCTGCGGACGTCGTCATCGCCATGTTGATGGCGGCGGACATATCCCCGCTCTCGGCGGCAAGAACGGCGTCAGCGGGCTCCGGAGCGCGTTCCTTGACGCTCTCGGCCGGAGGCTTGCGACTGCGACGAGAAACGGGTGCCGTCTCCCGCTGCACATCCTCCAGTTCGACTGACGTTTTGCGGGTCGAGCGCTTGGACTGCTTGCCGCTCACCCAGGCGCCGGCGGCTTCGTTCGCTGCCAGGATCAGCTCGCGCTCCTTGGGTGTGACGGCATATTCGTCGAGGAGCTTGGGCGAGACCAGGACCGGCATGATCCGCTCGATGTGACGATCCTTCAGAGAGCCGACGCGCTTCTCGTCAGCATGATACGGATCGTCGGGCAGACGGCCAAAGTCCTGGATGATGTTGTTGATCGGGCATTTGCTGGCGCTCATGCACGCCTGGCAGCCCTTTCGCTGCTCGGGGCGCCGGCCCTTCCAGACCAGATCGCGCAAGGAGACGCAGGTGGCGAACCGGGTCTCCACGTTGAAGATCGGACAGACGAAGTGAAAGAGGTTCGCCGGCGACAGCGACTTGCGCCGCATGAGAGCGTATTGAATTCCCATCAGAACATTCCCCAGGCTGAAGAGGTGACGACCTCAAGGGCGTCGGCGATCGCATCGAGCTCCGCGGCACTGGCGGCCGCGGCCTCAAGCTTCTCCACGCGGCGTTGGATCAGGTTGGCGATCTGCTGACCTGGCGCCTTCAGCGCGGTCACGATCTCGGTTTCGGCGGCGAGTTCGGCCATCCGCAGGCCGAAGGCGATCACGTCGCTTGTTGTCGGAATGAACTCGCCCGGAATGACCGAGCAGAAATCACTCAGCTCCAGTGTCGACGGCGCTATTCCCGCAATACCACCCATCAGAACAGACCCCAGTCAGGGTTCGCAGCCACGCGATCGGCAACCGTGACTTCGGGCTCGGGCTCTGCTGCGAATGCGTCGTCACTGACCTTGCTGATGCCGCCCCCGAGCATGTCGACCAGGGTCTTGCCCATCACGGTCCACCAAGCGCCGAGCGCCCCCTTGAGCGCATCGAGATCGACAACCGTCGTATTGAGCTTCGTGAGCTCCCGCTCGTAGCCGCCGTTCTCCTTCTGCCGGAGCTTGCTGTTGTAGTTGCGCTCGGCGTCCAGGCTGTTCGCGTAACGATCAACCTTGGTCTGGCCCCATGCCTCGGCCTTGCCCCAGCGGTTCACGACCACCGAGGTGCCGTCGGCCGCGGTCAGTCTGAGCAGGTGATAGTCCTTCGTGCCCTGACGGTGTCTCAACGACACCCGGCTGACGATTACCGGAAACATCGCTTGCGTCTCTTGTGTGTCAGTGTGTGCTGACTTTCTTATAGCAGCGTGAACACGGATCAACAGTCAAAACTGACTGATTGTTTTTGATCCGCGTAGTGATTGCGAAGACGCCACTTCACGTCGAGCGTGGCGCTGTAGACTGTCGCCTTGTAGAAGGCGTCCTGGACCACCTCGGGCAGGACCTCGTTCGGATCGCAGTTCGAGGGCAGCAGCGCGATACGCACCCGCAGTCCGATGCGGCGAAGCTGCTTGGCCGCGTCCAGGGCGGAGACGAGCGCACGCCATTCGCCGTCCCACATGATCGTGACCTCTTCCAGACCCGCACGCTTGAGCTGCAGGAAGCAGCCGAGCTGATCCTTGCCGTCGACCGAACCGAAGGATAGGTGCTTGCCGAAGGAACCGATCGGCACGACGTCGCGAAGGTCGATCTTCTCGTCGAAGGCTTTCTTGATCGCCATGACGTCAAAGGCGCCCTCACCCATCACGACGCGCTTTGCCCGCAAGGCATTCTGCCCGTTGAAGAGGAAGCGCCCGGTGCCAGGAAGCCCCTTGGGAAACAGGTACTTCTCGCTCTGATCTCCGATCACATCACGGCCCTGAAACGTCACCAGCTTGCCGTCGAGATCGAACACCGGGATGATCAGGCGATTGACGAACTTCTGACCGCCTTGGGAGCCATCCTCCTTCAGGAAGTTCCACCATCCGTCCGTGCAAAAGCGGAGATGGAAGAATTTCGCCAGATCGCCGCTGATGCCGCGTTTCTCCAGATAAAGCAGGTTCTGCCCCTCACCCGTGGGTAGCGGGAACGAAACCGGCAGCTTCACCTCGCCAAACTCGACCGCAGCGGTCGTCGTTCGTTTGGGCTTCCAGCCCTGCTCCTTCAGAACCTCCCGGACGTGATTGAAGGTCTCCGCCCAGCTCAGGCCCAGGTTCGCGTTCACGAATTTGAGCTTGTTGAAGCCGGCGTTGCAGACGAAGCAATTGCCGAGCCCGGTCTCCGCGTTGAGATAGACCCGGTAACGACGATCGCCGCACTCCGGGCACTCGCGCATGTTGAGCTGCATACCGGAGGAGCCGCGCCCCTTTCGGTACGCCAGCCCCTCTCGCTCGCACCAATATTCCAGGTCGAGTTCGTCGGAGAGTTCCTGAGCGTCGCCGCCCCGCTCCGACATCAGTTAACGCCCCAGTCGTCCGGGTTGCGGAGGAAATAGTCACCGCGGCGCCGGCGCAGATAGGCCCAGAGCAGAGTGCCGATCGCGCTGCCGCCGATGATGGCGGCGAGCAACGTTGCCATGAGAGCGTCGAGCATCGTCATTCCTTTCCGAGAACCTTGGTGAGGAACTTCATCTTCTCCCGGTCCTGCTTGATGCGGAGGGTGAAGTTGGATTCGCCGTTACGGTGCGCTGCGAAGTAGAGCCTGGCCTCGCCGGACTTGCGCTCCTCCTCCACCGCGTTGATGGAGATGACGATGTCGGCCGTCCGGATCTTGTTGAAGTCCTCGGCCACGTCCGTCATCTTCGCGACCGTTGCCTTGGCGCCTTCGCGATTGGTCTGGGTCGCGGTCAGAACGGCTGCGTTGTAGGTAAAGGCAATTGCGCGGAGATCGATGTAGATCTGGCGCATGTCGTCCTTCAGATCGCCCGTGAAGCGCTCCGCGGCCATGATGTCCGCGTAATCCACGATGATCAGATCGAAGCTGATGCCCTTGCGACGGAACTGCTCCAGCCGCCGGCGCAGCGCTGAAACCTTGAGAGTGCCGGAAGGGAAGTCCTCGATGAAGAACTTGCCGGCCTTCTTACCCGCAGCGTCGATCTTGCCTTTGACGGTATGCGGTGAGTCCTTGAGCAGGCGGATCGCGGTGTCGGCGACGTTCGCATCGACGCGATCGGCGATGATCTTCCGGCTGACTTCGAGACTGGCGTAATAGACGTTGTAGCCGAGCAGCGATGCGTTCTTGCCGAACTCGCCCAGCGACATGGACTTGCCCGCTTTCGCGGCGCCCATGAGCACCGAGAGCTCCTTGCGGCCCCAGCCCTGGTGATAGAGGTACTTGTCGAGGTCGGCGATGCCGGTGGAGATGCCATCGGGCTTGATCAGGCCGGCGGCGAGATCGACGCGCTCAGTGGTGCGGTTCTCAATCTCCGCCCAATAATCGTATGCCTCGCCCTCCTCCGAAATCCCGACATCCTGGGCCTTCTGGACGATCTTCTCGATCTTGTCGTAGTCGCCCTTGATCAGGAGCTCGGCAGCTTCGAGGATCGCCGTCTCATAAGCCCGATGACGAGCGAAGCGAGCGACATTGTCGGCCACGAACTCGCGATCGCTGATGTCGGCTGCGAGAACGGTCTTGATGCGCTCCCTGACGTCGTCGACCAGGTCCTTGCGAATGCGACGATCGAGAACGGCGGATTTCAGGAGCGTGCCGATCGACTTGCGATCCGGCGTGCGCTTGTAGGTGTCGTAATAGTCCAGGGCGACCTTCGTGATCGCCGCATCAGCCTCGTTTTCAAAATATTCGGGACGGATCAGGCCGTCGGTGCGCTGCGCAAAACCCGCGTCGCGCAGCGCCAGGGCCACGATCTTGATCTGGAAGTCCTCGTCGAAGTCGTAGCCGGTGACGGACGCAGAGGTCTCGTCGTCGGCTACGCTCTCCTCGAGCTCCTCATCTTTCACGAGAGCGAGTGCCATCGTTTACTCCGCCGGGCGGTAGCCCTGGATGTCGTGCTTAAAGAGAGTCAAAGTCAATACTGACTTATCTTCCCGAATGCGAAGAAGCAAGGCGTACTGATCGGCTTCGAGGAGCTCGCCTGTCACCTGGGTGCCGTCGCGGAAGAGAACGACGATCTTGCGACCGCGAAGCTCCCGGAGCTGCTGCTGGTGCGACCAGAGCTTCGGCTTGAACGGCTGACGCTCACCCTTGCGAGCGATCTCGATCGGGCGACGAGTTTCGTTTCTCATGTTGCTGTCCTGTGTCGTGCTAACTTTGATTATAGACGCTACATCAATGGCTTGCGTCAGGCGTATGACTGGATCCGCTCGAACATGTCAGAGTCGACGCGAGCCCGGAGCTTGCTCTCCGGAAGGATGCGTTCCCCGTAAGTGAAGCGAGCATAGAAGGGCGCCGGGTTGTCGCGCAGTTCGGCCTGGCGGAAGAGCCACTCGTGGTGATCGTTCTGCGGCTGCGTCTCGCGATACAGGTCGATCTGATATTCCTCGTGCTGGCCGAGATAGAGGATCGACGCCTGTCGCTTCTCCCATTCCTCCACGACCTGCTCCAGGACACGCTCCGAATAGAGCTGCTGCGGCTGCGGCAGGTAGCGCTGGCGCCAATAGCGAAGGGTGTAGCGGTAGGCGAGCGTCAGGTAGACGCCGTAGGGCATTCCGATCGCGTCAGCGGCCCAGCGACCGCGCCAGCAGCCAATGAGCTTGTTGCGCTTGTCCTTGCCGCCCTCGAAGAAGTCCCGCACGGAGACCACGCGAACGTGCTCGGCGGCGTCGCGGTCACGGGTCTCCGCGAAGACATCGCGATAGACCCTCCCCAGTTCCCTGACATACTCGAAGGTGGCTTCGAGCGGATGCATGTAGCGGTAGTCGAACCACTTCGATGCATAGAGGGACCGCTCGAACTCCATCCACTCGGGCTTGATCAGCCGGAACGCCATCAGATCCAGTTCGGATCGACTAAGTTCCGGCTGCTCCCATTCCTCATCCATGAAATCTCAAGACCCTGTGCAGACCGTCTGTGTCGTCAGAGACATAGCGATCAGACTCAGGGTCAGCAGCGTTTCCCGAATAGGCGTTGACGATGTCCTGGACGATGCCGTGCCGAACGATGTCCTGCACGCCAAAGCGCACGGTCTTGATGCTGCCGACATGGCCGAGCCGGAGCACCGCATCCTCCAGACCGGACTTGCTGCGATCCGGAAGATCGCACTGGGAAGGATCGCCGTTGATGATGAACTTGGAGTTCTCGCCAATACGGGTCAGCAGCAGCTTCATCTGGGTGATGGATGCGTTCTGCATTTCGTCGGCAATCAGCCAGGCATTCTTGATCGTGGCACCGCGCAGGAAGGCCAGAGGCCACGCCTCGATCGTGCCGGCCTTCAGATGGTACTCCAGAGCTCCGGAACCGAGAGTTTCCTCCAGGGCGTCGCGCACGGGCCGGAAATAGGGCTCGTATTTCTCGTCCAGTTCGCCGGGCAGAAAGCCAAGAGACTCGCCGGCCTCGACTGCCGGGCGAGTGACGATGATGCGCTCGATCTTGCGGGCCTTCAGAGCTTCCGCGGCACGCGAGGCGGCCCACCAGGTCTTGCCGGTTCCTGCAGGCCCGATGCCGAAGGTAATGGTGCCGGTCTGGATCGCGGTGTCGTAGGCGACCTGGGAAGCGTTGAGCGGCTTCAGTTCGCGATTGCTCGGGCGAACGTGACGAGTGGGGGCCTCATCCTGGACGAGGCGCAACAGCGGCTCGTTGTTGCGCGTCTTACCCTGGCGCCGGTCCTGACGATTTGCGGCGCGATTCTTGGAGGCCATTTGGGGTCATACTCCGATCCGAAATATGACCCGTAGCTTAGATGATAAGTCAGTATTGATCTATCAAAGATGATGCCGATCAGCCTGCGATCGACATTTTTGGCGCTTGTCGATCACGGCCATCCCGTCGTCACGTCGATCGTGGCAAGCTTCTCCTGGGTTTCTGCCGCCGCAAGTTCGTCCTTCAGATTGCGGGCATACTGCCGAAGCAGCGCATACTGATTGCCGACAAAGGCGGCGAGCTGCAGGCCAGATTCCGGAGTCTCCAAAGGGATGCGGATGTTCTCCGTGGAGATCCACCCCTGGGCGTAACTGTCAGGCCACGGGAGTCCGCCGCCCGACGCGGCGAGCGCGGTGGTTCCCATGGCGGTCAGATCGGCTCGGCTGCTATCGTCAAGCGCAACGTGAAGACCGCCAGTAACCTGCACCCCTGCGCGAAGATACTGATCCAGAATTGATATGACCTGCGCTATCTTAGCGTTTCGCGCGTTCGCTACCAGGTCAACAACTCGTGGCACGGCTTCCCCACCATCCCATTCGTAGTTGCTCGCGTCAAAAACGATATTCTCCCAGTCCTCTTCGGTTACCTCGAACGCTTCCGCCGGGATCTTGGGGTTGCGGTGAAGTGAAGTGTCCTGCTTCGGTTCGCCGTTTTCATCCAGAACGGGTTTCCCATCCTCGTCGAGAACCGGCGTGGTCACCGCGACGAGCGGAAACGAGCTCTCCGGGTAGAACGCCGGATCGCCATCTTCATCGTTGATCGCCCAGATCTTCATGATCAATACCCAATGACAAGATAATTGACGCCAACTGAACTATTCTGAACGGGCGTATAGGAATTGGAGTTGTAGAAGGTCACCACCATCTTGGACGTGCTATACGAGGTGATGCTGTACGACCAGATGTAGCTGTTGTTCATCGCGACGATGGGGATGCACTGCGAGAAGGTGCGCGGGAATGTGAAGGTGACATTGCCGTTGCTGTCCGTCGTTCCGCCGACATGTACGAAGTAGGCGGTCAGACTTCCAATCGTAAAATAATACTGGTTGGAGCTGTGAGACGCAGACGGCATATCCGCGTCTGCAGCCGCACCCAAGGTCGACCTCGCTGTGGCGGCCGTCGTGTCATCCAGCAGCGTTTTTATAAATGACGAAATGCCGAGATTGCTTAGCGCTGAGGCGGCGCTGGTCAGCTCGCTGAGGTTGTTCGACCCCTTCATGAACCCGGATGTGCTCGGGATGTCGCTTGTGGCAGCCGCACCGATCGCGCTGCGAGCCGCCGCCTGGCTGGCTGCCCCGAACAACGCTTTACCGATGCTGGACGCGCCCAGGTTCGTGAGAGCTGTCGCAACATCGGTGAGATCAGCGAGGTTCTGATCCTTTGCGAGCTTCTGCCCGACAGTGGTGATCAGCGCGGCGAGTGCGGAATCTTCATCCTGCACCTTCGCTGCGAGCTCGTTAATCGTGTCCAACGTCTCGGGCGCGATGCCACCCATGATGCCGGCTACGGCCGAAGCGAGCGCCAGCGCGACAAACTCGGTTGTGGCGAACTGACGGGAGCTGGTGCCAGGTACGGGCGTGTCGCCTTTAGCTACGCCACTGAAATCCGGATCCTGAAGCGGTGCCTTTGCGGCGAGTACGTCGGGCAGATCCCCGATATCCTCGGCCACCAGGATGATGTCGCCGGTTCTTCCCGCCACTTTCGTGACAGGAGCCACCGGAAGCTGCGCCGCCGGAACCTTTCCATCGGCATCCAGACCTGCATAGCCGTTGGCGACGTTCTTCACGGCAGCCAGCTCTCGAGGGCGAATATAGCCGGTGCCCGTGCCGCCGATGATAGCCGAAGTTCCGGAAAAGGCGTTGCTGTTCAGCTTCCCGGCGAGTGCCTGGTCCACATCATCGCGCGGATAATAGAACTCGTCGTAATCACCCTGCTCAGGTACGACATGCCCGGCGCGATTTGCGAAGGTGAGCACGCCGCCGTCGGCGATCGTCTCAGCCTCCTTGGCGGCCGCCTCTGCGCGATCGGCAAATCCCGACGCGTTCTGCTCGGACTGTGCGGCGGCTTCGGCCGAAGCGTTAGCGGCATCCTGCGAATTCTTGGCCGCGGCTGCATATCCAGCCCCGCTCTCCTCACTGGCTTTAGCTTCCGCCGCGGAAGTCGCAGCGGCAGACGCAGAGCCGGAGGCCGCAGTCGCACTAGCGGCCGCAGCTTTCTCGCTGTCATGGGCAGCGCCAGCCGATCCTGCTGCAGCCTGGGCGCTGTCGTTGGCGGCTGTGGCAGACCCCGATGCCGCGTCGGCGCTGTCATGCGCTGCCGCAGCGGATCCCGATGCGGCTTCCTCGCTGCCATGCGCCGCGTCAGCGGAGTCGGAGGCCGCTCCCGCACTTACACCGGCGGCATCGGCCGAAGCCCTAGCAGCATCCCGCGCGTTCTCGGCAGCCGCATCGTGGGCCGCGCTATTTTCCTCACTGGTCTGAGCGGCTGCGGCGGAAGCGGCCGAAGCGTTCTCACTGCCCTTTGCCGCTGCGGCCGAAGACGCGGCTCCCTTCTCGCTGCTGGCTGCAGCCGAAGCGGAGGCGGCTGAAGCGTCTTCGCTCCCCTTGGAATTAGCCGCAGAGTTCGCGGAAGCATCCGCACTGCCCTGCGCTGCCGTTGCCGAAGTGGAAGCAGCAGTTTCGCTGTTCTTGGCCGCGACCGCAGACTTCGCGGCTGCGTCTTCGCTGCCATGGGCGGCCGACGCGGACGCGGCCGAGGCGTTCTCGCTATCCTTGGCCGCACCCGCCGACGACGCCGAAGCCTCCGCGCTGCCGCGAGCGGAATCTGCAGATGCTGCTGCAGCCTCTTCGCTGTCGTGCGCCGCCTTCGCCGACGCAGCCACGGCCTCTTCACTGCCGTGCGCAGCATCTGCAGATTCCGCTGAGGCATCCGCGCTCTTCTGCGCGTCGGTAGCCGATGTCGCTGCGGCAGCGGCACGTTCATCCGCCGCTGCGGCGGAGTCGGCAGCAGCTTCTTTGCTGCCACGAGCCGCGTCGGCTGACGCTGCCGAAGCAACCTTGTTGTCATTCGCCGCGGACGCGGATTTCGCGGCTGCGTCGCTTGAACTCGCCGCGGCTGTTTCGGACGCCGCGGCGTGCTGTTCGGAAAGAAGCGCGGCAGAAGCGGCTTTGGTCGAACTATCCGCCAGACCCTGCAATTCAGGCGTGATGTCGCCCGTGTCGCCCTTGTCCCCCTTAGACGCCATCAGCGTCCATTTGGAAGCGTCAAAGGCAGTACCGGACTTGTGCGCAGTCGCGCACACATAAAGCGACCCGCCGAACGTAACCAGGCTTGCGGGCGGGCCGATCACGTAGCTCGTGCTCGCCGCCCACGCCTTCGCTGCAGACCAGGGAACCGGGCCGGTGTTACCGGTGTCACCCTTCTCACCGCGAGGCCCGCCGTCTTCCATGATGATCTGGAAGCCCGGTTCCTCACTCTGCAGGATCGTGTCGCCGTTGCCCGAGAGCTCGACGTCGTAAAAGGACTCAAGAACAGCAACGCCGCTCATCGCGTAACTCCCTGGGCAACATCAACGATGACTTCGGCGACGGCACTCGTGGATCCGTTCACGGTGCGCAGGAGGTCACCCACGTACTTTCCGGCCGTCAGCTTCCCCTTGCCGATCGCGAGCACGAACTGGTTCGTGCCCTTGGCGATGGTGATGCCCCCGTTTGAGCTTGTCAGATCGAGTGCCACCTCTTTATCGGAGGCGTTCTTGCGAAGCTGCATCTCCATGGTGGAACCATCGAGCAGCGTCGCATCGCCGTCAGCATTCGTGAGCCGGAAGCTCCGGCTCCAATCAGCATTCGTGCGGGTCTTGATCTTTAGTCGAAACACCGATCGGCCTCGCTGAGTGTCGTTAAGTCAATATTGACTTATGATAACACTCGGCAGGAGCGATGAAAACCGGATTAGGCGTAGCCCATCTGCTTACGCAGCATGTCCAGCACCTGAATTCCCCGGTACATATCCTCGAAGAACATGGTCTCGCCGGTCTCCGGAACGTGGATCGTCATCGGCGTCAGGAACGGCTGGTTGGCGCGGAAAGCTTCGCGCTTGGCATAGCCATCAATCGTCTTGTAGGCGCCGAGCTGGATGCCATGAACGATGCGGCTGCGACCCATCCACTGCTTCTCGATCGAGGTGTGTCCGGCGACGTGGATGTGCCCGCCCCAGACGACATCCTCGCCCTGCCAGTTCTCCAGGATCCACACGGTGATCGCGTGAACGGAGTTGAAGCGGGAGTTGCCGCGATACTTGTGCCGAGCGATGTGAGTGAAGGATTCCCCGTTCGGAGAGTTCATGCGCACGCGGACCTGGTCCGTGTCGTAGATCGGGCCGAGACCGTAATCGTCGAACATCTTCTTGAGGACGTCGACGCCGCCGGCGCTCGTGGTCCAATCCATGTGATTGCCGGAGATCGCGGCGATCATCTTCGGAGCCAGGACGGAGATGTAGTGCTCAGCCAGGCGCCAGGCGTCGGAGTGGCTCATGATGTCCTTGCGACGCTCGCGCTCCAGGAAGCCGACGATGAAGTTGTCGAGCCAATCGCCGATACCGACAGCGAAGAGATGCGGGTGCTGGTTGATCACATAGGCGTCGTCAAAGGCGCGACGCACCAGCGTGCCGATGTTGTTGAGGTGATGATCCGGAAGCCCCACGACGCCATACGGCCCGGGGAACTGCACGTTCAGGTCGATGCAGGACTTCTGGTGATGGTGGGTGGCGAAGCGTTCGTTGCCGTCGATTACGCGCTTCAGGAGATCCTCAACCGGTTCCTCGTAAGGCTCCGGGAGTGTCTCGATCGTGCGGAACTTCTCGCCGATCGGCGCGACCGTGGCGGCCTTTGCCTTGCGGGAGATGAGAGCAGGAACCGCTTCGCCGCTTTCATGCAGCCGGCGGACCATGACAGCATGGTTCCGGACCGTGCGCGGGGAGATGTCGAGAGCCGCGGCAACATCGCCGATGGTGGGATAGCGCGTCACGTCATTGTAGATCCGGGCGAAGTTCTCCCAGCGGGTCTCTTCCATAACTGTCATGTGTTTCTCTTCAGGGTAAGTCAGTGTTGACTTATAAGACTTGGCGAGCAGATGCCCAAAGCCGCGTCTTCTAAGTATATTATATACGTACTACGTATTTACTTCTTTGCAGGCAGAGGCTCCGGGTCTGCAGTCTGCTTCTCGTAGTAGGTGACGAGACCGTTCATCTTGGTCATCCACCGGCCCACGGCGATCTTGTTCTCGACGGACTTCCGGGCGTCGTCCGGCGTCACGCAGACCATCTTGCCGCTTTCGCAGCCCTGCCACTTCTCGTCGTAGAGCTTCACCGGGCCGGGGCGCGCCGGATGGACGATCTTCAGGCGCTCAGTCCTGACCGTCACCGTTGTTTCCGGCGCTGGCATCTTCGAGCATCCGGTTAAGCCGAGCAGAAAGAGCGTTGAGGCGATCAGCCGTTTCATGGGTGTCCGTTCCCGTGTCGATGGTCTGGGTGTCGACGACGACGGACTGCCATTCGGCTTCAGCCGCCTCGTTGTGCTTGGAGAGGTCTTCCAGGTTCTTCACCTGGGCGTCGTTGTCGGCCTTGAGATCGGTGAGCGACTTCTCAGCGATCGCGCGCTGGTCCTTCTCCGTCGCCAGAGCGCTCTGGGACGTCACCAGGGCGTTCTGCAGGTGCGAGACGTACAGATAGACTCCGACGATGCTCCCGACCGCCAGCAGCGCTGCAAACGCGATTGCGCACGCTTTCAGGGGGAGTTTCGCAAGGATCGCGCTCAGCATGGGCCAGGTCCGTTCGGAGGAGAGGGAGGCAGGCTGGCGCGCTTGTTATTGTCGTCCCAAACCGCGCCGAAGATGTAGGCGAAGAGCAGTGCGATGCCGGCGCCCAGCAGCGTCATGAACGCCTGCGCCTGGAGCGGGCCGGCACCGAGGATCAGAAGATACTCGGCGTTGCCGGCGATCCAGGCGAGCGCCAGGTACAGGAGCCGGCGACGCCTGGGCCAGTTGTCGAGGTAGAGCGTCTCGACCAGCTCCTGCGGGGATCTCACTGCAGGAAGCTCTTGGCGCGGTTGGTCCAGCCCTTCAGGAACTTCGACTGGGATGCGTCGTGCGCCACGATGCTCTGATAGAATTCGATACGCTCCGCGACGATCTGGTTGACGACGGTCTTCGCGCCCAGACGGGCAACCGCATTCGCCGCGGCCGCTTCAGTCTTCGGCCCGGAATAGCCATCGACCTTGAGCCCGGCCTTGGCGCAGGCGTTCAGCGCTTCCTGCAGGCACTTGATCGAGCGGCCGCCGCCGGCATTCACCGAGATGTCGAAGAGCTGCGGCTGAAGCACGTCGGGAAAACCGTCGATGCCCGGAGCCTGAAAGAAATCGCGCTTGTAGAGGCGGTGGGCGATCTCCGGCGTGACCAGCATGATGTCGTGCTTGTCGATGTCGCCGTCGTGATCGAGGTCCATCTCCGGCTTGCCCTTGGCATAGCGCAGCGACACACCAAGGTTGGTGGCGCCGCCGGCGTCACCACGGACCTCGTTGTAGCCCCCTTCCCGCTTGATGATGTCGTCGATCATCTGGTCAACGGTCTGCATGGTAAATCAATCCTGACTGATCAATGAGTGTACGGAAATGCCTTGAAGACCTTGTCGAGGATCCCGAGACCCCAGGTGAGCAAACCGCCGACCGCGATGATCACGAACCAGCCGCCGCGCGCCTTGTTGACGAGGGTGTTGACGGCACCGATGCCACTGCCAATCGACTGAATCTCCTCGCGGAGCCCCTCGATCTCCTTCATGGACTCCTTACGGTGCTGGCTCATCTCCTGCTTGGTCTCGCGCCGGTGTTCGGCAAAATCGTCGGACAGGCGAGACAGGCGCTCGATTACGACGGCAAGCGTCGGATCTTTGGTCTCGAGAGAACTCGGCATCACTCACTCCAGGTCAGAGAAGGACGCCGCGGTCACTCGGGCATCAGAGATAAATAAATACTGATTTATTATAGAGCCCGTGGAACCACACGGCAATATAGTTCACGCGCCGAGCCCGGCGGAAATTGCCGCCCAGTCCACCTGTACCGCCTCGTCGACCTCTGCTCTCTTCTTGGCAGCATCGATGGCGACCTTGAGCGTGTAGCGCAGATTCTCCAGCTTGGAGTTTACCAGAGTCCACTGATCGGCCGTATTCTTGGTCACCTGAGCCGTAGCGGCGATCGTCTGTCTCTTGGCTTCAGCCTCTGCCCTAATTAGCGGGTAGCTGTCGGCGTGAGCTTCGACGTTTGGATCGGCGAGCGCGGTCGTCGCTTCCTGCAACTTGGTGAGATACGTCAGTTCCTGGCCCGGAATCACGGTCAGATAAACCGAACGAATCTTGCCGATCTGAGTGTTCACCTCAGTGACCTTCTCGGCCTTATAGGCCGCCAGATCGAACGTCATGGCGAGCTTCATTCCGCAGTCACCTCGAACCTGAAAACCTTATTGAGCTCGGGATAGGCGACCGTGATCGCATATGTGCAAGGTTCTTCAGCCACAAGCTCAACATCAGTGCCGTCGGACAGATATTCCGCATCGTTGATGGCGATAGAAGCGCCCTGGAGAACTCCCTGAAGAAGGGCATAATCCACGCCGTCAGCCGCGACTGTCGCTTTCGACAAAGTCGGCTGAGGAAAGGGAATGGCTTGCAATGAAGCCAGATCGATGATGCTGGCATCGAAGGGCGTGACCAGTAAATTCACCAGACCAAACCCCTCCGGCGGTGTCGGGAGATGAACGCGCTGAATGCGACCAGCGGAACGAATGATCCCGGTCGTCAGAGAATAGATGACGAAGGGAACGATATCGAATGGATTAGGCTCGCTGCTAGGCGCGCTAGCGTAATCATCCGAAACGGCTTCCGAGGACGACTGATCTTCTGAGAAATCCTCTACTTCGCTCAACGTTTCATCTCCATCAAAACAATTGAGATTGTATTCTGAACGTTGTCGTTAACACTCGTAGAAAGAGTTGCCACAACGGTGACGGTCTGGTGTGGGTTGTACATATTTCGATTCAGAACAATGTAGCCGCTGTAAGTAATCGTGCCCTCGATCGAGCCGGTTCCTGCTTTTCCGCCGACGGAGCCACTGGCGAACCAGTTGCCATTCACGGTCACAGTTAGCTGCGCGGAATTGTCACCGCTCGTGCCGTTCTTGAAGGTGGAGACCTCGGCCGTTACCTGAAGCAGAGCGTCACCCTGGCCGCTATCATCAAAGGTATGCTGCAGTGTCTGCTGCCCGGTGCCGTTGACGCCGGCAACGCTGGTGACAGAGTTGTACTGCATGTTCTTGGTCTGAAGAGTATTGGAGACGATATGGTTTGCCGTAATCGTGTCGGCCTTGATCTTGTCGGACGTGACTGCATTTGCCGAAATACTGTTTGCGACGACTGCGCCTGCAGCGATCTTGTCGGAAGTGATCGCGCCGGACTTAATCTTGTCACCGGTCACGGAGACGGCGGCCAGCTTCGGCGCAGTGATCGACTCGTCGGTGATCTTCACGCCCTTGATTGAGCCATCGGCATAATCGTCAGCAACGAGCTTATCGGTGGTGCCATTCACCGATGCGGTGAAGTCGCTGTAGTTGCCCGTCACGTCGATTGCACGGGCCCAGACGTAGTATTTGGTCTTGGACTTGAGCCCGCTGACGATACCTTCCTCGCCGAAGAAGGCGCCGGAGTACATGGCAGTGCCGATGTCGTTGGTCGTGTTGTACCAGAGCTCGACGTTCTCCAGATCCGGATCGGGAGGGTTCGTCCAGGTAAGGTCCAGCAGTCCGTAACCTGTATCCACGACCTTGAGGTTCGTGGGCGCGGTCGGAGGCGAAGCGTCCGACGAAAGGTTCAAGACAATGACCTGCAGCGGAGCCGAGACCGTCAGCTCGGCGACGTTCTTGCTGAAGACGTCATAGCCGGCGATCCGCACCCAGTAGGGCACGTTGTCGGAAGTCGGGATCGTGATCGCGGTGTTGCTGCCGTCGTAATAGGGCGCCGTGTTGAGCGGGTCGATATCCTTCTGAAGCGACCACCAGACCATCGTGCCGGCGAAGTCCGTTTCCGAGGCCGGAGCGCTCCAGCTAATGAACGCCGCCCCGTTACGAGCCTGGACCGTCGGCACCATCGCGCTCGGCGGCGGGTTGTAAGCGTCGATGCTCTCCGTCTCGGAGCTGCGATCCATCACGTCCCAGATCGTGACGGAGAACGTCAGCTTGCGGCTGGCGCCCCGCGCATAGACCTCGTTGTCCTTGAGATTGGAATCCAGGCTGTAGGTGTAGTTGTCCGTCGTGATGGTCTCGGTGCGCAGGATATCGCCTGTCAGCGTGTCCTTCACCGTCACGACGTTGTTCTTGAAGAAGGGGTTGTTGGCGCCCGTGTTCTTCGGGAAGTTATTGGTCCAGGTGAACGTCACGTCGCGGCCGGAGAAGACACCTGCTCCGGCAGAGTTCTTGATCGCCAGGTTCGTCACCCAAGGGTTGTCGGTTCCCGCCCAGCCGTGTGCGGTGTAGCTGAGCGACGCCTCCTTGGAAACGATGCCGGCAACGCTGGTCGCGGAGACGTAGAAGACGTAGTCGCCATCGACCACGTCATCGATGTCGATCGACGTATCCTTCGTCGAACCGTAATCGACAGCTCCGCCAGGCGTGGTGGCGCGAACATTGTAGCTGACCGAGGCGAAATCCGGCGTCGGGGTCCAGGACAGCGTGATGCGCGAGCGCGGCGTGCCGTTGTTGTAATACTGGTTCTCGACGATGGTCAGGTTCGTCGGCGGCTTGATCGTCGTCTTCGGCCGTGTGTAGGTGACGTCCGGCAGATTAAGGCCGTACTCCACACGCGCGTACTTCGTCGGATCGTGGAAGAGCGCGGTGATCTTGAACGTGTGCTTTTCGTCTTCGGCGACCGACAGCACACGGTATTCGCGCGGATGCACATCGGTGCCGCTGATCACGTACATTGCATTCGGCCGCGGGAGCTCAGCGAAAGCCGGGTTCACGGTCACCTTGTTGCCGTCGAAGCCCGTGATGTTGCGCGCCTCGACGTCGCCGCTCGGCAGGGTGAGCATGAGCTGGTAGGTCTGACCGGAGGCCGGGGTAAAGCTGTCGCTATCCAGGACAATGGTCTTGCGAGCCGTTCCCTCCGTACCCACGATGCGGCCGCCGGCACGAACCTGCGCCTTGCGCGGATCGGCGACCGCAATGATGTTGCCGGGCTTCAGTCGCGCATGATCCCAGGAGGCCGTATATTCGACCGTCTCGGTCTCGTGCTGCTCGACATCGAGGATCCACTTACCAAAGCGGTGAGCCTGTCCGCGGGACGTGCAGCCGTAGGCAGTGACCTGCGTCTCACGCCAACCGAAGCGCTGGAGCATCGCGTCGTTGATGACGGGCTCGAGTGTCTGCCTGTAGAAGTCCTCAGGATCGTTCCAGGCGACAACGGCAACCGAGTGCCGCGCCTTCATGGCGGTGCCGCTATACTCGAACTGGCCGTTGATGACGTTCGCCGGCGAGACGAGCTGCACCGGATCAGAAGGCATGTCCGCAACGGCGAAGACCTGACCGAGCGACCAGTAGGCCATGCCGCGGAACGCGGAGACGATATTCTGCAGGACGGTGTACGCCTCGTCCCGCGTGTTGATCACACCATTGTAGACGAAGCGGGGCTCGTACATCGCCTCGCCGCTGGAGCTGTTGTAGCCCGACGGCACCTGCTCGTCGCAATACTGCGCGATCTGGTAAAGACCCCACTTGTCGATCTTGGCGGCGTCGATGAACTCGCCAAGGCCATAGCGATCGTTGGTGATGAGATCGTAGAAGATCCAGGCGGGGTTGTTCGTGTACCGCTTGCGGAAGGTGCCATCCCAGACGCCGGTATAGGCTCGCGTATCCGGATCGTAGTTCGACGGCACCGCGATCTTCAGCCCCTTCACATGGAAGGAGCGCGCAGGAAGGTTGCTGCCGAACTGCTCGGAATCGACATCGATGTAGACGAAGGCCGTGTTCGGGTAGGTGAACCGACCCTTTGTCAGGACGACATAGCTGTCGAAATAGAGCTCGTTCTGGAGCGTGTCCTTATCCGCGTCGGGCGTGATACGGCGCACGCGGATGTCCCAGGGACAACCGCCGCGAGGCAGGTTGATCACATGCGCCTGATAGAAGGGCGACGTGCATTTCTGATGGTAGATGAGGACGTGTGCGGCTTCGGACCAATCGCCATTTATGGGGCGGACGTCGATGTAATACTCGAGACTCGTCGTGGTGATGTTGCCGTCGTCGTCAGTCTTCACCAGCGCCGGGATCTGGGTAATGACGCGGACGGAGTCGGCGTTCTGCTCGTTGATGGTGCGCAGGATCGGGCCCTGGGCCTCATAGACCCGCGTGCCCACGTCCACAGGCGTCTCCACCTGCGTCGTGCCATTGACGTACTCCTGGTCAGGCAGCCCGGTACGCTGTTCCCAGGTCACACCCTTGAAGTTGAGGTCGCCATCCTCGTTCTCGACTGGCGTCTGATCGAAGAAGATCGACTTGGCGCCGTTCACGAGACCCACGATTTCGCCTTCGCCCAGAAGCTCGACCATGCTGGCGGTCGTCTTGGAGCGCAGCGTGTTGGAGGCTTCCGACGTCGAACCGCTGCTTGCGCCCTTGCTGCTGCCCTTTGAACCGAGAATGGGCGACGGAACCGGGGTGAAAGGCGGCTGAAAAAGACTAGCGAGACTCACGAGCCCGGCCCCCATGCTGTATTGCCTGATCCGGCCGTGCCACCGGCATCACCACCGGCGCCAGAAGAGCCGGATGAGCCGCCATTGCCTCCCGTGCTGACCCCAGTGCCAGAGGAGCCCGAAGAGGAACCCGAAGAGGAAGCGTTCCAGGCGGAGTTGCCGCTGGTGCTGCCTGAGCTGTTGCCGGCTTCTGTCCAGGCGCCGATGTTCTCGATGTCGAGGCCGCCAGAGATCAACTGGCTGCCGGTGATCACCTCGCCGTAGATCAGCGGGACCGAATTGCCCTGTTCGTAGGAGTTGCCCGGGCCATTCACCGTGAAGCTGGTGTCGCTGTCGCTCTTCTTGGACTTGTTCTTGGAGGTCAACATCGACGAGACGCCGGCGAGCGACAGAGCGACACCAACCATCGCCATGTTGCCGTAGGTCAGGCCGGTGGAGCCGATCGCCGCGGAGAGGCCGCCGGCAGCAGGCGCAAAGAAGATCGCCGCGCCCACAAGGGCCACGCCGAGGATCGCCTTCATGACGCCGCCGCTCTTGGACCCCTTGAGGACGGGCACAATGTGCAGATCGGCCTTACCCAGGCGGAACTCGTTCACGTCCCCGAGCTCGAGGTGCATTCCGCTCTTGCGAGCGCCGCGCACGACTTCGTAGGCGCCCTTCTCCAGTTCCTGCGCAAAGCCCTTGAGACAGACGTTGAGCGCGCGGATCGCCTCGCCGGCGGTCGCGACCTCAAGTTTGAAAGGACCGCCGAACTTCTTCTTCAGGCGGCCGTAGAGGACGACCTCACGCATTCTGACCCTCGTAGCGAACCCAGATTTCGGCGTGCCGAGCCCAGATGCCGACGGGTTCGCGGCGAGACAGCCGGGTCGGCAGATGATGAAGAAGGAGATCGTTAGAGAGGAGGATGCCGGCGTGGTTCAGCTTCTCGGAGCGAATACCCATCAGGAAGCAGTCGCCCGGGCGAACCTCGGAGAGCGGCACCGGCGTGAAGCCGAACTTCGCGAAATGATCGGCGTAGAGATCCTGATCGCCGCTCCACCAACCATCGCTGCGGGCGACTTCAGGCAGCTCAATGGGATCGAAGGGCCAATCCTCGATACCCTGCTCAGAGAGCCTCTCCTTGCCCAGACGGAAGGTGTCGCGGACGAGCGAGTAGCAATCGTGGATGCCATGCGTGAACTCGCGGCCGATCACCGGCGCGATCGGCAGGCTGTCGCCCCAGACGATCGGCGGGCTTGTGCGTTCGCCGTCTGTGACGATGATGCCCCAGGGCAGATCCATATCGATCTGGGACTGCATGTCCCGTTCAGAGGGGTAGAAGGGGCCGCCGGGATGCGAATGCAGCACGGCCTGCAGAGCGCCGGTGTCGAGCGCATCCTTGTAGACCCGGCTTGCAATCTCGAAATCCTGCTCGGGCGCCGTCGCGTAGTTGAAGCAGGGCTGGTAGACCCCGCCCACGACCAGACCGCACGACTCCTTCGGATATTCGGCACGCGCGTGCGCCTGCGCCGCCTCGATGACGGAGGGACTGAGAAACTCGCTCATGACGTGCGTACCCGCGCGACACCGGGGAAGCCTCCGAACGGAAGCGCTGCGTCCTCGCCGAAGCGGCGCTTGCAGCCGGAGATCTTGCGGCTGCACGCATCCTTGGTCTTGTCAGTCGTGACCTGGTCGAGAGCGTCGTAGTAGACGCTCTGCGCGTAGGGGCACTGAGCATGGCTGTAGTCGAAGGACTGGGTCTTGGTGTTGTAGCTGCGATAGCGCCACAGGCAGGTATCGCGGATGACCTGGCGCCCGGGCAGCTCCTTGCCTTCCTGGTCGATGGAAGCTGACAGCTCCCACTCGATATAGACCGGGTTCTCGGAGATCTTGCGTTCGACGCGGAAGATGTCGGGGCCATAATAGGCCGTCGGATCAGCCTCCTCCTGACCGTCGAGAAAACGGCGGAAGGTGCGCACGCGCTTGACGGTGCAACCCAGCATGTCGCCGTAGGTGTTGACGATGCTCTGGAAGACGCCGTTGGAGTTGGCGACCTTCATGTGCGGCGTGGGCAGCGAGCCTTGCGCGTTCGTCTCGAAGTCGGTGAACTCGACGTCCACGGGCGTGTAATAGAGCCCGCCGAACGTCACCCCCTTCGCGTCTTCTGCCGCCTGGCAGAAGTAGTAGATCTGGCCGCCGAGATCGGTCGCATCGAGCGAGAACAGCGCAATGCGCTCGCCCGGGGCTGGTGTTTGAGCAACGGAGAGAAGATCGGACATAGGAGCCTTGAGTTGAGGCTTCTATGGTAAGTCAATACTGACTTATGTTTCAAGCGAAAAGGA